AGACCAAATAGTATGGGAATTGAACCCATCTCGATTCTATTACAAGTAGAACTGAAGCACCAGCTTCCACTATTATATTGCCATCACATCACTCAGCGCATTGACCAGGACTCGAACCTGATTGGTTGCCATACAATGCTTTAGATATTATTTGTTATCAATAGGATGACCGCAAGACTGACAGTTCATATGTCGATAATCAATTTGAGGAATAGAAATTAGTAACATTAGCACACCGCCGAATGTTCCCAGCCATCATAATCTTCTGGTCAAACACTAAGAACATCAGAAACAAATTCTCTGTCTAGATCACCAAACTTCTCTTCAAAAGAAGCTGGCGTGTAAGTTTGACTCAAAGGAGATACTTGGGCATGAAAGGGGATTCCATATTTTTCTGAAATCTTTACAGCCTCTTTGATTGCCTTCTCTGCAATTTCTAATTGAATTCCAACTTCATCATCAAACTTATCAGCTAGAGCTTTGAACTCGTCTTCAAGTTTCAGTTCTTCCTCAGTCTTGTCGTCATCCATAATATACTCCTATAGTTGTTTTGCTTTGGCTAGGTACCAGCCACGAGCTTTATCACTCAGCGGTTTCTGGACTTGCTTCCAATCCAGATTGCTAGCTGCCATTTCGTCTTGGGTTTCTTTTTGAACATCACCAAGAACCCAGGCTACGAATTTACCAGTCAGCTTCATATCAACACCGCCGACCGCCGTAGCGCCTTGGTCTAGACGAGCCTCAGTCAATACCATCGAAACGAAGGCATCAATGCTGGCAGCGGATGCTGCGTCAACCTGAGCCGGTTTAGCAGTAGCAATGTTCTTATGCTTCTCACCTTTAGCTTTGAAGACTAGATTGGCGAAATTGGTATAACCAAGATGCTCTTGGGTAGTCGGGTAAAAGACTAGACCTTCACCAGTGCCTTTGATGCCGAAAATAGCTTCCACCCAGGGATCGTTTTCTTCAACCGCACTTACCCAACTATTGATGTTATCCACATCCTTAGTCAAAGTCTCGCTAGAAGCTGACCATTCCATATCCAAACCTTCATTGTACCAGGGTAGAATGTAGGTGTCAGGAATGCCGCCTACGATATGCTTTAGGTCGCCTGGCTCAATGACCAGGGATTCAGGATTCTCCATGGAACGAACGGCAAAGACCGCAAAGCACTTCTTGGGAAGTGTAGAGACCGCAACACCTTTTTGAATGCCGGGACCGATCCATTCGCCATAGACGATATGGTTGTTCTTAAGATTCCACTTATCTTTGTTCTCTTCAACCCACCTGGCGAAGCCCGCATTGTCGTTACCAACTGACAGTTCAGCGGTACGACTTTGGGCAATCACCCTACCATCTTGATGACATTGGATGGCAGCGTTGGTACCATGGAGTTTTACTTTTGGTCGATAGTGTACCAGGCTCTTACCATTTAGAATCTCTGGATGAGCGGAAGTAAACTTGCGTATATTGTGAAAACTTTCAATCTCTGTCCAAGCTACAAATGCCATTATCTTCCTCTTGATTTAGTACTCAGTCGTGATCTAAATTTTTTCTTCTTTTGTTCCTGAGGAAACTTATAGAAGAATAGATAGATCATTAGACAGATATCAAAGATACAAATTATAATATCTACGATACTGAGTATGATATCTAACTTATCCATTAGCAGTAGCTACTAGAAGTAGACCAGCCAGCAGAATTGATTTCGGTTTCCAAATCGGAAACATCAATCATCTCTAGCTTTTGAGCCAGATAACAATCACCTTCATCACGTAGCCATTGACTATTGAAAAGAGCAGGTAAGTTAGCTTCTTCGCGGAGCCGATTAACTTCCCTCAAAGCCTTGGTTGCTTCCCTGATCTTGCGATTAATCTGAGAGGCGGTATCACCAAACTCAGCTTCCAAGTCTTTGTAAAGGTTAACATCGTTGACGTTGACCTTCCCAAGTCCGCCCTCTTCCCATTCAATCGCAATGATCTCGGGACCATCTTTAAGTTGATTGCCAATCACGACACCAACATTACCATCCTCATCTTGGATCTTGGTGTTGATTTCCATTTCAATAGCTTTCATGATATCTCCTTTAGCAATGCAACGAAGATGTAGACCAACCGGCAGCATCCATTGCTCGAAGCAAAGGACCAACAGCCTCATACATTTCGTGCAGGTCTTGACCTCCAGCTTCAGCCATCTTAACAGCTTCAGTCAGCTTGTTAGCGGCTTCCTGAACCCTTTCACGACATGCGGTTTGTAGCTTTGAGAACTCTTCAGATAGGCGATCGTATTCAGCCTTCGCATCAGCCTCCAACATCAAAGCCGAAGTTTTGACTTTGTTGACCGTATCGCCCGCCCAACGCTTATCCCATTTAACAACTACCACATTAGGATCATCAGTCTGAGCAATTACTTTGCCAACAGGCGGAGGATTTTCATACCTGGCATTGGTCTTGCTAACCTTTTCCGAGACACGAGTTCCGATGCTAAACATTTTGTTTTCCTTTATTGTTGAGAATTTATCCACTGTTAATTTTTTGTCAAGACTAGTATTTGGAGCCAGTGAAGGGTTTGACCAAACCAGACTGAACGTCCTTCTGAAATTTGTCCCAGTAACCCTCTGGATACAATTTAAGAATTTCCAAAGCGTTCTCATAGGCAAACTCTCGGAACCAACCGGAAGTAATGCTAGAACATACCTTGGAAAGTGCAAATATAATCTTTCTAAAAAAGAATATCTCAATCAGAAACGACAAGAGCGTCGTCAATCAAGATATCTTTATTTATTGAATTATTTATCAAATCATGGGTGCGTGGATTGCGGAGAAACCGATCCTATCGTATTAGATTTTGACCATGTATCAGGTGACAAAATTGACGCTCTTAGTCATATGGCACATGCTGTTAGACCAATGGATGTTATCCAACAAGAGATTGAAAAATGTCAGATTAGATGTTCAAACTGCCATAGAAGAAAAACTGCCAAGGAGCAGAATTGGTACTACTATGTAGATTTTTCTAATATGACACTGAAGACTTCGTAAAGGGTTTTACTAGACCTTTCTTGATATCTTCCTGGAATTTTTCCCAGTATCCAATAGGATATAGCTTCAAGATATCAAGAGCGTTTTCGTATGCGAAAGCTCTAAACCAACCACTGGTAATAGAGCTGCACACTTTACTCAAGGCAAACTTCCAGGCGTATTCTGGAGTCCATACATTGGGGTGTGGTACGAGAGAACGCTCAATGGCAAGAACGGCAGCCTCTTCGATAACACCATTCATTCGCACTTCCTTGGGAAGAGCAAAGAATTTGTTCTTGTCGCACTGAACCTGCTCGCCATCCTTCATGTAATAGGTGTAAGCTGGTCGCTCACCACGAGCAACGGATTCATGAATAGTATCATGGTCATACACGTACTGAATAGCGTCGTCAGCAAAGAACCCATCCTTGGATTGATTCAGTTTGGGGTGAGAATAGTTGTAGGTCTCTTTCTCACGGAGCTTGAAGAAGGCTTGGTACTCCGGGCGAATCTCACAACCCACATGTTTCAACACATGGTAGTCAAGTAGAGTCTTCCAGAAGTGTGGGCTGTTCTTCAAGTACTTATGTGAAGCCTTGATGGTGAACAGCATGTCCAGCGAGGGAACATCACCGAAAGGAGTCTCGATAGATTCCGGATCACCTTCTACGATATCCAAAAGCATTTCCGTGCTGGTACCAGGAACATTGATTTCGAATTCGCAGTTGGTAGAACCTTCCACGATCATCTTGTTCTTGACAGCATACACCTTGGTCGGATTGACCTTGGCGGAATTCTTTTCCATCCAAGTATCAAACTCTTCCTTCGTGCAAACGAAGTCAAAGTCCTTAGGTTGACGCATCAAAAGCTTGGGCGCGCGAAGTGCCAAAGCACGAGAGCCAATGAGAATCATTTTCTAGATTTTTCTTTCTTAGCATGGTGTTCCCGAAGGAGACCACCCCTCATCATCATAATCGTATGCGCCATTGCGATAGCCTAGATTGCACTCATAGGTAGAGCTATTCCAGCCTTCATCTCTAACGCCCCGTCTTTTGGATTAATAGCTGAATCAAAGCGTCCACATCTACTGGAGACAGCTCACCTCGCGACTCCTTGTCGCGAATCTGTTGGTAAGTTTCTTGCATCAGCTTTTCAAATTCAGCATTCAAATCCATTTTGAATTCCTTATTCAACCACACCAATTAGAACGACGCCAAGCTTCATCGGGCATTGGACCAAGATGGTCCTTCATGCCTAGGCGTTCTTCCAACATTTTCTGAAGCTTCTCAGCTTCCTCCTTACTATGCTTACGTTCCCTGTAATCATAGCGTAAGTTTTCAAAAACTGACTGCATCAGCTTTTAAAACTCCCATTCTAAATCATCCATTAATGCTTCCCTCTACACCAACAGGCGCAATGTGCAATGCACAATGCACAGTTTACGAGAGCAAACTTCATCCGGTTGCCAATTGCAATTGTCACCGTCAATTTCGTTTGCCCTGCAATAAATAGATTTTTTTTGCTTGAGGCTTCTTATCTCTCAGAGAGAGAGAGAGAGAGAGCTAGCAATAAGCCGCCCACAATACCAATACAAATAGCTGTAATCATATTAACACCAAAGAGAAGAGCTGCTCCAACCACCATGTTCGATGGTTGATTCTAGCTCCTTTACATCAATGAGTTTCAATCGATGCAAATCGTAATGACTAACCTTAGATTTATTTTCTAGATTGTGAAGCTCTTGTAATGCATGAAAGGCTACTTGAAAGGCGTCTTTGGCAGCATCTATTTTGGATTGATACTCTACAGCAGTCTTCTTAATCTCTTCTAGATCGTAGAGGTGAAGCTCCTTAATATCAAAACTATCTGCCGCCCCGGAGGAGTCATTTGCAGGTTTGACTTGTACCAAACCATCCGCATCGGGCTGGGTAGTTACAATGTAACGATACTCGATACCATCACAAGTGAAAACCTCAGCGCCAACAACACAATCTTTTGCTTTCATGATTCCTCAGTAGCAGTTAGAAGAAGACCAGCCAACGTCCATGGCAATCTCCTTCAATAGGCTAGTGTCAAGGTCGTAGTCGTAAGACAGGTTGCGAATAGTCGTGCCGCGCTTTTCAGCTATGTCCCTAGCTTCTGATAGAAGCTCTGTAGCTTGTTCAAGCTTTGCTTTAATCTGTTCAAAGTCCTTCTCAAAGGACTCATCATAGGCTTCTAGACAATCGAATGCTACCCTATCTAGCTCGCCATCTTCCCATTCGACAGCAATCATATCCGGTTCGGAAACGCTACGACCAATTACCGTAGCCTTACGAGGGGGATCCCAATCGGCATGACGGGCGATTACTTTCATACCAGCTTCAAAGTCTTCAGCTTCCATTTTATTCTCTTTATTGAGTTACTTGTTGTCTCATCCTGGCATAGCGGGCAAATGCTTCTGCCGCAACTACCTTAGCCCCCTCACATAGGAAGCAATTAACATGAGTTACTGTATATCCAGTAGCCGTTTCTAAACGGTTCTCAAAGTGTCCCGCGCCCGCACATGCAGGACAAGTATTCTTGGTAACATCATCATTACCAGCCAAGTCTTCGAGCACTTCCATATCTGAAATATACTCCTGAACAAGCTCAAGTGCCTCTGGACTGAGAGTTACTTCTTTTGCTTTTACGTAAGTTTGAGAAGCATCTTTTTCTAATTCTACCGAATAGAATGTTACTTGATCATTCTCAATACAGTGTGCTACAACTTTTCCAAATCCTCTAGGTGTGTTTACCCTAGTGCCTTTATGAAACATTGCTCTTTACCTTTCCAATTAAATCCTAACTGCGAATATTGAGGATGTAATTATAGGCACGAACATTTCGTTAGGCAAGGGGTACCATTTAGAAAAAATGATTCCCCTATCGGAAGGTTGGATTAGGCATCCGCAGGAGGATGTTGAAGAACATCTACCGCAGCCATCACCATATGGCTACAATTTTCTTCTTGGTCAATCAGCCAGTAATAGGCTGCCAGAACGAACAGAGCCGTGATGTGTTCATTATGAGAACGAATCATTTCTTTTCCCTTTGGGCAAGAAGAATTTCCCAAGTTTCCGGATCCAAATCAGGAAGAATCTTTCGGAAGCGTTCAATATCTTCCTCACGTTCCAATGACTTGTGGTCCAGGTTCCTGTGCCGCCAGATACGCAATTCTTCCAGAAGCCTATCTCGAATGAGATTCGTTTCGATTAGAAGCGATTCGGCATCCGTCAAGGCTTTCTTAGCTTGAGAAACCTTGCTACGAATGCCCTTCTGCTCACGTTCTACTTCTGCAATCTTGAGAAGCAACGCCTCCTCTTGGAGGCGTTGCGCTTCGGTCAACATGCGAATCTCGTTTGTGAAATTGTTTACAGACCCAAGTGAATGCGATCGTTCACATTCATCTTGAGGATTGACTTCTGAGCTTCGGGGCTGAGACCATTCCAAATCTCGACACCCTTCTCCGAAGAGCTGATCTCTCGTACGATCTCCCATCCGCGCCCACACTCGACTTCGATCCACTTGTTGGTCTCTTCATCGCGAACCCATTTCGTGTAAATGCGGTCTCGGCGTTCGACCACGATCTTGTGGCACTTGTCACCCAGATTTGTCATACGACCAGTAACTTGACATTGAAACATTTGATTTCTCCTTTACCTCTTTTGAGGCATGTGTTTTTCACAAGAACATTTGGGCATCCAAAACCTTACTGTAACAATCACGCAGACAGCCATGACCAGTAAGGATTTGAATTCAACCCTATAGCCTTCACCAACAATCAGGTTGTTGATTGTCCATAAACATGCAAGCGTGATTACACACTTGATGGTATATGGAATAACCCAATTGGTAATGAAGAATTTAAACATGACCTACCCTATCACGAATCAGATTCGTCGTCAGCCTGCGTGCGCCGACGATGTTCCGCCTTCGTGTGCTTGTTGCGATCTTCCTTCTTCTCTCGTGCCTTGAGCGCGGGATTGAAAGGAATCAGATGCTTCCATTCGTCCATGATGTAGCTGTCGCGACCAAAGTCAACGACAACTTCATTCTCGGAATTGCCCACACGCGCATAGACAACGCCCTTTGCGCCCGCGAGATCCTCCGCGAACTTTGCGCCAACGTACGAAACTTCATCATCCTTCATGAAACGAGCCATGTATTTATTCCTTATTCTTGATTACTTGTGGACGCCACAAAACCTTGAGATGTTTACGGCATCTCAAACATTCCAAATTGCCACCGCCCCAATCGTGAAATTCATGAGGCTGATGACCTACAATCCAACACCAAGGACGGAGATTTAATTTAGTGATAGTCAGACTAACAATCATTCACAGGTCATCTGATGCTATCGAGTTGTTGGTTCCTGCTCCGGTTAACGGTGATTGAACCTTTTGCGTCGATTCTAAGTGCCGATCCGCTACACCTGTGTGTCTATCTATTTAATATAAAAGTCATAACCAACCTACCACACCGAGAGAGGGTTAAGCCTAGCTGTTTCATTTTCACTCATTATCCCGCTAAGCGAACAATGATATGACACGTTTTATCTTTTAACGGACAAACGTGTAAAACTTTTTACTTCTTGGACTTGTGCTTGGCAGCCTTGGTAGCAGCACGCTCCAAAGCAACACGCGCAACATTCGTCTCGCTGCGCTTTTGATTCAAGCTTCCGTGCTTGTGCGCAAGCCAATCCTTGGCAACCTGCTCGCCTTCGGCGGCAAGCTTGGTTGCAAAGACCTTGAGCGAAGGCGCTCCCTTGGAAGGCTTCCAGGTCTTGCGATGAGGATGAGCATCGTTGCTCGTATCTTCACGCGTGAAATGTGCTTGATGCCAACGCTGCTTGATCGTAAGCTGCGTTGTGGCAGTACCGACTTCACCACGCGGTCCACGCGCAGCCTCTTGCGGCACTTCCTCTTGAGTCTCTTTCATGTCTTCCATATCTCTGTTCCTTTGGCACTCGCTATTGCGATTCAGGGATTGTTGATGCGGCAGAGCAGACTTACCGTATCGATTGTCAATTTCCTCGTCTGTAGGTTTCCCCTATTCATTGGGGATTCGCCCATGCACGGGAGCTAGTTCTGCGGGGAGAAAAGAGTACATTCTTTTTCCTTGCGTCGGCTTTTCACCGCGAGTGTTTATTAATTTCCCCCAATACCTGTATCCACACAACTCGTTCTATTGGGTAATTCTTCAAACCTGTTTTATAGACTCCGGTGCCTAAATTACTTAGCATGCCAGCACCATCTATGTCTCAGGCAAGAAGAAGATTTTTAGAATCTAAGCATGACCAAGTAACTGTCAAGCTCAGTTCAGATTTTTATTATCCAATGGCTCGAAGCCCATCATGGCACGGATGTAAGCTTCCTCCGTCCACCCACATGCATTGATGAAATCTGCAATGAATTCGCAGTGTTGGCTGATGGAATCGTCATCATCAGGATCGATCTTCTTATCGTAAAGAAGATCAACTTGTTTGGATACATACTCGTACGGAAGTTTCGGCAGGTTCAATTTGAACTCTCCTTGTAGTTCAGTAGTTCATCCCATGTCCAACCACAGGCTTGCATATATGCTTCAATTGTAGCAGCGCATTCTTCTGCCTGCTCTATGTTCTCTAGCTTACCACCAAAGAGCAATTGGTCAAGACCCAGAACCATTTGGCTGTAAGATAAACGTTTCATTTTTGGCACGGAGGAAAACGGCGGGCATCGCACCACCAAATCTCACAAAAGGAATACATATCCCTACATGTGAGGTGATCAGATGAATCATCAGTGTGACTCATCATAACTGTTTGTTTTCGATGACTCATATCATCGTCGTGATCTAAACCAATAGCATGACTAATCTCATGCAAAACGGCTTGGGCAAAGTCTCTTTTAGAAACATCTGTAGCTTCAAAAAGAACATTGTCTTCACCACGATAGTTAGCTCGACCAATCACCTCATGACCATATACCTTTTCCAACTCTTTTCGAGTTGAAGGGAAAATGGCGATGAGGGCTTGTGAATGGTCCTCTTGGTTGGCGACTTCACGAAAGGTTACAGTATCGTTAGTAGCAGCTTCCCATTCTACCAAAGCAGAGTGGATAGCTTTCTTTTGCTCGTCAGTGAATCCAGTTGGACTAACGTATACGTTGTACTGATGAGTTGGGCTAAGCATTCGAGGTGGAACGCAGCCAGTTAGTACAACGAAGCCAAGCATTTTGAAATTCATACTACAACCGTCTTGGTTACAAGACGCCTACTTTCGATCCTCGAAATCTTTTTGAGCATCTTCTAGCTTGGAGAAGTAATGTCCCCAATAGAATTCAGCATGAGTCCATTCGAAAATACCAGGCTCAATTTCTTGAACCTTTAGATTCTCACGATGGACAACGTAATGGTTGTGCAGGTTTTCTGGAATGTGACGAATCACAATGCGAGCAGGCATCATGCCCTCATCCACTTTGATGGAACCAGACTGAATGATATCAGACTCGTTGACAATCTTCATCTTCATGATCTATCCCTTTCTTTCCAGAATCATACTGGTCGTTGCGCTGTTGGCTTCATTGAGAACAACCAGCTGCAAGTCACGTGTATCGACTTCAGGATGCTTCTTCATGATCTCTTCCAGAGCATTGAAGACCTCATCGCCGATATCAAACCCTTCACGAGTATAACAAGCTTTATCATCGAACAATCGTTTCATGCTCTTTCGTTCCGTTCCTTATACTCTATGGTTCTAGCCGTTGGGCGATGGGCGCCGTTCAGCCACACTGTAATTGTTACTGCAACATAGCAATAACTTTTTCTATGTGCTCGTCCTGCAAACCGTCATTGAACTTGGTTGCCACCAATCATTTGACCCAACCGAAGATGGGGGTGCTGAACCCAAATGCTATACAGCTTCTCTACCATCATTCGTTTTTGTTTGAGACCCAAGGCATGTCCCCATTTAGCTCCATTCCACCAAGCTTTACCAGTTGCTTCGCGTTGCTCATACCAGGCATCATTAGCCAGTCGAGCCTTTTCTTCTGCTGCCTTAGCCTTCATAGTAATATGATTAAGGTCAGTTTCCAACTCTCTGTTTCTTTCACTCAGAGCTTGAACGAGTTTCTCCAGTTCCACTACTCGTGGTGAACAGACGGAGCAAGCACATCGAACTAACTGGCTTGTATGTTTAAACTCATCCATTGTTATCCCTCACCAATACTTGGCAATGAAATGCCATGCCACGCAAATGGCTGCGATAGTTGCAGCCAAAGACAATAGCATTGTCACAATCCACACTACTAGGAAACCACTAACAAAAGTGGCTCCTGAATTGAAACGCGCTTTCATTTCAGCGGCGACCGAGAATCGTGGCTACGATGGCAACCAGAAGGAACAGGAGGAGGATCGAAAGACCAATGCCCGCACTGATCCAAAGCGGCGAAAGAACCCAAAGCCAGCTCCAAGTGATCACATGACCCAGCTTGAGACCGATGAAGAGAAGTGTGAGCAGCCCGGCAAATCCAACACCACTCGACGAAGACGACGATGAACTATCACTCATGATACTTATTCCTTTTTGTTTTGTTTATGCAGATTCTGCCAGATGATTTTCTGGCGAAAAATTCTTCTTCATAACCATCTAGATGAGGTCGGTCTGTCAACCATTCTTCATGGAAGTATTCCGACCTAACATTCAATTCTTGTTCCCACCTGTAACGCTCCTTCAGATGAACCGAAATCTAATTCTTCAAAACCAGAATCGGTTAATTTATTGATGAAGCGGGTGTACTTCCTATCCGGGTTATAAACCCGTTCCTTCGGCATGGAGTCCAAAAGATCTTGTGCCGAACCCATCTTCACGTGCTTCATTTTCATTTCTCCTGGCTTTACGCCAATTGATTGTTTCGTTTCACTCGTAATGCGGGCGAGGAGTTGACTCGCCCGGATGCTCTTCAACGCAGATACTCAACTCGGCACCACCTAGTACCGAATAGATATTACCTTCCTGCACTTCACCGAAGATGTTTTGCAGGTGCTTTTTGAATTGATCAACTTGCTTCTCGTCGGGAACCAATTGGAATCCCCACTTGCAAGCTTTGATTGGATTGCCGTCGTCATCCTTAGCGCCTTCTTTGGCGCGGTTACAGGTCCAACAGGATGAGTCGTGATGTTCGTGCGAAGTGGCTTGAACCGGAATGCTGGCAAGAGGTTCACTATGATTGAACCACCATCCACCTTCTTCGGGTCCACCATAGTGGCGAGTCACCTGATAAGCATTGACATACATCAATGTAGATGTGCCTGGGCGAACGTAATCCTCAGGAGGATAATCACATTCATGGCATGCGCCACAGCTATCTATCTCTTGGTCACATGTCATACATACTTGACTCATGATTATTCGTCCTTCATGTCTTTCATTCCATGATGATCAACGACTTCGCCTTGACGCTTGTCCATGTACCTGACGACTTCATCCAGAGAAACCGGACGATACTCGTGAGTAATTTCTTTGCAGTCCACTCCAACGTCAACGCTCTTTCCATGAGGAGGAAGCGAGCCGTGAGAATGTCCATACAAATGAATTGAATCGTGATGTGACTTGTTCCAAACACGCTGCCCGTAATGGAACAGAACGATGAACTTGCCTTCGACTTTCAATTCTTTATAGTTTTGAAACACGATTGGGTATACATCTGACAATTGCGTGTCCTGTTGCCGCACTTGTAATAGTGCAAAAGGCGAGCTAACTCTAGAAGAGTTTAGAAGTTGGGCACTTAGACTGGCGGAAAATCTAAGCTAACATTTTTACCCGAATACGTGTTTGAACATTTTGCATTGATAGCACAAGTATGTGCCATCACGCTTGTCTGCGTAAGCGTCTGGATTATACTCGGCGTGAGAGCCACGACAAGTAGCTCCAGGAGTTGTAGCTTGGAAAGGAGAATCATCTTCATCCTCTTCTTCCTCGACCTCTTCTACCTCCTCCTCGTCACACAATGCCACGAAGAAGTCGGGAGCCCAAGCAGTGGGAACACAACCTACAGTAGAGATTTGGTGTTCATTTACGTAGTAGAATTGAACATGTTCTGAATCGCAATTAATATTGCACGTGTTCCAGAACTCCAAAACTTTATCAAGCTGATTTAGAAGCACAAAATTATTCAGAGCTTGTGCGTCAGTTGCTTGATCCACATCGCTCATGTCCCATTCGTTTTCGATGATGGACATGATTTCCGTACTTGCTTGCGTGAGCGCTTCGTACTCTGTATTCCAAAGAGTAATCCTATTCTCGTCGTCATACGGATATGACATTGTGAGTACCCACACCATGATACTTCGTCCTTTCAATTACTAGGTTCATACCGTTGGGCGATGGGCTAGTTACAGCCACAACAGAATATTGCATGCAAAATCTGTGCCAACGATTTCAGAAAAAAGATAAATGGCTGTCCAGCCTGGACTCGAACCAGGGACCTGAGCTACTGAACAATACTTCAAAGGAAAATGCGGCGAAGATATTCGCGCGCAATTACGAATGGAATGAAAGGCAATGCAAAGACTGCTAGCCCACCATCACCACTATGATCGCTCTTGTGACCAGAAATTGCATACCACGCCCAAACAACAGCGCATAATGCTAACCACAAAAACAGTAAGGCTAGTGGGACACCCACCACCCAATAAATGACATGCATTTAGTTTTTCCAATTCTCCCAAAGTCTTAGAGCCCGTTCCTTATTCGGAGTACAACGCTCACGAACGTATACATCAAGAGGCTCTTTGAATGTGCGCCCGCATACAAGGCAGTCTGCACTAGACTGCATCCCTAAACGATTAGTGTTTTGATGGTGAGCCAATGCATGACCAAACCTATCAAACACAATCTTGGGATCGTATGGGGAACTCATGGCTTCTTGAGGAAGAGACGTAGTAGTTGATACACTAGACCAACCAGAAAGCCTGTAGCAAAAATTGCCCAGCTATATTTCCAACCAAACCCAGCCCAGCCCATGCAATGAATCCCACAACTAGCAGGATTGGTTGGAGTAGCCAGCAGATAGCAATAATGATATCGCTTTTCATTTCTCCAACTCTGCTTTCAGTTCGGTTGAGTCACTGCTTTCTAGAAGAGCAACGATCCACTGTGTAAGCACATGCTCTATGCCTTGACGAGGCATTCCGCTACGCTCCATATTCAGATGGAATTGAACTTGCTCCAAAATAGCTTTCTTGCCTTCGGGTCCGATTTTCATATTCGCTCCAAAAAATTGTCCGGGTTTGTTTTATGAGAGAAGGTGTCGTCTGTAAGCAGCTTGTCCGACAGACTACCCGGAACCCTGGTCAGCCACACATCCCTATGCCCTGACCATTTACTCTTGGATGCTTATGGTTGTTCTTAGATTTAGCCGCCCTTCATAGAGGGTAACCTAAGAGCCATTGGGGATTACATCTTGTTACTTTAGAAGTCCACGTACACCTGAACCCAAACCAGGTTTGGATTGCAAAGTGGATCCAGCTTGGTGACCTGTTCGCCACGCATCGGCATCAATGTTAGACTTGAAGCTAACTGATCTAGATGAAGGATACTTGTGCTTCATAAGAGCGGCTGCATCATCCGCATGTTTATCCACAATTGCCAAAGCACTTGAAGATGCTTGCGCACGAACTTCTTTCTTGGCGGCAGCTAGCGATTCACCAATCGCTTGCACTGCGCCGAGGTAGAAACTGTTGTGCCAATGCTTGCCTTCACCACGATTGAGATCGCGAGGAGCAAGTAGATTGGCAAGACGAACCAGCTCTACCGCGAAGTAGGCATACTGATATCGCACCGTAGCAATATCAGACGGACGACCAATGCAATAGAATCCAAGCTTGCGATCCGCATTGTATCTGAGAACACCCTCGCACGCATATGCTTGCGTCAAGTATGTTAGCATTACATTCTGCCAACGCGTTTGCCGTTGATTCCAATCGGTAACTGCAATGCCATCTTCGATGGTTACTTCATTGCTACCTTCGGTGATTTCCAATTCAGCTTCTGCCAGGCAGTGTTCCTGAATTAGCTTCTCAGCCAAACGCGCAGCCGTAGCCGCTTCGTTCAGATTGCTGGATGTAGAAAGGTTCCGTAGTTTACGAACCTTATCGATCACAGATTCTCGTTCCATTGTTTCCTCTTAGGGACAGCAGTATACGTGATTGGTTGAATCTACCAATGTACAAGGTGAACTCATACTTCCACCGAAATGACACTGATATGCAGAGTTTAGTCCGCTACAATCAGAGTCGAAGCCAGCAGCCTTGCCGCACGCGCAGACTTCTCCGTACACACAAGAACCATAATTGCAATTTCCGCAAGCAATGGTTCCTCCACACTGATCGCTTTGCGTATCGCAAAGCTCGTAGCCTTCCCAATTGCAGCTGCCCGTATGACCACACACCTGAGTGGTCAAGCAGGATTCACCGCTGCTGCAAGTGGTACCACATTGGGCGGGCGTTCCGCAATTGATATTGCCACCGCAGTTGTCGGAATGATTTCCACAATAGGGCAGACCACCATCCGCAGGATTGGTGCACGCTGCACTCTTGGTCAAAGGCACACACGAGTCTTGCCCGGATGAAGAATCCAAGGAAGAGTCATTGACTGGATTGATAGAAACATCTTGGCTCCCACCATCCAGCCCAACGCTTCCATCCACATCATTGCACTGACATGGATCGTATCCACTCTCATCCTTGGAACAAGTCTGAAAACTGCTGGTCCCATTGGGACACACGCATGAGAGTGCTTGTCCAGACGTGCACTTGATATTGGAGACAACAGAATCTCCAACGCAAGCAGCGATGGCGAGACCAGCCATCATACTCATGATTATGTAGCTATGACGGGTCATGGTTTCTCCTGAAAACAACTGCACTCAGTGGGTCGCCCACCACCATGGTAGCTCGTTCTAACACCGGATTCTGCGTGCAGGAACTTTTAGGTTAGGATTGACGTGGGCTAGATCCGGCGCTTCATCAGCAAGCTGATCGAATTGCCTGGGGATTGCCTCGTCGCCTTATTAGCCTAACCAAAAGAAATGCGGGCGCTAATACGGAGCAGCTATGCCGGAAAGGAGGACTTGTTGCCTATCCATATCGGCGCCCAGCGCAATATAGGGGAGTCGAACCACCCACAACAGGTTCCGGTGAACGGATTACCATTGCCCTCTTTCCGGAGGAATTGCAATTGCTCTCAGCCTTTGAGACGAAAGAGCTTAGTAAGAAGATACGCTATGAGATATAGCACTAGCAGTGCCATACCAATTACACACAACGTACCAACGATGTCGTATAGAGTTTTCATTCGCTTGGGAGCAAGTCCCGAATCTTGGCGAGACGTGCAATCATGTAATCGACTATCTCACGATTGTGAAAGTCTGATCGTTTTGTGTTGGTGATTGCTTCTGCCGCCTCTAACCAAGCATCACTCATTTGGCAAATCATATTGCCTGTAGAGTCGCATTGCCTAACTGCGACTGCTAGAAGCTCCTCAGCAGTAACAATGGTGCCTGTATCTGGATTGCGGTAAGTGGTCATGAGATCCGGATAGAGATTTCGCATGCGCTTGCCTTGCTCGGCATACGCTCGAAGACTCGCGCGAAAAACGGTCCAGTCGTCTTCTGACATGAGATTTGTAGTCACGACTCCACCTGCTTATGCCGAGCACGACCTCGTGTTACCTCACACACCCTCGAGCGATTCACTAAAATCGCTTCCCCCTATGGGATCTCGATCGTCCCGCGGTAAATCTCAACGTTGGCACGCACCCCAATCGTCATACGCAGTGCGCGATCTAGAGTGTCCTCATCCACGTCACGCACAGGAATAACCTGGAGTCGTGACCCATCACGACGATACGAGCGCACCCAACTCGCGCGTTCCAATATGTCTTCAATCGGCTCAAGAATCTCCGCCGCGAGGATCTTGGCTACCTCGGCAGCATAGCGACCCTCTTCATATTCAACGGTAGTGTACCCCTGCTCACCGGTTTCCGGATTCTGCGCCCATGAGTCTGTCACGCGCGCGCAACCGCAACGCATGCAACACTCTGTCACGATGACGCCGCCGCCGTTCCCATGTACGCCCGGATTCTCTTCGAGACCGCCAAGGATCTCGTACGGGCTCTGCCAATCGTGACTGCGAGCTGAGCACTCGGGCTCCTCCGCATCGAGTACCACGGTACGCGAGCCTAGCTCCTCGTAGTAGTCCTCATCTTCCGGCGCGCGCACCTCGACGTGCACAAACAGCGCGCCCTCGCCGTCGTAGTTTGCGCGATCGACATTCGACTCTGCGATATCGAGCGCGTCATCCACGCTATCAGCCTCACACGTGCCGTACTCTTCGCCCTCCTCGTATAGCGTCCACGTCCTCTCAGCGATTAACCGAGTTTTTGTCATGTCTGTATCTGCCCTTGCGCATGGTTGAATGTAGCCGAATATCAAGCAATCGGATCTTTTTGCCGTTGGTCCCCGCACGATTGACTCGTCGCAATAGACACATGTGCCAACCCACGTGTCACGGATATTTAGAAGTAGATCATAGTACTAGGCAGCTCTCTTCCTCTTGATCCTTTACTGCTGCTCAACTTCTAGTGCTATGCGATTGATATGTAATCTCACGCACAGCTATGAAAAGAATAAGGGGATAGGTTTGCACCCTATCCCCTCAGACTAGTTCACTTCGCGGGCTGATCGGCGCGGCGCGTGACGCCGCCCTTCTTGCCCTTCGCGATCACGAAGAGGCTCGAATCGCCCTTCGCGTTTTCGCGGACGTACTCCATGACGCGCGTTTCGAGCGTCTTGTAGTTTTCCGGCTGAGCATTGAGCTGCTGAAGCGCAAAGCCAGCGACGGCGGGCATGTTGATCGAAAGACCCTTGTGCGAGTCGAACACGGTGCGGACCGCATCCGCAATCGCCGAAAGCTCCGTCTCGCGTTCCGCGACGTACTTGACGAGAGCCGCATCGAACGCAAGGCGCGAAGCCTTCTCGTCGATCTTGCCATCCTTCGTAGCGAGTGTAATCGTAAGTGTACTCATGATTTCGTATCTCCAATTTGATTTTCTGTGTTTGTATTTACTATGCCGATTTCACGAAATTGTGAATAGATCGTTAGCTCATACAACGAAGCAAAGTAAGTGCTAAGATTGCGCGGCGTGGTGCCACGCTTGGACTTGCGCCCAGCACCTACCGATTCATGCCGTTTGGCGATGGGCACCGTTACAGTGTCCCTGAAATTAGAAGTACATGTTATTATGCTCGCTCAACACGAGACACATATATAATTTCCTTGGTACATGTACTAAAACCAAGGTTCATATCCTATATGGCGGCGGGTGCGGGCTGCTTAAAATTTTCTTTTTGGTTCAAAGTTAGAAATTGTTTCAAGCGGCGAAGCTGCGAAGCCCCTTGAGAGCATCTTCAGCTGATTCTTGAGCATTTTGGTGCCCGTAGAAGCCCCAACAGGAGTCTACCTCCGCACCATCGTCATCCAGAATCCGATAACCAAAGACTTCACCAGCCAGGTAGTCGGAAAACTCTTGAACTTCACTTTGGAGACAGTTCAAGATAGTGGCATGAAGCTTGGGGCTAATGCGTTTGACCTTCCAATCCTCACGAACTTTGTACTTACTGACGTAGATGATTCCGCACTGCCCACTATCCCATGGACATGTGAACGGTCCCGTGCTAAGCACCACACCCGAATGGATGTAAGCATAAACAGGAAGCGTAATCATGGAAGGATCTTTTACAGCCTCTTCGATCTCTGAAGCGGAGACACATTTGTCACCCAAGAGATAACGAGAAGAAGTGTAGAGCATTGTTCCAAGATGATCAAACTCTTTTCGAGGATTGATCGGATCAATGTCGTGAACGATTTCGATTTTCATGAATCCTCAGAGAGAGGTGAAGTTTGGTTGCGCCATGAACGGCGCGAAGAATTGCGGATTGTTGTAAGAGTAAACGCAAAGAACCGAATCCTTCGCAAGCTCTTCCGCTTTACGAATCAGCTTCGCACCAATGCCGCGCCGACGATATTTCCATGACACGTAAATCTGAACGCAAGCATGACCGTCCTTGTTCAGGAAGTTGTAGGCATCAGACTCGTAAGTGAATAGAGCCCAACCAACTTTCAAATCATTGACGCAGGCATAAATGCCTTTGGCTTTGATCGAACGCTCGTGCCGGATTCTTGTATAGAAGTCCAGAGCTTGATTCATTCCGGAGAATCCACCCAACGTCAATGAGCGAGTGATCGCCATGAGATCGGGATTGTCAACAATGTCATCCATCTCGATCACTTGGATCGTCATGGTTTCTTGAAGAGATTTTTTTGAGGTGATCATCTTCTTTACTAAACATCAGGTAAAGTATTATGAGACATATTCCACCACAAACACAATAGATGGAGGTTTCATCGCAATACATGGTTACTTCTTTAGGTCATTTGACCTTTGACAATTTTCAGAATCTCACGCGAAGAAACAAGCGTACACTTAGACATAATCTCAGCGATGCGTCGCTTCGGGATATCATAGTGCGCATACGACTCATTGTGAAACCAACAACGCTTTATATTCAGCGTTTGTGCCATTGCATGCAGGTTCTCTATCGAATAGGGAAGGCACACTAGATGGCATTGATTGTCACAAAAGTATTGCACGTTCAGTAATGCCTGGTATTATCCGGGCACTGGCGAGCCAGACCCTTGATTTCCCACTTGCCACCGCTATCTTTGTGATAGCAATACAAGCTGTCTTGGTAGTAGTTGGCAGGCGGCGCATAAGGATCATGCAAGCAACCTGCACACACGAGAATGAAAACGATGAGAGAGAGTTTCATGTTTTGAACTTTCAACTAAAAAGGGAGATGTGGGTGTCTTCAACGAGAACAATCTCGTACTGTTGCGAAGCGCATTGGTCTTGGAATCAAGAGCAGAAAATGTCCTGCTCATATAGCAACTGCAAAAGTTGTTTGGAAGCGCTATAAAGATGGGTGTTCGTTTGAAAAGTTCTTTGAACTATCTCAAAGCAATTGTTATTACTGTGATGCTCCACCATCAAATAAAGCTAATGCGTATAACTCTCAAAAGAAAACTACTGAAGAGCGGCGCGCTCAAGCTTGGTTTATTTACAATGGATTGGATCGAGTAGATAGCTCAAAACCACATATAGAGGATAATATTGTACCATGTTGTAAGTTTTGTAACGCAGCTAAGATGGCTATGACTCAAAAAGAGTTTTATGATTGGATCAATCGTGCCCATTCTAATCTAGTTAGTAAGGGCAGGATTAACAATCCAAGTTCCATCGGAACCAACAATCTTTGACCAAGAGCGTAATTCAAGAAACGCATATAACCACGCATCCAGAAAGCAACCAAACTCAATCGCTTTGCTTTGATGGATAACGCGGTACATGTTTTACTCCTCTGGCTCTAACCAACAGGGATCAGACCAAAACTCTTCTTGAAACTCTTCTTGAAACTTTTGTTTCTTCTCGTTGCGCTTTCGATCGCGAAAGGAATCCTTGGGAAGCATGTCGCGTGTGCCGAATCGCTTGGGAAGTTTCTGCTGACGGTGTTTGATTTTCTGTCCCATTTTACTTTGTCACTTCGATGGTACCAACGGTGTTGCCATTGGTATCCAGAATCTTGCCAGAAACGTCTAGCCAAGAAAGATGTAGGAATTTGTCGCTCAGCTTTTCCAAAGCTTTCGCCACATCGCCGCGCGTACAGAAAGCAGCGTTACCAGTTTCCAGTTTGATGATGATGTTCATTGACTCACCTATACAGGTAGAGAAACACAATTACTGACACCGATATGACTCTGAGTGTCCAGTGCGTTGACATTGCCATATCAGGATCGACGATCTTTCCTTCACCGCCACAATTATCACACAATTCCAACTTGGCAGGGAGCGAATGCTCTACCTCTTCACCATCATCGTCTTCGAGAGTGAAGGTGAACGGAGTGATAGCTGTTTTATTCTGAGTCATTTGCTAGCCATTTCTTCGGCAGTGTCTACGATCTTTTCTTTGACTGCGCTCATGTCGCCATTGTGCGCAATACAGTGTATCACCAACAACACATTGCAGAGGCAAAGACAAAAGACAAAGAAAGACAGACCCACAAGCATGAATCCGGTCAAGACATCTTTCCAATCAGGAAGAATCGCATCCGGTTCTGGCGGCGGTGGTGTGAAAATGTCTTGTGAATTCATGTACTTATTGAACGGTGAGAGTCAACTTGTTGGAGATACTGCCCTTGTTCACAACCACGAGGACGAATACACTCGTAGTGCTAGGAGTATATTCCATGTGACAGGAATCTTTGGCGTTGATATCTTCGGCAACTGCGTCTGCATCCTTGTACAATACGCAATCGATATTGCCGCCGACATTCGTACCATGCGCATCGATGGTGGTCTTTTCTCCACCCTTCAATTCCACACTGTACATGACGCCTTGGCGCGGATCCAATTCACGAGAAACGACCAGCGTTCCACGAGTCGGACTGGCAAGCGCAATGCTGGAAAAGCAAAGCGCGCTAACGATGAGGCTGAGTTTCATATCAACCGTTGTTGATTTTCTTGTCCAGCTCTTTGCGGACTTCGTGAACGTTCTCGCGAAGCTTGTTCACCTTTTGGGTCAAGCTCTTGTCTTTCACGTCTATGGAGCATTCCTCTGCCGCAATGAGTTTCTCTTCGGCTTTGCGCAGATAGTATTCCGTATCTTGCGCGTTCCTCTTGGTCTCTTCGCTCATGATCTTCTCAATTCTTGTCAATCAGAATGACAGGCTTTTTGCTCAATCTCGAAATCGGACCAGTCATAAAATGACTCGTCCCATGAATCGAAACATAAGTAAGTGAATCCGTCAGTTGTATCAGTAGAGTCTCTGATCCACTCTTCGAAGAAGGGTCCGAATTTTTGATTCGCATCCTCACTCATTTTTCCTAGAAGAGAAGAGGGCATCAGGTTATGATCGTCATCCTCTACATCAAAGCCCCAAAGAAGACAGAACTCTTTCAACTGATCTTTAGTCATGGCTCTCTCAGTTCTTTCGAATCGTTTGAACGAAAGACACGATTGCGTCTTTCATGTCGCGCCCTTCTGCGCGTGCCTTCTTGGCAACATCGAATACCTTAGAGATATCCATGATATCGATCTGGATGCCAGAACAGTTCTCGCAGTAAAGCTTGTTGATCTCTGCATCCAATTTCTTGGCTGCAATCTTTTCCGCTCGGGTCATTTGAAATTCTCCCAATCGTATTCCTGATTCTCTTCTTCTGGCTTCTCCAGAAGCTAGGTTGACGTTGACAGTTTGAAGTTTGAAAAGCAAGACACCAATGGGATCATCTTTGGAATGTTTGCCATAGGCAAGAGCATTACCTACGAATGCCCGCGCTACTTCGAGATTGGTCATGGTGCAAAGGCTCCCCATTCATTGTCAGAGATAGTATAGAAAACCATTTCTACACCTTGCGCACGCAGGGAAGCGCGGCAATAATCACAAGGCTTTGCTAATGCAAGCTGTCCGTTTCGCAACACTCGTGCTACGTAAACCTCAGCGCCATGCCCACACTTGCGAAGCAATCGCCTTTCCGCATGTACACTTGGGATCTTCTCGCTATTAGCAGCAGTCGAACCGTTACGACTGTAGACCAGAACTCGGTCTCTACGTAATGCTACTGCTCCGACAAAAGCTTTACGTACACGATCCGTATCAGGTCGTGCTACTTCGGCTGCTGTCAATAACAGTTTGAGCATTGTATTACTCGACGATGATCTCGATGCTTGCTAGTTTGCCCTTCACGTACTTCCAAGAAACGTGACTGACGATTGCACCATACATATCATCACCACAATCGATGTAAATGAAATCACCCGAACGCGGAAGATCGATGGTGGGAATTTCCAGAGTAGTAAGCTCTTCTTCGTCGTCAGAATTGACTTGGCTTACTCGAAAGACTTTGACTTTCATTTTGAGAACTCCTTCACGGAAACATCCGCGAACTTCCAATCGTCATGAGGCAGATTGATCTTGAGGCAATCGCCAATGGCATTCACCGTCAAGACAACAAAGGTTGGACGAAAGGGAGTTTCTTGAGCCTCCATCCAAGCCGCAATGATGATTCTGCGATTGCACTCATCGTCTTCCAGGACGGAGCCACAAAGCTTTTGATGAATGAGCAGTTGATCCATGTTAGCTTACCGCCTTCGTGCTGATACGAATACCGAACTTCTTCTTGCCGTATTGCACGTGGTACGGATACCAATTGGTATCGCCTTTGCCCCACACACGTCCGAGCGAATCCGTAAAGAGTCCTTCGCCCAATAGCATCTTCAACCACTTCTTGGTCAAAGCAGGATCGTCATCCACTTCCAGGAAACGCTCCGATCCCAATTCCACCCAGCCGTCAAGCTGAATGGTGCATTGCGCATCTAGCTCTTTGTGGGTGAGGGTGAGCATTTACAGCCAGCGATCGATCTTGGGAGAATGCCGAGTCTTGCTCGGATCCGAAGGCTGAGGCGTACATGCCGTCAGCAAAAGACAGATGAGGAGAATCGTTTTCATTTCATTTTCTGAAGGTGTAATTGGCTTCGTAGCTTTCGCAGTAGCCAGGTTTGTCGTACGTAACTTTCCAACAGGCTTTCCGGTAGTGAGACTCCACATCCATCCATTGATGATTGAAGATGTGGTTCCTGGAAACATCTAGCTTTGCAGCAATGAGTCCAACCGCTTCACTTTGAAGAACGACGGCATACTTACCCGTACAATTCTCTTTGATGAGCTGGTTGAAAACCTCGAAGACTTCGTTGGGAATGCTTCGGCAGCTTCCAAAAGCCTTTGCTGCTGGATATTCATCGCTTCCGCCTGTTGACTAGAGGGAAAGCATATCCTTGTTGCTCACTTGGTTGCCACTTCTCTTGCCAGCTAGGACGTAACCAGTCTTCTGACCAGCACTTACCAGTATAAAGAACGAGCCCCATAATGAACACCGCATAGATTCTGCTAAGCAGATCAATGTTGTCCACGATGAAGTGACTCATGTCTTTATCCCTTTAGTCTACGAGAGCTTGTTTCACGAACAAGGCATGATCTTTTTTCTGATCGCCTCTCAGCCCAAGAGAGAACGCTTCTCCATATAGGACAATCGTTCCATCCATCAGCCGAAAGAATCCGCCTCGAACAGCTTTCCACTGTTTGGGCATTCGTGCGGCGAAGTCTGCATGCTTCTCCGTCTCTGGAAAGAGATACAGAGTTTCGATTCCGTTATCCTCGTATTGGAATACCAAGTACTTCATCCCATTCATGATTGATCTTTGGGAGCGTTGTAGAATATCTCTACCGCGAATCCAAACTTCTCACGAGCACGCATCGCCGCGAGAATGGTTTCGTTCCTGGTCTTCTGATTCATTCGACCAAAGGGCATGTATCCACCTCCATATCGACCAAACCAAAAGAACGACATTGCACTGTTTGAAATGTCATCGGGCAGAATCCAACAGCGAGATACCCCGCCGTCTTTCTGTTTCCAGACGTGTAGCTTTGCTTTCTCATTCATGCCGCAACCTCGCATGATTCGGGCATCTTGACCCATGCAGGAATTGAATGCCCACTTCGGGCAACCAAATTGAACTCACACCCGCATGGTTGTGCATGAGCAATCAATCGGGATAGAACCCGCTGCTCGAAACACTCTTGACAGAAGCTTGCACCTCAGTTGAAACAGTTGCCGTTCAATGCAGGCGGTCCCGCATCAGCTCCCAAGCAAACCGCATTGGGGTGACCAGGATCCACGCAATCGGAATCCTGCAAACACGAATGCGTGCAAAGCGGAGGAACTCCCGGAATCGGTTGTTCGCATGTGTCCCTTGCCGGAAGAGCACAAGGCTGAACCGGACTGCACGTCCAGTAAAGACAAGGCTCCAAGTAGCCAGCAGGTTGATCGCATGCCGATGAATCCTCATCCGACGCATCCGAAACCACATCAGCCATGACTACATCGACCGTAACCACATCGGCAACGGACGAATCAGAAGCGCCTGCTTCGGTCGGATTGCAATCGGAGGGAATGTAAACGTTCCCCGTTCCGCCGCATGCTAGCAACGCGCTGCATACCAGAAGTGAAATGACTTTCATATTACTCTGTACTTTCCTTTGGGTCCAACCAAGTTGTATCCTTCGATACCACAATAGGACATGCCACACCAGAAAGGAATGGCTTCCAAGTTTGCGGTTGGAATGTCGTACTTACGACCACGCACAAACTTCTTCATGTGAATTGATCTTCGGTTCCTTGGTTCCAATCACGAACGATTCGCCCGTAATTGTCAATGCGTTCGTTCCAGCTGTATTGGATTCGAGCCTTGGTGCCCTTGCGAATCCACATCTTGCCTTTGACGTCATAGGGCAAGGTCCAAACATCCGCATGCGTGCGGTATCGGTTCAATGCCTTGTTGACGATGGAATGAAACTTGACCCAATCTTCCCATTCCAAAAGACTGGACACGGGTTTGGGCTTGGAGGAAATCGGGCATTCGCCAGGATGGTTTCCGCAATACGCCTTCTTCTTGGTCAAGCGAACCTTACGCAACCAAGCGCAGGAAAAACCCTTGGACGTTCGCCCAATGGTCAGCTCCGCGCGAAAGCGTCCGTCCTTTTCGATTCGGGCTTTCAGATGGTTGACAATGATGCTAACCTTTTCGTCCGTGTACGCGCTATGAAACTGAATCGTGTATGCCATGATATCCTCGCTTCATGCCGTTGGACGATGGGTTCCTAGGTTTCGCCTTGAAAGAATCTTATAAATTGTTACAGTAGACCCACGCTTGATTCTTATCGTTCACCCCGCACACGTAGTAATACGTATGCACCTGGTCTTGAAAGCAAACGGTTCCAATGTAATTGTACCCCAATGCTTCCACCACCATCCATTGACTGTCACCGTCTTTGCAAGTGAAGTGAATCGCATTCCTGCAATCCGTCTCACTCACAATCGGTGTGTAATCCATCTCGCAAGTGTTGAACCATTCTTGCGCTTGTGTTCCTGTATCTTCGGGTGCAGACGATCCGCAACCCATGAGAATCATTGCAAGAATTGAAAGCTTGACCATATCCAAACGCTCCTGTTTACTTGTCTTGGAACTGGCGCACCACTAGGGCGCGGGAGTGGATTATACCAAGCCCGAAGTCAAGCGGTTTATAGATTCCCGTCAAGCTAAAGTAACCAGTACATTAGCCATCTTAGGATTGAACCTAGGGAGCGTCATACGCCATGTGCGTTTGGGTATATGGTCACAATCAAAGCACCTTCCACGTTTATCCTATGCTTAGATTGCGCTTTCAGTCTTACAGTCAAGACACATGAATAAACGTAGCCATGTGTCGTTTCCGCTTTGATGCCATGTGCCTTTGGCAAGATTCTCGCCCGCACACTTGCATCCCTCTTGGCTCAATTCCTCTTTGGGATCTTGAGGCTTTCCAAACACTTGCATGTCAGTGACTCAGTTTGGGCATGAGCGCGAGAGAGAACTCTCGCATAATCTCTTTATCCACCTTAGCCTTTAGGACTTCCAGCTTGGATAGAGCTTCGGCATATTCGCCAGGTGCGAATACTTCCTTACACTTGTCAATGCTCACTAACAAGGATAGCTGAACCGTAATCAGCTCATCCAATGTCAGTGTCATCGTTGGCTCGCTTACAGACGCAAGCAGTTTCTTTTTGCGTCTCATGCTTATTCCTTCTAGCCGTTTGGCGATGGGAAAAGATTCGTCTCTACACCATTGCAATGGCTACTCATCCCTCATCACCTTGGGTTGCAGCCCGCTGGTAAGTAGACTTTGGATATTCCCACTAATATGCAGAGACGAACATTCTCGTAAGCACTGTTCTACAGACGTCCCAATAACCGATCTCAGAGGCGATCGAATCTCTTACTCTCGATTAGAGGTTAGTGGCGATCATCCCACGACTATCTGTAGAACGGTACCTACGAAGATACCGTGTGTTGGGAATTGGGGCATATGTTTCCACATGCCCCCATGTTCCCTTTGCGGATTACTTGGCGTCCTTCCAACGCCAGATGCCGCCGTTCTTTCCCTTCGCCGTGCCGAGGAGCTTGCCCGAAGCCTTCTCCGCGTGACGGTTCTCTTCGAGAAACGCCTTGACGCGTTCCGAAAGGCGCGAATACGTCGCGGGAGTCGCCTGCAACGCCTGCATGACGAAACCTTCGAGCGCAGGAACGTTCAGACGAGCACCCGGATAGCGATCGAAGATCGCATTCACCGCGTTGCTGATTGCTTCCTGATCCGCCGATTGCTCCGCCACGTAGACGTCGAATGCATCCGACGCCGCCTGAAGAAACGCCGCCTTGTCCGAAAGGCTCTTGACCTCGATCTCGATTGACTTGCTCATGATGTTTTTCCCTTTTTCCTTTTCCTTGTTTCGTGACCCTTGTACCCTCATCTTCATGCCGTTTGGCGATGGGGCTTAGACTTGACCGAACGGTCAGTAATCGTCTTCGATCTGCTCTTCGACTACATCCTCGTAATTGCCCCGCTCGCCCAATACCTCAGGCGCATAGGTGCTCTTGACTACGTGAATGCATTCGTCGCAAACCCTAGAAAGCGGAATCCCTCGCGCATCATTCATCCACCAAGAATTCATCTTGTCATGGGTTTGCTTGTGCGCTTGCAGATTGTCTCGATTGACGCTCATGCTCTCTAACCGTTGGGCGATGGGAGGTTTTGAGAATTGGTATAGGGACTGCACATAGCAATCCCCATACCAAGTTACGCGAAAGCCCTTTCAGGCTTTCAGCACCCGCTTTGCAGCGCTGATCATTGCGGCAAGCACCGCATCGCTCTTGCTCACCAATTCGGGATACTCTTGACGCAAAGCGTCGTATCCAGCTTTGCCAGGAGCAATGCCGTTGTTCTTCTGCACGTAGGTGCGAATCTTGCCCGACATGCTGTTGGGCTGATTGCCACGCCCCTTTTTGCCCTTGCCCTTGTTGACTTCCTTTTCCAGGGAAGCCAGGGAGATCGCATCTTGGCTCTGCTCGTCGATGCTCTTTTGATCCTTGAGCGTCAAGCATGCCGCCAGCATCTTTCGATGATTGTCGGTCATGGGTTCCTTGACGTTCGGCTTCAAACCGAGAAGGTTTGCATGCGTGCCGACGATGGCGACCAGGGATTGAAGCTGCTCGCGACTGTTGATCTGAATCATCGAACCACCTTACCTTTGAAACCGCACTTCTTGGCGACGTGCGGGAAGTGACGACGAAGCGTCTTCACACGAGACGGATTGACCCTGTAGGACATGCTGCCTTCGATCTTCATGATGGCACCATGCTCGCATGCACGACTCAGATCGTGCAGGATGTGATTCAGGTTGTAGGTTCGGTCCACCTTGAGAAAGTGAACCAGGGCTTCACCTGCCGTGAACGTTCCACCCGATTCCAGACGGGTCCAGAAGAGAAGGTGTCGAACGCGCGAAGGCACGTTGTGATGCACCGCATTCCCTTTGATCGTGGTGAACTCTGCCGGAAACACACTCGCATTCAAGTAACGCATTCTCGTTCTCTTGTTTCTCGCCGTTGGGCGATGGGTTGTGGTTACTTCGGAATCACTGTCAGACCACGACTCGATTGCATGTACTCCCCCGCATAGAAGCGCTTGAGGAGATCCCACAATGCCGCACGTGGTATCGGAAAGTTTGGAACCTGATTGATCTTCTCTTCCCTATTGAACTTGCGTCCAGGGATATTGCGCCAAGCTTGCAAGGTCTCTTCCTTGTAGGGCGCACGAATGTGCAGGTAATCACCATGGTCTTCTACCATGACAGTCACCTTGCGATCGATGAGAACGTTTGCGAGCATATCGAAACCGATCTCGCGCAGACGAACGATTGCCGCCATTAGATGCTCACCGGGCAATCCACACGCAATGCTGTAGACGATTCGATTGCCTTCCTTGCGGGCGTCTTCTGAAACGTTGGGCGCTTTCTTGCCCATGAAGCCATGCTTGCTTCGACATGAAGGACCCATGCCATATTCGATAGACTTGGAATCCAGTAAGGCTTCCCCGCAGATTGCGCAGGTTACCTTCAACATCTTGGTTGCGGGCGCGTCATGATAATCTGTCATGCTCATACCCTCACATTCAAACCGTTTGGCGATGGGTTACTTACACCTACGCTTGTAGTCAGAACGATAGGTTCTGGCGCTTGTGTTGAAGTGTACCATGCCCATTGCCGCAAGCGCAGGCATGCTGATGTACTTAGCATCGCGATACTTTTTGAGTACCGTATCCAATGCTCGCTTCATGGAAGCCATCTACTTTGGTCCCGTCCAAGTCAGCACATGGTTATCCTCAGACACCATGCCCGTGCGCTTGAGAAGATCGATGACCTTGTTGTAGGATTCCTGGGATAGCTGTCCCATGAGTTCGGCATACAGTCTGCCGTTGGGAACACTTCCCAAGTCACGGATAGCAGATCCTACTGCCATGACTGCGCTCAATCCCGCTTTGACTTCTTCCTTGGTGACCGTGTTCATGCATTCACCTTCTAACCGTTATGCGATGGGTAGCACACACTCCCGATTGAGAGGGTATCAGGGAATACAAGGGATTCTAACCCCGCATGCGTATCCCTGATACCTTGTCGTTTCTCCCGTTATGCGATGGGTTTCTCTCAGCCGTGAGAGAAGCTTGCTCGCGTGGTAACTGCGGCTTTCATTCCGAAGGTAAGCTTGCCAGTTGATCCGCCTGTCTTACGGCATGCTGGACCCTTGGGCTGAGCTAGAATCCTAGCAATGGCATCTTGGCGAAGGATGACGGTAGAGATCGGTTGACCGTCCTTGCCAAACATCTTGGTTGACACGACCGTGCCAAACCAATCGGGCGCACCATCGAAGAGACGACGATCACACCATCGATCCGCATCCGAACACGAATCGAACCCTTGACGCAAGGTGATATCGTCACCCGCCGCGTTGAAGATACAAGCGATCCACGCCTTTTCCTCTCGCGGTTCTTTGATCGGTTTGGTCGCAGGTTCACCCTTGGCGCTCGTGTCGGCATTGGCGATGTTTTCCGCCAACATGTGACCCAGCACGACCGCAGAGATTGCTTGCAGTGCAGGCGTAGGATACAATTCCTTCGCATCCAATTGCGTGAGAATGGGAGTCACGAATTGCGCCAACGTTCCCGTCAGAAGCCATTCGCGATGTTGGGCGATGAAACCTTCTGCACTACGTGCGCCCTGCTTGGCAGCCTTATTCAGGAAGCCCTTGGCAGTCATCTTGCGCTCTTTCTTTTCGGTGCTCATGACTTACCTTTCATACCGTTGGGCGATGGGTTGACGTTGCGAATTAGCTAAGAGCATCCCCTTGGGGCATTACGCTTTTATGCTTAGCTATAGAGAGTAAAGAGCGGAGCACTATAGCATGGTTCAGTAACTAATTACAGCACGCAGCGCGCCTGTATAACACACTATAGTCGGTCTGCTCTTAGTTGTGGATTAGGGAATCGAACCCAATGCGACACCAACCTTGGAAGGCGCAACGTCCCGTTGCCTTTTCAGTGTCATTCACAATTCATTGATTCACGCCGTTTGGCGATGGGCTTCACTTCCCAGTCAATCGATGGTAGCCGTAGAAGACGACACCACCGATCAAGAAGTACCACGGCACGCCGTGATCGGAAACATGAAACGCCGTTTGACCCGTTCCCGGAATCATCGAGATCACGATCGCCATGGTGAAAACCGTGGCGAGAAGAATGACGAACAATCGACCCATTGTCTTGCTCCCTTGCCCTTCGCTTCATGCCGTTTGGCGATGGGAAAAGCTACGGCAAAGTAAAAACGACCACGCCCTACTTTGCCGTAGCATGTTTTGGTTTTACGCAGCTTGTCTCAGGTACTTCGCGCCGTTTGGCGATGGGTATGTTTCATTGTTCACATACCTTTGGTTATTAGCCGTTTGGCGATGGGCTAGCTTCCCTTGGCACCATTCTTGCAACGCGTGCGCGCGTCGCGCGTTATGAGGCGGCGACTTTGGCACGCACCCTGCACATTGCAACGACCATGCCATATCCCGTTTGACATTATGTGAAGGCGTAGCCCGCTGCGCTGACCATACATTGCCCTATATGACACTACATGTATGGTGGGCAAGTGCGTTCGCTATAAAATTTCAGCCACACTGGAATCCCGCTTGGCATGTAAACTGCATATAGCAACAAGCATGCCAGCCCGAAAGCGGAAAAAGAAAAAGCCCTACCACCTTTCCGCCAAGAAGGTGATAGGGCTAAGAAGTTTAGTAGCCCGAGCAGGGCATGATGAACAGCTCGACGAGACACTCGATCTTGATCATGACTCCTCCTTCAGAAGAGATCGGTTCGTTCGCTGGGCAGAGCCACACGCGTGCATTGCGGGTAACTCTGAATCAGACACATCCCCTTGAGGTCGCACCAATCCTCCAAGGACAGATGCGACACCACCGTGCCATACAGCACGTCGCGTGGATTGTGACGCTTGCAGACCATCACGTGATACTGCATCGCGATAGCTTCCGCTTCGACGACACGGATCTCGAATGTCTTGGACGTGAGAAGACTTTGAACGACAGTCATCATACACCTTCCTTCAAGAGACGGGAGAAGTACACTTCCCATTCGCGGGAAGCGATACCAGCAAAGTCGAGAGGAGAACCCTCCTCGTGGTCTGACTCTTCGGGCAACATGCCCACGAAGGGACAAGTGCTTTCGCAGTCGTCGTCACACGGACCCTCGCGTCGCTCCGATTCACGAAAGCGATCGATTGCCGTGTAGTCGTCACCTGCAACGATGTCGAGATAGAAACTCATGTCATCCTCCGATATGATGGCGGTTCATGCCGTTGGGCGATGGGACTCAGGGGAAGCACTTGTTATACTTGTCGCGCCAATCCTGAATTGCTGCGTCAGCGCTCGTACCTTTTCCGATGATAGAGTATCCCGGATGATGAGCCGTCCAATCGAATCGACTCCACTTCGTGCAGACGATCTGATAGTCCGGTATGTGTGCAGACTTGGGACGTTCCGGTTTCGCAATCAAAGGGATCTTGCGATCTCCCTCGCGAAACTCTAGGGAATCGCTATGGGAATTGGGAAACACACAATCCCCTTGTTTGACGTGTTTGATGATACGGGTTAGAGGTATGGCTTTACCATCCGTATCTAGACGTGCTTTGGTTGCTTTAGCCATCGAGCCATTCTCGCTTTCGACGAGCATCGTTGGCACGGCGATCCTGCTTGGATCGCATCTTGCCTGCTTTGCGGTGCATGGCTGCAACTGCAACCCCCGAACGCTTGGGACGATGATCCTCTTCTTTGATGTGAATCAAAGTCTTGCTCATGTCTACACCTTCAAGCCGTTTGGCGATGGGTTTAGGTACGAATCTCGACGATACACAGATAGGCGAGAATACCCACTACCGCCCAACCTGCAAGTGTCATGCCAATGATGACCATGACACTTGTGAGAGGGGTGGCTTTCAATCCCGCCCCATTGCTTCATTGTAGCCATCGCAACCAAACGCCATGCCAGCTTGCATAGCATTCTCGCGCTTCCAATCGGAATCGTCGTCGCGAGTTTTGCGGTAGTTCGGATTCTTGCGGTACCTGGAAGAGATCCCGTGCTTTGATAGCTCGGAATCCTCCAATCCGTCAAGCTCGATGTACTTCACGCTTGAATCCCCAGGATCCGCGTGGAATGCTTCGATCGCTTCTTCGAGTGAATCGAAGTCTTCGCCCGTGAAGCAATCGTCGTTTTCCTCGTCAGGGTGCGAACCCCAATGCGAGACACTGAACGGCTTACTCATCCGTCACCTCACATCAACCTGTTTCACACCGTTTGGCGATGGGCGTCGCAGTAACGACATTGTGAGCGAATGCACATGGCATACTTATTGCTCACGTAGTCCGCGCATGAGTACATGCACCTTGGATACCGCAACAATTGCACGACAACCGTTTTACCGTATCGCCGCGACTGACAACCTACCTTTCATACCGTTTGGCGATGGGACATTCATCCAGCTGCAATTGACTTGGCTCGAACATTGCACATTGCAAAACCAATGCCAACCAAAAAGCAGAACGCAAAAAAGCCCGACACCCTTTCGGGCATCGGGCTCTTTCTGCTGCGGCTGGAAATCAGCTTTCCAGTGCGGCGCGAATCTCGGCGAGGCGATCTTCTTCGAGCTTGATCGTCTGCGCGTAGGTCAGCGCTTGCGTCGCACTGAGCACCGCGAAGCACTCCGCTGCTGGCATGGCGAGCGCTTGATCGAGCAAGCGCATCTCGTTTTCGCTGAGCGCTTCCCTCGCCGCTTCGCGAGTCTCGCAGATCGTATCAGCCGCGAGACGTTCGCGAGCGATCAGATCGCGCATCCGTCGCGCCTCGTAATCGGGCATTCCTGCGACGTAACCCTTACCCGTGGCGCGACGTTCGACCGTTTGGACGGGGCGAGGGTCGAGCGCACGGATCGCTGTCATGTTGGCGCGCAATTCTTGCGCCCCGAACGTGAGGACGTTGTGCTCGTGAACGTTGCCCGAATCATCTACGACGCGCGGACCTTGCGCATCGTAGCCAGTGAACGCGGCGATGGCACGGATCTTGTCGTTCAGGATCTCCTTGTCCAGCGTGAACGGAATTCCGTTCTCGGTGTAACGAGTGCCAGCGGCGCGCATGGCGAGCACGAAACCCTTGGCATCGATCGTGCCTTTCGGCTCGACGGGAAAGGCGAGACGCGGGGCGGCGAGCTCGATGGGTGCGCTCTCTTCTTTCTTGGCACGGAGCTTGCGCATCGTGGGTTTCACGACGGGCGACGCAGGGCGGTCGATCGCCTCGACGATGGCATGGCTCTTGCTATCGTCCGTGACGGGCGAGGCGTAGGACGCGGCGAGGGAAGCGAGAAACGTTGCGGTCAGATCAGTCATGGCGGGAACCTCCTAACCCTAGGTGCTAGCCGTTTGGCGATGGGGCGACCGCCCTGTTTTGCCTTGGCTCGGGCTTTGCATAGTGCAAAAGGTATGCCAAAGTAGGGAAAACTCCCACCATGTAGGCAAAACTCTTATCCTTCGTGGTACCGACCTTGCTTATTGCAAAAACAATACCAATGATCAATAAGAAAAGAAAAAACTATTATGTTATCATTGTAAAAGAATAATTACTATCTAATTGTAATTGATCGATGGTATGATCATTGCTTAGAGCAATAACAGTGCCACCCCCAATTCCACAGCCAGAGTAAACCTGGGGGATGACCGGCATTGGCACGCTTCTTGCCTCCCAAACGGGGGTCTAACTGCCAATTGAACCACCAAACTAGATACAAACAGATACAAACTAACCCCAAACAAACATAATTACCATATCTGTATCGCCATTACCATATAAAACCATACAAATATCGTCACATATGGTCATTTTACAATTCCATATTCCTTAAAGCATCTTATCACATTATAAACAATATAATATCAACCATACATGAACATATATGACCATATGTTGCCATACATATATGACCATATGTTGCCATACATATAGTATCACATATAGTCATTCAATAGATTAGGGTAGCCAGTCAACACCAGGCGAGGATAACCTACCTGACACCCAATTGCTGGCACGAGAATCAATTTAAAACTATCTTCCCACCCCAAACAACCCCATGACGCCAGAAGAGAGACCAAGAGTCTTATAAATAGATTTAAGGGCAAAGCTCATCCATAAATATTAATGAGTAAAATGCAAATAGATCAAAAGGTTCTGGGGTTAATAAGGCATTTTTCTTTTAACCTTCTCACACGCAAGCCACCTGCAGGGTTAGAAGATCGGAATTTACATGAAGAACGCTTCAAGATTGCTCGCTCTTTTCACATTGGCATTAGTAATAACCTCATGCGGAGGGATGATAACCAACAGGCAACCCAGTTCATTAGTAAGGCACATGGGAAGTAGTACGGTAGCATTAGTATTCCAGGTAGAGGGAGAATACAGACCATTTTGCACAGGTGTATGGGTAGAAGACAAGAAGATACTAACAGCCAATCACTGTATTAATGCGGTAGCCAAGGCGATAGCTCAGAAGGAATCAGGCGATGAGGAAGCGCTTGTACCAGACGATACGGTAGGCACACCAATTCATTATATTTTAGAGAACGAAGTCCAAGCGGTAGGACAAGAGCCATATGCCATTCACTTAGGCAAAGCGGTCAAGGTAGATGAGGATCATGACTTAGCATTAGTGGAAGCATTAGGACCGGTACCATCGCATGACGTAGCGAAGTTAGTAAGTACCTCACCAGCGATTGGAGAGAAGCTACATTTTGTGGGACATGTTAGAGGTTTGTATTGGACATATGTTGATGGAATAGTTGCAGCATATCGTGAGGATTTGGTACATAAGGGACCAATCATGCAAGTATCAGCACCAGTTTACTTTGGTAATTCTGGAGGCGGAGCCTTTACAGAAAGTGGCGAGTTATGTGGCATTGCATCTTATTTGATGCCAGCACCAATTACAGCGGGATACATTCACGCAGAGAGCATTCGCAAGTTTTTAATGCCATCGGACGATGTTAAGGCACCATTCCGTGGCAAGATCATCAACAAGGAGTGAAAGTATGTTTAAACGCTTTTGCTTATTCGTTATGGTTATCATTCTTAGTTTAGTTGGAGTAGATTGTGGACCGCCACCGGTTCGCCCATTTGCTTATACGCATCACGGACATGCAGCTTATGCACCCATTAAGATCATTCCAATATGGATTGACAAGGAATTTAGTGAGGGAGATAAGCTAGCGATAGACGATGCGATTAACCAATGGAATTTTGCATTGAACAACTACATAGTGTTGAGGGTAGTGAACGACAACTTTGATATGGAGCCGAGTGTAATTAATCGGGTTATGTTAAAGGGCGAGGGATGGTTGATACTCAAGATTAACAGTGGCAGTGAGTTTGTGCATGATGAAGGGTGTATGTTGACACTTGCCTTTGTGAACGAGATAGGTGGAAACAGGGCATACTTTATTAGGGACAGGCTTGGGAGTGATCAGATGATAGGGGTAGCGATGCATGAGATTGGGCATTTGCTAGGTGCAAAGCATGATCATGCTCATTTGATGAGACCTGTATTTAATTGGGCGACTTATCGATGTGTAGATGAGGAAGCTATCAAGAAGGTAGCGGCATATCAGCATTTAGAGTTCAAGTACATGAATTACTGTGAATATGGACCAGAGCTTCAGGACAAGTGATTTAGGAGAACAAAGAATAGGAGAGGAACTTATCTTTGACGTTCATTGGATTGATATTATTAGGACTCATCGGCTTCGATGAGAGTTTTATTTTCCACTGTATCTAGGGCGATGGCATAGCTATTTTCAAGGAAGATATCTCGCCATCTAGAATAGATTTGAACTCTAGTAACGCCTGGATGTTTGGCATTGGAGCAGGTAGAACAATAGCCAATGTTTACTAGGGTATTTTGGCAGAATGGGCAGATCATGAGAAGGTTAGGATGGTTGCTAGTTTTTGCTCGGCATTTTGGGGAGTGACATTTTGGATGAGATAAGGGATGTCAAGGATTTTTTTAGCGAAGAACCAGGTTAGTTTTGAGTTATTAGTTTCTGGATTTTTGGTACGAAAGATGATGGTACGATTGCCAGTGAGCCGCAGATTGAGTTCATACTCGAAGTCTTCCTTTTGGATTTTGAATACAATCTCTTGGAGGTCTTTGTCATGGTAGAATCTAGCTTTGCAAGGTTCGCAATTCCACCAAGGGGACATGACAGTAGAACAGGCTCCATGGCAGAAGGGACAATAGAATTGGGGCGTTTTGAAGATATTGGGGTCCATGAGGGAGGGTCCGGGCGAGATCGGAAATTTATGTCGCGTAAATTTATTAAATAAAGGTTCTTAGTTTATAGAATCTATCTGCCCAATCCTTGGCGTTATTTGGATTGATATTTGGAAGATAGTCTAAGGAGATGAGATGGTCATCTTTGGATCTAGATTTGTTGAGGATGTAAGAAGCGAAGGTATGTTCTTGGATAGCGAGGCAGAGAAGGATATTATATTCTGGAGTTTGGACTTCGAATTGAATTAGCCAAGGTTCGATGCCTTCATTTTCGGATGGATCCTTTTTGAACATATACATTATTCTTGAGACAGGGCAGGCATCACAGACCCAAATGAGTCTGGTAAGTCTATCTGCTTCACACTGACAATATCTGCATTTCATGAGAATACTGCCAGCTTGAGGAGTTTCAATGCCAATGCTTCAACTTGTTTAAGATTAATTTCGGCTGGCATTTTGTTAACATTCATTATATGACTTCCAGAATTGGAGTATCTTCCGTCATGAAGAGGTCTGAAATTATCTTTCAATCCACTTAAACTAGTTGTATTCTTTGCTAGATCGATATCAATTTCATATTATTTATCTTTAAGAATCATATAAAAAGTAATACGATTAGGTCTAAACCAAACGCGACATGGGGTGCAGTATTGCGTATCGTGGGTACCAGAGGTAATTTTAGAACAGAATTTGCAAAAAGATATCATGAGAATAACACGTAGGTTTTAACTTTTTCAATCATATTTTCGGGCGTGAAGTTTGGCAAGGAATCCATCTGGAACAGCAGCTCTCCATTTGTATATATTTCGCACTTTTGATCTTCAAAGTTAAGATAAACTTCATATTTGCCTGTAGCTAAAACAACGCCATTGAGTTTGTCTTTTTTACCAAACTGATGGACGACCACGACAGAATGGTAATCGCAACAATTACTTACTGGAATGGGAGACTGGCAGTAGTAACATTTTTTCATGAAAAGGTAACAATAGTTTTAAGTTTGGCGTACAATTTTTCTGGGGAGTCTAGTTTGAGTTCTTCATTAAGAACTATTGGCATATCTCCAAAATTTTTGGTTTCTTTATTATAATAAAATATATAAGACTTACCATTGTACAAGTGTAATCTAAAGGGAGGGATGCTACATACTTGTAATTGATTGGTAGTATGTAGAGAATAATGAGATTGCTTGATGAAGGTGTCAGCATCAAAACTAATATGAGTAGGACAGATAAAATCCTCAAGGGCGGCAGGAGTTAGTTCACGTTGGCATAATGGACATTTCATAGGAAGATTAGATAGGTTTTGAGTTTGTGCTTAGCATTCTCGGGAGTGATTGGAAGGATTTCGTTAGCAATCATTAGAACGTCTACCAGTTTAGCACGGACACGTTGACGTTCAGGAGTATATGGAACTTTATAAATCAATAGAGTTTGAGTCGTTTCGAAATCAAATTGAAAATGATAAGTTCCATCCTTAGTAGGATCATTTGTATGAAGGGTGAATTCCACATAAACCAATTTACCATTATTGTATCTTATAAGCGTGGTACAATGTTTAGTACAAGTTTCACAATACCAAGACTCTGGCTGACGATCCTTAAACATAGGTAAAGGAACTGTATGATCAGGGGTTTGGCAGAATGGACAATTCATGAAAAAGTTAGTAGAGTTGGAAGTTTCTTTTCAAAGTTTTGGGGTGATACTCTAGCTCTAAAATGATATTATTAATTTTGACATCAGTACTATTGGTAGTTAGTCTAAAGAAAGGCTGATCAAAATAGAAGAAAGAAGCAGTATAGTTCTTATAGTAAAATGAATAAGAAGCTATATCATTCATCACTATAGAGAACCAATAGTTAACATTATACTTGGAACAGTGATATCGTATGTATGCTCCATCATTGGTACTGAACATTTCAGTAATCATTCTTACACAGAAATAGCACTTCATGCGAATGTTAACAAGGTTTGGAGTTTTTCTTTTACATTTTGCGGATTGACTCCCTGGATTAGTTCTGAGATTTCCAAGATAGGAGGCTTATACATGTCGAGCCCATTGAAGAGTCCAGTCTCACTATGTAATGCTCTGACTCTAGTTTTATTTTGGGTAAACAGTAGTTCTATAATATACATGGTGTTGGGTTTTCTGACAGAGAACGACATAGCCTCTAGTGATTCGGGACCTTCTTTAAACTCGACGCAGCATACGGCACATCTCCACCAATCACCAGGTTGGATGGTTATTTTAATACAGCGCCCGGAGCAGAAATAGCAATAGTAGTTCATGAAAATGTAATTATTGTTTTGATTCTTTTAGGAGAGATTAATGTGGAAGTAAGATTATCAAACTGTTGCAGTGGCATATCATAAATCTTGCTATACCCCGAGGCGTCTCGTCTTTCCAACCAAACAGCTGTATAGTCCATTTCGAAAAAAGAAGTTAACGAAATTATTCTATCATCATAGAAATATGCAACTTCAGCATAAGACATTCCTGTTTTAGGACGAAACTCAAACCAAGACTCAGGAATTGAATGTTCTCTAAGTTTACTAACTATTTCTTTATTACAGTAGTATATTTGTTTCTGAGCATCTGAATGATGAAGTTGTAATATACTTTGACAGATGGGGCACTTATAACTCATAGGAATGTTAGGATAGTTGTGATTTTAGATTCAATATTTTTAGGATTAATATTGGGGGCTGGATTAAAATGATGGATGTTCTGACCCTTTTCATCTATCAAATCAGCTTTATCAGCTTCGGGGAAAATATGAAGTATATATTTTTTACCTCTAATAAGAGTCCACAGTTCAATAGTATATGCTGTAATTTGTCTATTAACACGAAATGTAGATCGGCAAGACGTACAACCCCAATATATATTATTACCTGACATTTTACCTATTTGGCATCGGCGCTTACAAAAATAACAAATATAAAATAATGATTCGCTCATAGGAAAGTTAAGTACAGTTTAATTTTTTCTTCTACATTGCTTGGAGTAATATTGGGTGGAATAAATGGAAGACGAACAACCGAATCATGAATATATCCGGGACCACATATTTCAGAGCATTTATACTCTAAGTCTATAACAAAAGAATATCCAGGCTGATTGCCTTTCTTACCAAGTTTACAATCCATGAATACCCATTTAATAACATCCTGTTCAAGTTGGTATTCTACATTGCAATCGAAGCATTTACGACGAATAGCGGAGCCGTAAAACTGTGGGAGCATGTTATTGCAATATAAGCAGTTCATAGGAAATAAGCTAGTGTTTGTAGCTTCCTATCTAAATCTTCTAAATTAAAAATATCTATTTTCTTAGTTGGCAGTTTAATGAGTGTGGAAGCAACGCCGCCATAGCGCTTTAATATTTGTCTGGAATAGATATGAGCTTCGTTAGGGAACGAGGAATTTTGGAAGTAAGTGTATACATTAAAATTTTTAGTAGAGAACCGCAAATAACTTAATTCTGGCTCATCAAAAGCATCCTTGAAATACTGCGAGTATTCAGTTGCACAATACCCACTACAATATTCATAATACAATCTGCCCTGCAAAGGTGGACGATGGATAGCTCCATTACAATAGGGGCAATGAATAAATGGTTTCATGAGAACGTTAGATAGACAGGTAATTTAGACTCTACATTTTCTGGTGTAATATCGGGGTGAAAGTCTAAGGTAAAAATAGTTTCGCTGGGTTTCCTATTATCGAATGGAATCTTAGCGATGGAAAATTTGGGGTGAGTTGGATCTAACTTGCCGTGGTAGAAGTTGACACGGTAATTTGTTTCTTTGAAGCGGCAGATCAAAGATGTCCATGTATAGCTAGTAACATCGCCAAGAGCCATCGCAATAAATTGTACCCTTACTGAACCATGATAATCGCACTGATAGGCAGGAAAATTCATTCTTCCCCCAGGTCTATCGTTGGTTGCAGTTTTACGACACTCAGTTTGGCAATATGTACATTTCATGTTAGCTAAATATTAGATAGGTTTTAATTTTGTTTTCTATATTTTGAGGAGTGATATGATCTGGTATAAAATTTAGTGAGAAGATTAAATCTCCAAACCACATAGACATAAAATCATCTCTTATCCATTCTAGGATTTCAAACTTATTACTTACAATATGTAATCTGGCATCGTAATCTTTATTATTAATAGTTCTTCTAAATAGAATTAAATCATAAACATTATCTTTCTTTCGAAAGTAACAATTACAAGATTGGCACGTCCAATGTTCTTCCTGAGAAATATTCCACTCATACTGTGTACAAGATGTATTACAATAACTACAGATCATGAGAAGTTGATATACGTTCTTATTTTATCGGCAACATTTTGTGGAGTAACACCAATTAAAATATATGGGAATGACACTACAATAATAAGGGTTCCCTCGGGATCTTCTGGGTAAGCAACTATTCTAGATTCACCACTATCGTACATTAGTTGTAGACTATAAAGATGATTCTTTACCCGTGCATCTAAACAAACAACATTCACGTCGCCATTATAGTGAATTTGATAATGAGCCATACAATCTTCACAATACCACCAATCATCAACTAAATCAGCCTCATCTCTGTCCATGCAGTTTTTATTGCAAAAACTGCAAATTGGTGTAGTCATGTGAACACCGTCAGATTCATAAGACGGTTGAATAGTTTCTGCGCTTCTGTGTGCATATCATTGTCAGTTGAGATTGGTATAAATTTGACGCTAATAATAGGGGATACGAGATTTTTAGCCGTCCAGCTTGAAGGGATCATGTACCCATCCATCGTACTGAACGAAGGGCTAGCTTTCCCTGTAAGTTGATGTATTCTAGTACATTGTTTGCCTTCCATAGCAAACCAATTATTTTTAACTTTGAAAGGCAGATGGTAATTCCAGCACTGCCACCTTTCACTCTCACGGACCAAGACTCCCATATGAGGAGTGTACGCTACTTTACGGGCTGGGCAATCAATGTTCCAGCAATGCAAGTCCATGCGTTTAGTTGTTTCATTAAACTTATTTATCTCACTGCGATTATACATTACTGAGAAACAAGATGGACAGTTCATAGGAAGACCTTTAGATTCAAAATTCTTCTAACCAAATTCTCATAGAAAGAAATGTCATCGGCAACTGGGTAAAATTGATTATCAAGTGTTATGCATTGATTTGCGCTCTGCCCTGGTTGCCATATTTCTGAATAAGACCAACCATCATTATAACTAGTGAAATCATAGCTTTTGCCATCTACTACAATATTAATTTCATAGTCATTAATACGCTGGCTAGGATATTCTGCAAATCCCCAGAATCTAGTATTCTCTCCATCATCTAGACAGTAAGGGTTTTGACATTCCACTTCATAATACCTAGGACCTCCCTTAGGCTCTCGTTCTTTGAATGTAAGTGGAGTTAGGCAGACGGGGCAGTTCATAGGAAAGTTAGTATAGTTGATAGTTTATGTACGACGTTGGATGGAGTGACGTTGGGAATGGTAGGCAACTCAAGCACGACTCTTTGAGTAAATTGTGCATCATCTGCTTGTAAAATTTCAGTGATACGACATTCCTGACCAGGATATAACAATTGAACTGAATATCTATTGTTACTTATTGATACTGCCAAACAAATCATACTTAGTTCTTGAGTCTTAACATCTACAGTATGACGAACCATAACTGGACATTTATGACATTTCCAAACCTCAAGAAATTGGGACAGATTGTCTTCTAGTTGTGCCAGCTCGCATGGTTGTTGGCAGAAGTGACAGTTCACGAGAACACCAGTAGCATTCTTATTTTAGCCTCAACATTCTGTGGCGTCATCTCAGGAAAGATATCTCCCTTGTCAGCATCAAACTGCCTAATGCACTGTAAGTCCTTATTGACTTTCTCACCAGGAATACCGGGATCTCCGATATACCAGAGCGAAGCAATCTTCCTATCAGGAGTGCAGCTCCATCGATACGTCTCTCCATTAATTTTGGTATAGAGATTGATTCCGCTTATATTTCCGCTTTGATAATGTAGATATTCAGATTGACAATGATGACAAAAATAAACGCTCATACCATATCTACTTACTTCTTCTAATGGAGCATATGGCGCGGGGCGTCCGCAGAACTTACATGGTTTAGGTAAATGATGCTTTTGAAACTGATTATCATCACTCATAGGAATATCATTAATTTTTGAAGTCTGTCCAATAGATTTTCAGAAGTATCAGCTTTAATCCGAGAGGTTTGTATCACAAACTTCCAGGCATTCATCATGGTCTTGTTTGCATATTGGTCATGAATTTTATAAACTCTAGATTTTGATTCATTTCCAAAATTATCTATTGCATATGGAAGGACATACATATGCTGGATAGCCGCGCGATTATCCGACTCCACTTCATAGTGATTGATTTCGTGAACGTTGGTAGCCCCTTGCAACTCAACTTTGGTAGGACAAAAGTATACGTTGACTTTTGCCACCTGACGGTACTGTAATACTTTACCGCACAGTGGACAGGTCCTAATTTCAAAATTAATCATAGCTGGGGAGGGCTCCATCCTATATTGTATGTCTTTTGAGGCGCAGAGTCAAGGATCACGAGAACACTAAGTACATCTTTATGCGGTTAACAACCTCTTGTGTATCGTGCCAAGGCAAATAGAGTGCCTTCTCCAACGTTATAAGATGTTTTTCAAATTGATTGGGTCCTTCTAACCCATCTCTCCAGTCTGTAGTGCAAATTCTTGTTTTCTTGGCATCTTCAGTATCCCACATGGTTATGTCATATGGTCCAACTTCTAGAGAGAATATCTCTGGATTATTATTATATGGATTAACCCAAACAGAAGCATGACTAATGTTAACCATAATTTCCAAATCTTCTATCCAAGTTTGTTTTTTAGGGCATTGGAGAATTTCTTTATTGAAAGTAACTTCCATTAAATTATTACAAATAGGACAATTCATGAGAACAACATTAGGGTATCTAGTTTATCTTCCATCAAATCAAGATTCTTAAAATCAGTTTTAAGAACTCTGTCAATTTTAACTGCATCGTATAACAAACAATAATCTAATTTATAAACAATAGTGTGTAAATCATCATAGTTTATTCTAACGTAATACTTACCCAACATAAATTCTTGTCTAGATATTGTGGTTGGATAGTTATTATAGATTGCTATAAAGCGAGCCATATCACTCACAGCACAGCCTGATGCCGTACACCAATACGCAGTGTCATTTAGGGCTTGATGAGACATCAGCTTTGCAGCGCAGAAGGGACAATTCATTTCCAAATTTTGCCAGCGACAATAAGACCAATTGTTCTGTGAGATACTCCGTATTTCTCTCCCAATAATCTGTGAGATTGACCACCATTTTTATAATCTAATCTTATGAAGTTAACAATTTCATAAGTAAGCTTTGCATTTGGGTTATTTTCACCCTGAACTTTTAGAGCAACTGATTTAGATATCTTTTTGGAAGTTTCGATAGATATTGTTTTCCCAAAATTTGCATTATTAGCACCAGAATGTGCGAGAGACATTTTTAATTTAGTATCTTTAGATGCGCATTTGCCACGCTTTATCACAGACATTTTCTTTTTACTTTCTTCTGAATGTTTGCCGTGTGAACCGCCTTCTTTGATATTATAACCAAATTTATTATTTCTGGTTTCTAAAAGATTTATCCAAAAAATCTCAGCAATGTCTACCTCCTCCTGAGTTGTAAAATTTTCGATGGGCACAAACTGAAATTTATCTATTCCATATTTTTGCATTGCTAGATAAATGGGATATTTGTATCTAGTTGAATTATACTTGTGCCTGCTCCATCTACCAAATGGATTATCTGTCTGACCGACATATAATTTACCGTTTATAATATTTTTGATTATATAAATAAAGTGCATTAGCTAAAAATTATATAAAGAGATACTACTTCTTTTAATTTGGTTAAATCAGGGAAATCTGGAATTAGCATTTTTGGTATGTCAATATACGATGACTTGCCTTCTTTCATACAATTAATTCTACATTTCTGTAGAACAAAATCTATCTCTAAAAATCTTGAATATTTTGGATTCAAAGATAGCTTCATAAAATCTACTTTACCAGTTTCTTCATTAACTTTTAGTTGTAGAGTATGATTCATTCCCCTATTACAGGTACGCTCTTTACAATAGGTTAAAGTTGCTGAATTTGGTGCTACGGGCTCTAATTTTCTTAAATTACGAAGCTTATTGCCACAGATTGGGCAGGTCAGAGTATCGTCCATGTATCAGTATATAACCCACGAAATCGAGTAATAATGTCGCATCCTTACAATAAAAGAAAAGATAAGGAAAATATGAAATTATTTGACAGAGTTGAATGGTACTACAAACTGGCACAAGAAACCACTTCACCACATCAAATACTTAAATCTGTTATTCAGAATATTATTAAAACCGTCGAGTCACGCCCACATGCTTCTGCAGAAGAGAAGGGCGACCTACTTAAAGTACTTAAAGAAGCTACCAGTAATGGAGAACCTGATGGTAATGTTGATGCTACCTGGTCTGCAAAATTAGCCAAACTAATGGATCAAGTTAATTCATTAAGAGGGGATGAAGATCAAAAGGATCAAGATAAAGTGGGACACGATGTGTTTCATACTTTAGAATACGCCTGGAAACATATAGAGAGTTGTGGGCACAAAGCACACGTGCAAAAGCCAGTAGGAACCAGTAAGTTAGGAAAATAACGTATAGGTATCTAATTTCTTTTTAAGCAATTCAAGATCATAGAATGGAAGTTCCAGCAGACTATCTATCTCACATACTGGTTTAGATAATGACATTGGTTCCATATCTGGAGAGTTCTCAAAAATTCCAATCACGTTCTTAAAAATCATTGTATAATTACACTTACTACTTATCAAGCTTCTGCGATAGAACAAATTAATATAGTACTCATCAATCCTAAAAGAGTCAGCCAACATATTATTAGAAGCATCATACAATCTTCTGTGTAGGGTATTATATTTTGGAAACTGACAGTTTCTACATTCCCTTAATGTGAGCAAATCAGAATTGGTATGACTAGCCCAAACTAATGGTTGATGGCAAAAAGAGCAGTTCATGAAAATGTTATGTAAGTTTTTAACTTTTTAATCAAATGTTTATAATCAGAGAAATCAGGTTCAAAATATGGCAAGTGCTGACCTTCTGTCTTACTAGTATTTCTAATCTCTAGATCTTTAATAAGCGGAGACCATATTACTATTACTCCATGTGTTAATGGAATTGATACCAATGATAATTCATCATATGAGTCCATCAGAGAAATATAGTATATTTTGTGATCTAATTTATTGGTACATTCTTTCTGTAAGCAATTACTTTTTTCGGAACCTAAAAATGAATTGCACAATGGTTCTTTACAGATTGGACAGTTGATTGGCATTTTCATGATGAATGGATTCCGTATATTTTTTATACATAAGCATGTATAGATTCAAGAGAAGTTAAGAAGATGAGTGTAGTTAGAAGTAAATTAGAACATAGAACGATACTAGATTTTAGCAAGGGCAAGTTATCCAAGAATTTAGTTAAGAACTCGCTGCGACAAGTGGATGTACTAGATTGTGTGTCAGCTCCTGGAGTTCATAAACTGATTGTCAACAGAATAAAAGTTGGCATGTATATGATTCAATTATGGTTTTCAGATAGAGACACTTCTAGAAATAGAAGAAAATTAAAAGAGTATGGGAAGTTCAATATTCATATTTATGAAGAATGCGCTTCTGGAGATTACAGATTGATTAGATTAAACCGTGATGTTAGATTTAATAACCAGTACTGGGCATCACTTAATAAAAAGTCAGGCTTAATGGCTAACTCTCTCACTGATGCAATTGTTCATTGTAATAGACTCAGTCGTTTAAAAGCATTCTTATGAAAACATATTGTATATTTTTATCTTATTGATTAGCTGCTCTTTATTGTGAGTATTGGTTAGATTAACGGCAGGAACACTCAAGTCCATGAGGTCCTCTAGTTTCTGTGTAAAATCAGCGCGGAATATTCTAGATGTGCCAGTGGTAAAGTCCGTGTTAATATGGAAGAAAGAGTTATCTAAGCTGAACCCAGCAAACTCACGAAACATCCAACAATTGTAAGTACCATCATCATTAATATTCAGTGCAAATGAATAGAAGCAAATCTTCTTCTTCAAATTATCAATAGAAGAAAAAACAGATGGCGTATGACTCGTTGCTGCCATAGTCATATTGCTGCTACTGAGACTAGGAGCTGGAGTACTTGGTTTTATAAGTCGAGTGTCTATATCGTAATTGCAAACGGGACAAGTTTTGCACACAATAAATGGTTTGGCATAAATAGACCAAAATCGGTCACCAAGTTCATAGGTGCCATCAAACTTGAAGTTAGCATATACTCTACCCTTAGGTTTGTCTTTGAGGCGGATGCGTAGTTCGTCTGGACTAACGGACAAGCTCATTCCCACTAACTCTGCACTACCAACAATCATTGGTCGTTGACAGATCAGACACTTATTACGATAGTTTAATAGCTCTTGTAAATTCATGAAAATATCAAGTAAGTTTTCATCTTGGTGAGAAAATGTTCCTTGTTCCTAAACCTATATCGTGGTAGCAACGGAAGTACGATTGAACCAATAGAATCAGCTCCCCAATTATTTTCTAGACTATAATCTTTTTTACCATATGTCAAGGCGCTTTTATTTTCTTTAAAACTAGATGCCATCACATACCAATTGATATTATCACTACAAGATAATACTTCATTCTCAATAGGGAATGAGTAAATAAATTCTTTAGTTAAATCAAATCGTAAACACTCACTTTTAATATAAGTAAGACAGCTGCAAAAAGATTCTATCCAAATATCATTCTCTGTTAAAAATTTTAATAATCTGGGCTCATCATTTGTTTTAAACTTATTGGTCTTATGAAATATTTTAAGTTTGAGAGTCTTTTTGTAAGTAATTCTTAAATTCATTTCTACATACTCTGGTGTTACCAGAGGAGTTATCTCTACATTTTTTTCTTCATCAGATTTAGATCCTCTTCCTGTAGTAATTGATTTTCTAGTTACTATTTTAATAGTAACCGCTTCGCCACAACTGAAACAGGGATTATTATAAGTAATAAAATCTTTAACAGTAAATTTTTTCATTATTCTAATTTACTCTTTGTATGAAGAAACGAAACAATGAACCCATGTAAGTTCCCATTAAGCACATCATCGGCATCCCTAATCTCATGTTCAGTACGATGATCTTTAACAAGTTGATAAGGAGAAAGCGTGTATGTACGCATTTGATTACCAAAAGCATTTTCTGATTGTGATAAGAAGTATTTTTCTTTTTCGGACATTTGCTTCTTCAGTTCTATGTCATACAACTTAGCTTTAAGCATTTTTAGAGCCGTTCGTTTGTTAGCGTGAAAGTCTCTTTCCGTTCTAACGAAGATATGTATACCACTAGGAAAATGCTTTAATCTAACTGCCGAACTTACCTTGTTCTGGTTTTGACCTCCAGGTCCACCAGAAGTTTGAGCTGTTATTTCCATATCTTTATCATTTATCTTTATGTCAATTGTGTCTTCAATGTCAGGCACAACAGCCACAGCGGCAAAAGAGGTATGTCGAGCGTCGCCAGAGTTAAAAGGAGAGTTACGGATCAGTCTATGAACTCCAGCTTCTCCCTTAAAGAAACCATATGCATAAGGACCATCTATCCTTAGAGATACAGAATCGGTACAGATGCCGCCATGCTCTTCAGATGGCTTCATGTCTAATATCTCTAGTTTGAATTTATAACTATCTGCATAGCGAGAATACATACGGAGCAGCATAGTAACCCAATTGGCTGCCTCCAAGCCTCCTGCGCCTGCGCTGATGGTCAAAATGGCAGGGTTGTTATCTGTAGGATCATTCATCATTTCTTGAAACTCAATTCTGGACAGAATCTCTTCTACCAAACTGATTTCAGGAATCATAGCCTCTGTTTCTTTAGGCATGGTATTCAGGCACTCTTGAAAGAAAGATACCTGCTCTTTGAGGTATGCCAACTGCTCTAACAAATCGGATAGCTTCTGCCTTTCCTTCATAAGATCGGCAGCTTCTTTAGGATTGTCCCAAAAGTTAGGGTTGTTGACGAGACTATCTATTTGTTCCAATCGCAATGTGTGCTGATTGACTGGAACCATTTTTTCCAGGGATTTTATTTTGCCCTGGCAGGATTCAATTAATTGTATTATAGTTTTCATGAGAAGGTAACCAAAGTTTTTATGCGTGTAATTATCTTATCTCTACCCATACCCTCTAGATTCATAATCTTTGTTCTAAGGGGTTCGGTGTTCGCATTATCGCGGAGGTAAATGTTGGTAGAGTTAAAGATCCAGTCATTCTGAACCCAGAGATTGTCTACCACAAAACTCTCCATATATAGTCGAACACTTCTAATTTTCCAAACTGAAGGTTCGTTCGGTACTGAGTCACATCTAAAGTTATCGCTAGAGATACAGTAATTTAAACCACATGATCTACTGGGGCAGTATAGCTCAATGTGTGGTCCCAAATTTTCGAATGTCTCTTGTACCAAAAAGCAATCTAGTATTTCAGTACTGCGATCTTCTTTATTTAAAAGATCGAACTTAACGAGATTAGTTCTAATGTCTATTTCTACATTAGCCTCTAACTCAAAGCCCGGCGTCGTATGCTTCATGTGAAATTGGAATTTACCATCTTTTTCCTTGGACTTTATAATAGGAACATCATTGGAAGAACGGCTGAAATTGATGAATATTATTTCCAATTTGCCACCACAGAAGACGCAACTTTCTTTTATCTTAAAGAAGTCTTCTATGCTGTCAAAATAACATTTCATACAAAAACTAATAGCCTCTTTATCCTACTCAATGCTTCTTGTGGATTTTTGAGATCCATAGGAATCAATGGAATATATTCGTCATTAATGGATCCGTCAACTAAGTGTGCAGTGTAATGAGTTTGTTTGGTTGAATAAATACTAGTGATTTCATACAAGATTCCGTTTTCTTCTAAACTAACTCTTTCTGAGTTTAATAAAACTTTAGTTAATTTCTTATCAGTTAAATCAATACATATTTGCCAAGTACATGAAAATAAGAAACACTGTTCACATTCTGCTCTTAGACCCTGATATAAAGTCCCAGAGCGGGGAAGAGGGTTAGGATTAGATGCTATAATTCCCTTAACCCTCCCGCCTGTATACATATGCCGTGTAACTTCCCTACCGTAAACCTCTATTTTAATTTCGTTGGTATGTGGGTCGATAGTTAAAATATCCTCATTGTTTCCGCCAGACAAGTAAAAAGATATTTTTTGTTTGCCTCCCTGCCACACAAAATCTTCTACCATAAACTCATTGTTAAAAGTAAGCGTGGAGTCACAGAATGGGCAGTATTTGTGATATTCTAGCGCTTGCTTGATGTCAGTGAAAGATATCATGAGGATGACGAGTCGTAATATTCATCGAACACTTCTTCGGTAAGTCCTGCGTCAATCAAAATAGGACGACCATCTTTGGTTCCCCAGGAAGATATCCTAGCAATGTCTCCTGCCAGTAAATCAAATTTTTCGCCTAGACGTTTCATTTCTTTATAAACCTCTGAGTCGGCAACCTTATCAAATCCTTTAGGCTTTTCTGAGGTGGACTTCAAACCATATCTAAGAGCCTCACCAAAATCATCAAAATCTAGCCCAGTCATCTCTTTGAAATCTTTGGTAGTTATCTTGTCTAAATAGTGTGTTTCTAGCCAGGAGTGATTCTTTGCGCAACTGATGATTTCATTGATGAACTTGGACTTCATCTTAGGGTTGCATTCCACTTCGTTTTGAGCAATTCCTTTGTCATTCTTAGCCATTTTAACAACTGTCTTATCAGGTGTCAAATACACAATTCTGGAGGAGCCAGAGGATAAGTGCTCTAAGTTTTTCTCAGCATATTCCTTGCGGGCGGTATACGTTTCCAGCCCTTCCAAGTTCTTTAGGATTGTCTTTAGATCCTTAGAATCGGCAGGCAGCTCTTCGCTTTCGGCTAGCGATTGGAAGAAATGGGCTAATTTGAGCAACTTATTGATATCCATACGATAATGCAAACTTAGTAATATTACGTTATATTTTAGAATATGAACAATGTATCTAAGGAAGAATACCTAAGACTTATTGAAGAATATGTCAATGACCAATATGGTGATAATGATGGCGATGAAACAACCTTAGACGTTGGAGCATTTGAAGGGGGATGGATCCCCGCCGATCCACCTGCCAAAGAAAGAATGAAAAATGCTCTAGGTGGGGGCAGTAGCTGCATTGATTTAACCACCGCTAAGAAAGATAAGATTTCAGACGCACTTTACAAATATCACAATATAAAGGTTGGGGAATTCATTATTAGAATTGAAGAATATCACGGCAGACCTGGTAAAACTGGTAAGACTGTTAACCTAACAATGGACGTTTCAGTATGGGAAGAAGTATACAGGACCCCATCTGGTACCCCTTGTAAAATGACATATCGTAAGAATTTCCACCAAGATAATAAATTTGACAAACGACCTTGGCTAAACTACTTTAGTAATAGTGGAGATGCTCATAACATCCCAGCAGATACAGTAGTTGATGTTATTAGATGGATGCAAGCTCTTAAGAGAATGACTGCGTTTCTTTAAGAGAACAATATTAATTTTTCTAATCTTTTCAAAGTCTCATCATGAGATGTAAATGGAATTAAACCTGTATGCAAATGATTAGTTAATTCATCAGTTATATATTTATTTTCTCTCAAAGATTTAACTTTACCATAATTAATAAAAGTTTCCTTGGATTTATAGTATGTTACCATGCTGTATACTTTATAGCCACCTAACATTGCTGGCTTAATTAGCCAACATTGTTCAGTGTGAACTGATAATTCTCCAATAGAGCAATTTTTATAATCAAAATTCAAAGGGTTAGTTGCATAATTATATCTTTCACAACTATTACAGTGTTTGTAAATCTTATAACCAGCCAAATTTTCATCTAAACTTTTGAATCGATCCATTAGAAATCGTGGAGATACATCCTCATATCTAATTTCATCGTGAGTAAAAAATTCTATTCTAAGAGAGTTGTCATCGAATCCAAAAGAATAACCAACCTTGTAGTGCTTCTGCTTTTTGGTCAAACCATCTAACGGAAACAGAATCAACATACGATTATCTTCAAACCTAATTTTTTGTCTTCTGTTAGAGTGAAATGCAATGTTCAATGGGTTTTGACAGATAGGGCACTCTTTTTTATAATCAAGGAATTCGCGTAGTTTCATGGGATAGTCTTACAGCATCTAAAACCGGTATCATAATAGGAAAATGTGGGTCCATGACCATCTGTTCGGGGGCTGCAACGATTTCTAACGCCATGTGGGTGTCCACCCTTAAATACAGATACATAAGGTGTGCCGCCTGATGAAACTGCCCACTCATCGGCATTCCCCGTCATATCATATACTCCATATGGTGAGATACAGTTTGGCATTGAACCGGAAGGAACAGTTTTATCTAGTTGCTCAAAGGTATGTGTTGCTGGGTCTTGCCAAGGTAAATCTATACGGCAAGCATTGGTATCACGAACATACCCATAAGGGTATGGAAGATCACTTGGACCTCGACAAGCTTGCGTCCATTCTGTATCTACACAGAGACGTTTACCTTCTGATTCACAAGTCGCTTTAGCTTGATTCCAAGTAGTTTGCAATTGAGGTTTACTTCCTAATTTATTTGGATATTCGTATTTATCAATACAAAAATTCATGTGTCTAGTCTGACCTTTACAGACCGTTGGCTTCTGGAACTCCCCGCACCTCATCGGAGAACTCCACTCTTCACAAGTACCAGCATCGTCTTTCTTTACACAAAGAGGAGCATCTAGCCATTTGAGGCAAATCTCTTCTAGATTTATGCAATATTCTCCGGTTATTTGAACCATATCAGATGGGCAGGTAGATACTGGTTGCACCACAACATCATCTAATGTCAGATCTATAGGGCTAGAATCTTTTGTTATTGTCTGTGCTCCAATCCGAGATGAAAATTTCTCCGTAGCACAACTCGTTAAAACCAACAAAACTAAAATACAAATACTACTGCGTCTCATGCAACCTCGCACCCATATAATATAGCCACAGTGGGGCGAAGTGCAACTAAGAAAACAATAACAGCGTCTTGAGTTTATTCAGTAAAAATTCATGCTCCAGAGGATACCTTAAAAATTTCTCCGAATTCATTTGTATAACTTGCTGCGTCCCCAAGATGTAGGGTGGCATTGGCATATTGTAAGTAATGCTAGTAGTCTCTGTTGCAAAATCAGTTTTGAAATAATACTTCATTCTCATACCATTGAGAATGAAGTATTCCGATATAAGAGTAATTGGTTTTAGCTGCATCATGTCCATGTCAAAAATAATAGGTCCTGTAGATAATTGGTATCTGTACTGACAGCTGGAATGATGGGAGCACTGCAATCTTAGATTGATATTGAATCCAGTTTGTAACTGTTGAGTAAAGTGTCTCTTAACAAAATCATCCGGTGATGTACTGTATTCCGTGACTGTAGAGACTCCACCCGTTTCATAATATTCAGACTTAATACTACAGGACGGATCTTTTAAGTTAGCAAGTATAAGAAAATATACCTGTCCTGATGGAGAAAGACGAGATTCCAAACAGCATGGGAAGGCTACCTGATCTCCCCCTTTAACTAACTTATAAGCACTCATTGGCTTGATAACAGTATAATCATCATCCATATGAATACCATGATTGAATACGATGGATAAAGGATTACCGCATAGACAATTAGTCCTGAAGTTGAAGAGCTGCTCAAATGTCGCAAGTTGCATGATCGTCTATATAACTCCCTCCCCCTATAAGATCCCCCATGCGAATGTCGAGATCGGGTTGGGCAAAAAGAAAAAATAAAGAGCGGCAAACTTTGACATTTGCCGCTCTAAGATTAAGCTATGGGTTGTGTACGCTACCGAACTAACAGACCTGGTAGTGGGTCATTACATAACTACCCGACACTCGGATTATTAAAATGGTGCTTTGGTTACTAAGCCTGGATTTTTAACTTGTAGGTAAACTTCTTTAATAGCGTCGGCAGTTCCTGGTTTGCTATAAGTCTTTTTGAACTCACTAATGGCTTTTTGGGTCTCTGGACCTAATATGCCGTCTACTTTTATTGGAAGTATTTTACCGTATGGTACTAATATTTGGTTTAATTGATCTTGAGTTTCTTTTGAAACAGATGGTGCGGTCGGAGCAACAGTTGCGGGAGGAGCAGGTGCATCCTCTTTGGTTACCATATCTTTCCAGCTTTTTAATGGCTTATCTTCTACTCCGGACAATTGCTCACGCAAAGTAAGCTTCCTACCACCAGGCGTTCCTGGTGAACCTGGAGTTTTAACGGTTGGTCCAGTCAATGTTGCTTGTGGTACTGGTATTTGTCCTTGTGCTATTGCTTGTAAGAATGTAGCGCGGTCGCCATAAACGGCAAGTTTCTCAAATTCTTCAGCTCTTTTTAACAATGAATCATATTTCTTCATATTTAAGCACCTTCTGAAAATACTACAAAATATATGTTGTTATGCCTAGCATTATTCATCATCATCGTCATCTTCTTCTTCATTTTCAGGGAGAGGGTAACAATGATCATCGTCATGGTTAATGGGTATTTCTTCTAATAATTCTCCCAATCCCTCTGATTCGGGTCTGAGTTTATCCCCAAATACACCTTCATCAATACCATTTCCCTCTAGATTTTCTACTCCAAATAGTTCTAATGCACCTAATCCTTCAGGGCGCCTTGGACTCAAATGGAAATGTGGCTTTGGATTCTCTGGGGTCTGAGTTTGAGGCGGGGCAAGAGGGTGTGGGAATGGTGAACAGGCTGAATTGGAGCCTTTGATGCCATTTATCAAATTCCAAATATTGAGTCGCATAACTGGCAAAGTTAGTCCAGGAGGACCGAAGTTATTTTTTTCTACACTGGCAAGACCCGCCTTGGCAAAAATAACAATATCAGCCAGGTTTCGGTTGGTATAATCCCTGAAGTCAGGTAGCACCACCAAAATTCTCAGACGCTGGAGGTGCACATTACTTGGATAATTTGGATCTGCCGCCACTCTAGCATTGAATTCAATTAGACTCATAGCCTCATTGATTTCTAATTGCTTTGCTAAAGTAGATTCAATACTTTGGTTTTGGCTGGTATCAGTTTGCAACAAACCCAAAACACTTGAGTTAATGGTGTCGTTGACAAAGATGATAATTCCTGGCATTTGACTCATAATTGTATGATATTTTATCCCATTGACAATTTAAAGGATCGTGATTAAGTTGTCATGACATATTTTGGAGAAACCATGATTGATAATCCTACTTTTCGTTTTGCTATTAGAGAAGACTTATCAGACCAAGAAGATAAGTTTGTACCGTCACGTGGCACTGAACGTGCGACTGGCTGGGATGTGCGAGCCGCAATGAAAGACCATCAAAATCTAGTAATACGTGCAGGTTTCTATTACAAAATTCCGCTGGGGTTTCGCGTTTTTGCGCCTGAAGGCTGGTGGTTAGAACTACGTCCCCGTTCCTCAACCTTTGGCAAAAAGCAATTACATTCTTTATATGGTGTTATAGATGAGGACTACGAAGGCGAGTGCCTATTTGCCTGCCAATATCTACCGGATATTAGAAGCATGGGCGCGGACCTCACAATTGAATTTGGAGAAGCCATTGGTCAGATTCTTCCCGTCAAAAGACAAGAAATGCAAGTCGAGAAAATCTCGAACGAAGATTACCAACGTGCATGTCAGGCAAGAAATGCCAAAAGAGGAGCTGGGGGCTTTGGCTCAACAGGAAAGTAATATGATAGATTTATTTGATAACAGCAAACATTACGAATTGGATCCAGAGAGCTTGAAAAAGAAAGATAATCCAACCGCTCACAAAGAACACGCCCGCACACTATTGGGAGCTAGTGGAAGCACTGGTCCTATGGGAGCGACAGGGTATATGCCACCCACGGTGGTGGGAGTTACTGGACCCACAGGATCTGCAGGGCATACATTCAGACCCATCGTAACTCCAGAGGAAGAGGATGTTATTAAAAAGTTCTTTGATGCGAACCCTCAACTCAAGGCTGACAAAGAAAGTATAGATAATTCACGCTATGTAACTAGCGTTTTTGTTGAAGGAAATGATAGAACTTATAAATATGATCCAGATGTTGAGTGGATTCAAACCTATTCGGGCAGACGTTTTTGTCCAACCAATCCTAATCCAGACGCTATTGTCATTCAAGATATTGCTCACTCACTAGCCATGCAGTGCCGCTTTAGCGGGCATGTAAAGAAGTTTTATTCAGTAGCTCAGCATAGCGTATTAGTTAGTTACATCTGTGACTCTGCTGATGCTCTATGGGGATTGATGCATGACGCTTCAGAAGCTTACCTAGTAGATGTGCCGCGACCGCTAAAGCGCTCCGGTAAGTTTGATGCTTATTTAAGGTTTGAGGCAGAAATGCAAAGAGCCGTTTGTACCAGATTTGGATTGCCAGAAAAAGAACCGCCTTCAGTCAAGAGGGCTGATACCATATTACTAGCCACAGAAGCTAGAGACTTAATGTCGCCACTACATCCAGATTGGACTCAGGCATGTGATCCATTACCATTCAAGATTGATCCATTGCCACCAGATAAGGCTAAAGATCTATTCATGAAGAGATTCTTTGAATTGACTGGAATGCCTGGAGCCTATGAACATTATCTGGATTATGAATACAATAACTCTTGATATAGATATATTTATGAAAAATCCTCAATTTGATAAAGCTAAAGCTCAGATAGAAGCTCTCTTTAAAGTAAAGATGGCTGAAGCTGAAACAAAAGAGCAAGAGACAGAAAAGAAAAATTTAGTTGCCAAGGCAAAAGCTGAGCGTACCCACGCACTTAAAGAATTGACAGCAGCTTTACCTAAACCCAAATACTACTACGATGTTAAAGTAGAGTGTATGTTGCCTGCCACTTTGACCTATAGAGTTCTAGCTGAAGATGCTCAGCAAGCGGCTGAACTGATTAAAGGCAAAAGTCCAAACTCTGTCCAACATAAGTTGATTGGTAGGAAAGAGATGGTTCTTAGAGTTTACGATGCTAGTAGTACGATGATGAGATTTATGAAAAAGCTATTGGGGGGCTAAATGTATAAGGATTATCTTAGAAGACTTCCTACAGCAAAAGGTTTTGGAGTTTTCACAACAGTAGTTATTCCTGCCAAAGTACCTATTGTAGAATTTAAAGGTGATTTGTTTTTAACAGATCAAGTTAAACATGATAGTGAATATATTCTTCAGATTGGTATCAATACCTTTTTAGGTCCATCCGGAGAAATAGACGACTATATTAATCATAGCTGTAATCCGAATTGCTTAGTTCATATTGTTGGTAATAGAGCTATACTTTATTCCATGTATCTCATTCCAGCTAATATAGAATTAACCTTTGATTATTCAACAACTGCTACCGACACTCCAGAAGAGTGGAGCATGTCTTGTCAGTGTGGATCTTCCAATTGCCGAAGAACAATTAGCGGATATAATACATTAGATCGGCAGGCAAAGGATAGTTATAAGAATGCTAATGCGCTTCCGTTGTACATAACTAATCCAAGTATGGTTCAAAAGAAATTCTAATATTTAAGAGGAAAGATGAGTTTATTATATTATGTAATCGATACAGAAACTACTGGATTAAAAGCTGGCTATAATGAAATGACCGAAATAGGTATCATACGTTGTACAGATCGTGTGCAACTATGGCGACAAATCAGATGTGAATATCCTGAAAGAGCAAACTTCGATGCTCTTGCCATTACCAAAAAGACTATGGCAGATTTGGATAAAGGGTTTAACAAAGAAGCAGTAGTTGGAGAGTGTAATAAGTTCTTTGCAGAAGATGGGGCAACTTCGGCTCATCGATGCATCGTCGCACACAATGCACCCTTTGATAGGCGCTTTTTGCATGCTCTTTGGGAATCATGTGGTTTAGAATTTCCAGCCAACTTATGGCTAGATACCATCGCCCTAACTAAGGACTACGCCAAGAAAGTAGGGCTGGTTGCACCAAATGTCAAGCAATCTTTTGCCTTACACCCAGCTTGTGACTTGGTGGGAATCAAAAAAATCTCTGAAGCTCACAATGCTAAAGTCGATAGTAGAAACACTTTCTTACTGCATCGCCATCTTGTGGAAGAGAAGAAATGGGATTACCTTCCTTTCGTCAAGACAGCTGTTCATACTGTAACGACACAGCCAGTTGCAGATGATGATGAGGGATTAGATCCATCATTACTTGATTTATGAAAAGCCCTAGCCTCGATAAACTGTACGCCATATTAAATAAGCATATATTATTAGCTCAGTCTTATACTGAGATTGATGGATTAGAGTTTATCATTAAGTCTTGCAGATTAAAACCATATTCATACTTCTTTGAAGATAGAGATGAGAGAATAATTCTACATCGTCATTGGTTTGATGAGTTCGGAAATTCTATCAAAATAGATAAGAACAAAAGAGTTAGAATAGTCTATGGAGATCTTTCCTTGGATCAAAATAAGGCTGTGTGTACAGATTTGTACCATGGTCTGTCTATGGAGAAGGTTGCTAAGATGAGCAAGCTGGCTTATCTATTGGCGGGTAAAGATGAGGATTTGTACGAGGACTGTTTCTTTTTAACTTTCCTAGGGATTGACAATTATCTCAGGTGCTACACCTATCTGTATAATGAATGGCATCAGGTTTCGCCATTGATACTAGGAATGAAGCATTTAAAAAACATCAGTAAAAACGCGGATATCAAGCATTTTCTGGAATTAAAAAACAAAGATAATATGCCGGTACCTTGCATTTCGGTAAATGAATGGATAACATTGATGCCACCCAATGCCGAATTCACGGCAATTATCGAGAAGCAGCATGAAGTTGTCTCTCAATTTTTTAGAAAGTAACGTATGAATAACAGAGATAGACTGGAATTTGAAGGTGAAGTGCTCGATGCGAACAAAGGAAAATTTAAGGTCAAGGTTCATGAGAACATGATCGTCCTTTGTACTTTGAGCGGAAAAATCCGCATGAACTCCGTTAAGATTTTAATCGGAGACAAAGTTAAAATTGAAGTTTCAGAGTATGATACTACGCAGGGTAGAATAATTTACCGCATCAAAGCCTAAGCTTCTTTTCTAGGCGCGACAAAAAGCTAACCAACCTTTGCAAAAGCGAAGGGGCGGCGGCTGTCTGTGCAGAAACATGGGATGGCTCAACTAGAATACTATGTATATCTATACTCATGTGCTCTCAGGCGTCATCAAATTCTAATTTCTCTAAAGTTACCTTGATGTTAGGCAACTCCTTCAAAAGGTCCATATTTTCTTTTAGATCCTTAAGAAGGTAAGAGTCGTAGTCCTGTATCGAAAATAGATCAGGAAAGACTATTTCAACTTGTGGTAACAGGTAATCGACACTGGCGTGAAACCTAATGTCTTGAATTAAACCAATTTGGCGATCACCTACGAAAACTTTGGTGGTCCCAGTAGTTGGTCCTACAATTATCTTTAATTCTTTATCCATCTTAAAACTCCTGATAGGTGGCAAAATAAACCACCATATATATACGATAATATGAGGGATGATATAGGTTGCGCGGTGCTCAAATTGCGGAGGCAAAATGATTCGTGAAGGCTTAACATTTGATGATGTGCTACTTGTTCCTCAACACTCCACCGTAGAAAGTCGCTCCAAAGTAGACCTTTCTGTTACTTGGGGAGATTTACACTATAATCATCCCATTATTCCTGCCAATATGAAAACCGTAACTGGTTTAGAAATGGCAACAAAAGTAATTGAGAGTACTGGTCTAGCCATACTACACCGCTTCATGCCTATTGAAGAGCAAATACAGGCAGCAAAATTTTTAAACGATAAGTTCAAAAATAAGCATTTCGCAATGTCTGTAGGTGTAAAATCATCTGACCGTGAAGCAGTCAAACGCTTCATGGAAGTGGGTGTTAGGATGTTTTGCATCGATATTGCCCATGGCGATTCCAAACATTGCCTGGATATGATTTCCTGGATTAAAAATAACAGCATGATGGGCGCCTTTGTAATTGCTGGAAACGTGGCTACAGGTCATGGAGCTAGACTATTGTGGGAAGCTGGCGCTGATGTAGTTAAAGTAGGCGTTGGTCCAGGCAGTTTGTGCACCACTAGGATTGAGACAGGTAATGGTGTTCCTCAGCTAACCGCCCTAATGGATGTAGCAGAGACTCAAAGACAATTACGAGAGCGTGAACGAGCTTCTAAATATCCAAATGAAAAACAGCGTACATTTCCATTCATTGCTGATGGTGGCATCAAGAGTCCTGGCGATGTAGTCAAGGCTCTTTGCTTTGCTGATATGGTTATGGTGGGTAACATGTTCGCTGGTTGTGCAGAAACACCAGGTCAAGTATTGTCAATAGATGGGCGCTCTTTCAAAGAATATGTTGGAAGCTCTACTCATAAAACAAACCGAGTGGAAGGTGTAGCTGCTATCGTTCCTATCAAAGGAACATTCCAAAGCGTCTTGAACAAGCTTATAGAAGGATTACAATCAGGCTGCTCATATCAAGGTGCCCATAATTTGGCTGAACTTAGGGATAATCCCGAATTTATTAGAATCACTGTAGCGGGATTAAAAGAATCCCACCCACATGATGTAATTTTAAAATGAGGATAACATGCCAATCGCACTTAGAATTGTATTAGCTATCGCCACTTTGCTTACTACTTTATTCCTATTGGGATTAGGTGTGTATGGATTAGTTACAGGATCAATAGGGCTAGCTATCACCTGCCTGTTTATGGGAGCAGGTTTCGGTTATTTTGATTACATAGATTACAGATTCTTTTTCATGAAAAAGACTGTTGCAACGACACCTCCACCTAAAGAGTAAGTAATATGAATGGGGAAGAATTAAGTTATTTACAACTACTGGGAGAGATCTTACATAAAGGCTCTCAGCGCGAGGATAGAACTGGTGTTGGTACCATTGGATTATTTGGAACTCAGCTAAGATTCTCTTTGGAGAATAGTAAAGTTCCCATGCTAACTACCAAAAAGATGTTTACCAAAGGTGTAATTGAAGAATTGTTATTCTTCCTACGCGGTGAGACAGACACAAAGAAACTAGAAGCCAAAGGTGTTAACATTTGGAAAGGTAATACGAGCCGAGAATTCCTTGACAAAAGAGGACTTCAGCATCTACCCGAAGGTAGCATGGGTAAAGGTTATGGCTTTCAGTGGAGAAACTTTGGCGGATATGTCGATCAGGTAAGTGATGGCGGCATTGGATATGAACTATATGATATTCCAGGTATCGATCAATTAAAGAGTGTTATTAATACCTTAAAGTATAATCCAACCGATAGGCGCATAATCATGTCAGCCTGGAATCCACAACAGCTACCAGAAATGGCACTGCCACCATGCCACATGATGGTTCAATTCTATGCTGATGCTGGTAAGTTGTCAGCCCAATTCTACATGCGCTCCGTAGATACCTTCCTAGGGCTCCCATTCAATTTATTAAGTTATGCCATCCTGACCCACATCATTGCCCATACCGTGGGCATGGAAGCGAAGGAGCTGGTGTTTGTGGGCGGCGATACCCATATTTATCAGAACCACATCCAGCAGGTAGTTCAGCAGATTAGCCGAGAGCCTTATCCATTCCCAACTATGAAAATAAATAAGAGCTTGACTTGCGTTGAAGACATAGAAGCCTTACAATTATCAGACTTTGAATTTATTGATTATCAATGCCACCCTGCAATTAAAGCAGAAATGGCAGTATGATTACTAGAAAATTGAAATCTATGTCTAATACTCCTATGATTGTTACCAGCGGATTTACCAGCACTCACTTGTTCTTCTATCATGAAGGTGCTGCTGTGAAGATTTATCGTAATAGATTAGTAGTCACTGGAAGCCTTAAGAATGCCGCATTTGCACTTGCTAGAGATGTGTTGAATGATAAAGCAGTTTCCACAAGCTGGAATAACATACTTGAAGCTAATCGTAGTTCTGGCAAATATGTATTGAAATATTTAAAAAATAATAAACCAGATTTTTTTGATGAGCTTAATCAACATTTTCAAAGAATTTGTAACATGAAAGCATTTTGGTGAAACTATGCGTGTTAATGGAAGTTTTACAGATAATTATAATAGACTGTTAGAGATGAATAAGCAATTGGGTGATGATGTTGAAGAGCATCTATTAGTATGGGCGCGCGATGTAGTGGACACTTTAAAAGCGCTTAATAAAAAAGCTACCTATAAAGTAGTTATTACTTTAGAGCCCAACCCTTCTGATGAAAAGGGTACCGATAATGCTAAAATAGAAGTATGGCAAACTGATCAAAGTGAAATGGAAGTTACTCTCCAGGACCACTATTGGGTTGGCGCTCAACACAAACCATTCATTAAAGTAATGTCTGGCAGGCGCGATAATTTAGCGACTTGTATTAAAGAAGTTAATGAACGCATGGACAATATTGCTAAAAGATTAGCAAGCTCCGACATCATTGAAAAAGATGGCAAGAAATATAGATTGGTGGAAATCAAATGATTGGAATTATAGCTGCAGTAACACAAAATGGCGTAATCGGTGTCGAAAACAAATTGCCCTTCGACTATCCTGAAGACATGAAACACTTTAGAACTACGACAGCAAACTCTACTATTATCATGGGACGTAAGACTTTTGAAGGTATCGGAAAGCCATTACCAAAGAGACGCAATATTGTCATCAGCCGAACAAAAGTAGATGTGCCGGGTGTTGAAACTTTTCCAAGTATTTCTGCTGCCGGGGATGCTGGTGCATTCCATGCTTTAGAAGTACAATTTACAAATGAAAAAACTGGTGAGGTAAAGATTATCCCTCAACCCAATACTTGGTTTATTGGTGGAGCCTCAATATATGAAGAGGGCATGCAACATGCTCACAAGATTGTTCTCACCCTAACGCCTGATGTAGAGCTACGTACCCCTGCCATTAAGTTTCCCTGGATCAATCCAATGAAGTTTTCGCTCGACAGCGTGATGCCACTTTCCGAAGGTAGTGTTTTACGACTAGCCACTTATACGGCAGTTAGTGTGTAAAAGTAGAAACAACTGTAATATTAATCAGAGTGTGACCACTTGGAGGATTGGTATTTGGTGATCCGATCCCAACCCAAGTTTCATAAACAGCGCCCGCAACATAGTAGCCTTGCATCTTGTAGTAAGTAATCTCTACTATTCCAGTAATGGAACCAATACTCGCTATACGACCAGAGATAACAGCTCCTTCTGGCACATCAGCTGCACTTTGCGTCGTACTAAACTCAGCATATACCTGACCTTGGCTAGTTCCAATGTTATTATTAATACGTCCAGCTGGTGTCAGTTTAGATGTTAAACCAACTTGAGCATCTGATTGCAGATTGGGCTGTAGCTGTCCAATAAGTATTTGATCATTATAAGAATCACCTTGCGCTCCAGAAGAGGATAGTGCTGGAAAGGCAGTGCCAGACCTTCCCAAAGGTGAAATTGGGCTGCTTAATCCAGTATGTGCTATATTCCAATCAGTTGATGCCATTTATTTATGCCTGTACTTGTACTGATACTCCGTCCCAAGGACCGATTACGAAAGCATAGGTTTGTGTGGTGTTAGCATTAGCTAGCTGTAACCAAAGTTTACCACCATATAGATCGCCACCAACTCCACCCTGAACAGCTTTCAGCCAACGACAACTTCCCTTACGAATTTTGCCTACAGGTGTAGCTCCAGTTAAAAGTGCTTGGTACGAAATACACCATACATCTTCTAAAACGTAAGTATCATTATATGTATTTGCCAGTTTTTCTCTATCATAGTTATTTTGTGAGATAACTACAGTAGCCGAGGCTTGAGCAGTCATTAGACCAAATGTTCCATTTTGAAACGAATCATTGACTCCACCCCAACCACGCCTTCTCCAGAATCTAAAGTAATTATTTCCAATTGAAACATTTTGTGGTTGCCACAAATCTTGGCTTGCTGTTGTAAAGGTTGTAGTTTGAGCGGTTCTACTTGGGGTGAATATCGCATCAGCAGTTGGGCAATACCAAACATATGGATCCACGTCGCCATCTTCTTGGTTATCAACTCGTGTAAATGCAAATCCCATGTACGAGCCAGCATTCACAAATGGCGTTCCAATTGCCAGAGTAAAAGAGCCGTCAGCTGATACTCCAGTACCATAAACATTGTTTACTGCAACAATAGCAGCTTTTCCTATATTATTAATGCTAGTTGAGTTACCAAACCAGTTAGAGGGCGTGTTTACACCACCGGTACCTTCAATTACAAATGTTCCGGCAGTTGGAAATCCATTATTAGTACCTCCGCCCGCAGGTGCGATGATTCCCGTACATCCGGTACTTGTAGATAAACTAGAGAATCTAGAAGTAGATTCTGCATAACCATCTACGCACTGATAATATACTGTGCCCGATGTGGTAGTATTTTGTTTCCAGATAACAATTTCCCTGAAAAATTCAATTGCTGTTGCACTTGGCGTCACTGAAGCGCCCGATAAATCTCCAGTGATAACGTGAGTGTGATCCCAGCCATGAGGGTCTGCTCCATATCCATCTACACGAGGTTGTACTACCAAATAACCTTGTCCTTGCGCAACTGAACCGCCTGTGGACATAGTTCCTGTACCACCAGAACATCCAGTAAAGCTGATTCCATTTGTTCCAGTATAGGTAACGGTCTGAACTCCAGCATTTGTAGTTACTAAAATAGTTCCTGAAGAGTAAAATCCAGTAGTAGAAGTAACGTTTATAACTGATTGTGGAAGAACAGCAGCATTAGAGCCCGATGTGATAGTAGTAGAAAAAGCAGAGGCATCAAACAAATATCCTAGCAATTCTCCTTTGGCTCCAGTTACAGCTTGTGAAATATTTTCTCCACGAATAAATGAGCCATTAATTCCAGGCGACTGTGCAGCTGCCAATGGCATTTTAAGTGTACTTGGACCTTGAGCATTCCACCATCCAGCTACCTGATCCACGCTAATAGCATTATTTCCAATTTGGCTGTTTGTTGGAATAGTTCCAATTCCTCCAGAGCATCCTGTAAAAGATGTTGCGCCCAAACCAGTATAAGTTATTGTTTGCCACCCATTAGCAGCAGTAGCCACTAAAATAGTACCTGAAGTAGGAAAGCCCGCAGTGGCTGGGTTGGTGGCAGTGTTTATTGTGGCTGCTGGCAAGTTTTGAGAACCAGTGCTTAAAACGTTAATGGCTGTATACGTATCTGCGAGTGCATTAGCATTAGCTCCCCACAAATCATTGCTAGACAAACCAGAGGTATCTTTAGAGGTACCGTTGCCGCTAGATTTATAAGTCCATCCAGAATTTTTTAAAGCACGTGTCATCTTCCAAATAGCACTGAATTCGTGGTTGGAACTGAGCGGTAGGTAGTTTGCTATAATTGTATTAACCATTGTTATTCCTAGTAAAATACGTCCTTATTGATATGATTATTAATAGGTGGTTGGGGTAGTATAACCGTCCCAAGGACCGATTAATAGTGATGCTTGTGGTAGGCCAGTTGGATTTTGAACTCCTGATATAGAAATCCAACTTTTGGTATTAAAACCATACGTGGAATTTGCATCACTTACAGTGCATCTAATCCATCTAAGGGAACCTTTTCTAATTTTCATTCCTCCACCAATAGAGACTGCCCAAATAAAATCACCCATATATACATTAGAAAAGGCTGCCGCCTCTTTCTCACGATCCCAATAAGAAGCGGCATGATGGAAATTAGAAATAGCTATCTGAGACGCGCCTGCGGCTGTTAGTGCTGGCATGCCATTAACCCCAGTATCACTGGTTGAAAAGCCACGACGGCGCCACATACGGAAAAAATAGCTTCCGGCACCTGGCGCATTCCATTGAGTTGTCAAAGTATTTGTATTTGTTTCAATTATATTTGTAGTAGATAATTTTGCAGATGGAATAGGTCCTGGGTTAACAAAATTTCCAGTTGTTAAAGTTCCTGAACCACCAGAACATCCGGTAAATTGATTTCCACCTGAAGTACCAGTAAATGTGACATATTGTGGTCCATTGGATGAGTTTACAAACATTGTTCCAGGATTTGTAAATGAACCAGTGCTAGATACGTTAATTGTTGCTTGTGGAAGAGTAGCTCCATTAGAGCCTGCAGCAATTGTGACTGATGCAAGATCCCCGTCATTTGAGGGGGTCCAGAAAACATACGGATCCACGTCGCCGTCTTCTTGATTATCAGTTCGTTGATATCCCCAAAGTGTTTTATAATTGCCAGGAACAACTGATATGTCACGTGATACAGCCACTATAAATGAACCATCAGCGGATGTATTAGAGCTATAAGTGGCATTTGCTGCAATAATTTGAGATTTGCCTATATTGCTCAAAACCACGTTGTTAACAAATACTTCTTGTCCAGCTAATGAGCCACCAGTTCCTCCTGCTGTATAAGTCCCAGCAGTTGGGAATGCGTTACCAGATCCACCACCACCTGGAGCGACTGCTCCTGTACATCCTGCACTGCCAGCTAAAACAGATAATCTTTGCGCACTTTCAGAACTTTGATCAACACATTGCATATAAGTAGTTGCATTGTTAGTTGTTATACCCTTCCAAAATACAATTTCCCTAACAAACTCTATTACAGTTGCACTAGGTGTAACGTTGGCGCCTGATATGGAGCCAGTAATTAAATGAGTGTGATCCCAACCATGAGGGTCTGCACCGGACCCATCAACACGAGGCATAACAACTAAGAATCCTTGTACAGCATATCCGTCAAAAATATAACCGATTATTTCGCCTTGAGCACCAGTAGTTGCTTGTGATATTATTTCGCCGCGCATGAAATAACCGTTAATACCTGGCACAGCAGAAGTAGTGATTGGAATTTTAAGGGTGCTTGGACCCTGGGCGTTCCACCAGCCCGCAACTGTATCCATATTAATTGCTGCATTGCCAATGGCACTTCCGGCTGGAATTGAACCAGTTCCACCAGAACAACCAGTAAAAGAGGTGCTGGTAGTGCCTGTATAAGTTATTGTTTGCCAACCATTAGCAGAGGTAGCTACTAAAATAGTACCTGAAGTAGGGAAGCCTGCAGTTTGTGGGTTAGTTGCATTGATAGATGCTGCTGGCAAGTTCTGAGGTCCACCAGTGCTAACAGTACCTATGCCAGCATAAATGTCGGTGGCGGGATCAGTGTTTCCTCCCCATAAATCATTGCTGGCAGTACCAGAAGTGTCTTTAGAAGAACCGTTACCGCTGGACTTATAAATCCATCCAGCCTTTTTCATGGCACGTGAAAGTTTCCACAAAATATTAAATGCATTAGTGCTATTTACTGCTGTAAAATTGGGAAATATTACATTACTCATGAGTTCACCGGAGTTGTATATCCATCCCACGGACCCACAATAAATGGAACAGAGCTTTCAACATTTGTTTTACTTGAAAGTCCAATCCAAGATTTATTTCCAAAAGTATCGGTACCAGATGCATTAATACCGGAGCCTACTGTGCGCATCCATCGAAAACTACCCTTGCGACACCTAACAAAGGCTTGTGAAGAAATTGCCCAAATATCATCAGATACATAAGTTGTACTAAAAGTGCAAGCTAGCGTCTCTCTATCTCCACCACCAGGTAAGGCGACGTTTGGAGCGTATAAATATTGGTTAAAATTGCCAGTTTGACCTATATACATACCACTATAAAGTCCCGTAGTAAATCCTTCACCAGATAATCCGCGACGACGCCAAAAACGGAACATAGGAGATGCTGATTGTGAAGAGCCTGTACCACCTGTTGTAAAGGTTGAGTCGTTACCACCACCAACTACTGTTAGAGCCGTAGCAAATTTTTGATTATATGGGGTATCACCACTTGGTACATAAAAAGCATACGGATCCACATCGCCAGACTCTTGATTATCGACACGCCCAAAATGGAAACCGTGCCAAGAGCCCGCATCTACAAGGGGCTGACCAATAGCAATCGTAAAAGAACCATCAGCCGAAACATTTGGACCATAAGTTGCATTTACTGCGATAATTTGTGCTCTAGTTTGGCTGAGGCTTGGTGTATAATTTGTCCAGAGATTAGATGAGGCTAATGGTCCGCCACCAGTTCCTATGAATGTAAATGAACCGACCGATGGAAAATTGTTTTCTGCAGCCCCTCCGCTACCAGGAGCTTGTGCGCCGTTAGCGGTTGCGGTTGTAGCTAAAACTGAATATCTAGAAGACTTTTCATTATAACCATCTACACGTTGATAATAAATATGACCGTTGGTAAGATTAGGTGGGGAGGTTGTGTCTTTCCAGAATACAATTTCACAAACATATTCAAGTACAGTAGAACTTGGCGTAACAGTAGCGCCAGAAATAGATCCAGTTATTGCGCCAGTATGGTTCCAGCCATGTGGATCAGCTCCGATTCCATCTACACGTGGAGAGATTACTAAATAACCCTGGCTTTGTGTAACCGCTCCACCCACTGCCATTATTCCTGTACCACCTATACATCCTGTAAAAGATGTTGCAGTAAGACCCGTATAAGTCACAGTTTGTGCACCATTTGTAGTATTAACTAAAATAGTTCCAGAGGAAAGAAATCCAGTTGTAGAATTGACGTTGATAGTAGATTGTGGTAATAAAGAACTGTCCGAAATAATACTAGTTTGTGTGGAAGCTGCATTAGTATCAAAGATGTACCCTAGTATTTCACCATGTGCACCAGTACTAGCCTGATATCCGTCTTCTCCACGCATGAAAGTGCCAACAGAAGCAGATGTAATAGGAACCTTTAGAGTACTTGGACCTTGAGCACACCACCAAGCAGAAACGCTACCAAATGAAGGATAACTGTCTAGTGCAGGATCAGCGTTACCACCCCATTTATCATTTGCGGGATTACCAGACGTATCTTTACCTAAACTAGTGCCGTCGCCACTTGCCTTATAAATCCAACCAGCTTTTTTCATAGCTCTGGTTAGTTTCCAAATGACATTAAAAATATCATTGGTTACCATTCCAAAATTTGGGAAAATTACATTTGCCATGTTATTGATCTTTATACTTTTTTATTGCTAAAATGGGTCTTTCTTAATATTGTATTAAAAATCTAGCCATTGTGCAGGTGATGAAATCACTTGTGCCACCCCCGGCTCCCATTTCAAATTGTGCCTGATAAACAGCGGATCCATTGGTCAAATTGGCTGAAATATCACTAGTTGTTAACAAGGTTGTCGTAGTATTACTGGTTGCCAAGGTAGTTCCAGTTACTACAGAGGTTGCAGAATAATTATATAATCTTATTGTTGCATTAGGACCAGTTGTTTCCAATAATACTTGAAATTTAATACTCTTGAAATTAGGAGCTATTGTTTGCGGATTAAATTCTCCCGCACCTATTACAGTAAACAGTGAAATATTATTGGAGGCTGAATCGCCAGATAATAAAGGAAAGTATTTAACTGTTCCTGAAATCTCGCCATTAGGAGAAAAACTAAGTCTACCAGTATCATCAACTGCAGCATAGCCGTTTCCATGATGTGCTAAGTTAGATGCTGCAACATATCCATCAAAATAGTGTTGCCATAGAGTTCCATCGTTGGCAGCCACTATGAATGCTGGATATGCGCCAGTAAGATCTACGTTATTAGAATTCCAACGAGTAGTTGATGCGTGCCCATTAAAATTATTATAAACGGTATTAGCGCCCGCACTTTGAGGAAAGGTACAATTATCAAATACCGTTCCAATAGAGCCATCAAAATAGTAATTATTAATATCTATTTGACATCCAATAAATTGAACTCCTTGCGTAGATTGTAGTAAAATATCTCCGCTATAGATCATACAGTCTACGAACTTCTCACCATTGGATTCATTATTCCACACAAAAACGTTTGTAGTATTGTGATTGATTTCGAATCCAGAAACAACACCGTGCGCATCGTCTCCACCACCGTCTACTTTGAATCCTGTAGTACAAGCCGTAATAGTTCCGCCAATAAAGGCTTGATTACCACCTTCACATTCAATACCAACGCCGCAACCATCAATTTGGACGGAAGATGTAAGAGCGTACTCTCCAAGCAACCATAAACCAGTACCACATTGCCAGCATCTAGAGTTAGAAATTAAGGAGGTAAAGTAAGGAGTAACGGTTGCAATTGGACCCGGAATTTGATAAGTAAGAACGCCTGCACCACCAAGAGAATCGAATGTCATTCCATTGACACGCATCCAATGAAAACCCGTATTAAATCCGGCACCTAAGTTCTGGTTAGCAATACCAATTTGACTGGTTGCAAGTGCTCCGCTACCCACAATTTTAAAATTACTAAAAGTTACGTGATCGCCAGATTGAATAAAAAGAGCGTTGTTCGTTGCCGTTTTTACAATAGAGCTGTCACCATAACCTATAATAGTTACACCAGCAGGTACATTATATGGAGCCGAAGCACTAATAAGATAAGTTTTATTGGAACCAAGTTGAATAGTGCCGCCGCCAGCTACAGCTGCTAAAGCAGAAAGCATTGCGAAGGAATCATCTGTAACTCCATTACCAACAGCGCCATACTTTTCAAGCGTTACTACATTTAGTTTTGAAAAACTAATAATAGAGTTATTTGCTGTGCTTCCAATAACATCTCCAAACATATTATTATCTGAAGCCTGTAACCAGTTACTATTATCTCCTGGAGCGCCCAAAGTATAAAGATAGCCGTCAGCCTGGACATATACTGCCATTCCTATTTTTCTATTCAGAGTGGGAATGCTATTTCTGTCAGCAATAGTAGCTCTAACCTGGTAACCACCATAACCATCCACGTCTTCAAAGACCGGGAAAGCTCCAGAGTTATATGGTTTTATTTTGGATATTAAGGGGATTGGCATGTTATCCTTACGTTACAACCACTGTAATGTTGCCCAAGCCAAGGTTGTCACTTTCATACAAAGTATAATTCTCAGTAAAACCATTGGTGTTAGTAACTGAAATAGTAGAAGAGTCTAATGCGAACCCTCCAGAGAACCCACCAACTGTAAAGGTAGCTGCACCATATGCAGTACGATAGGCATAGTAAACTTTTTGAGTAGGACCAGCAGTTACGTTAAAGGTTCCATTTCTAGACAATTGAAGTTGACTATTGCTCAAAGCTTGAATAAATGCAGCTCCTCCGCCTCCTGCTGCCGCAACGCCCCAATAAACCAATTGTGTCCAAGTCGTAGTCGCTGTTGGAGTTACTGTTGAATTTCCATCACTTGTAGTTAGTGTGAATGTTTCAACGGCACCATAAGTATTTTTTGTATAGGAGTATGGACTATTGAAGGCGGTTGGTGTTCCAATAACGTTTACTGGAGCATTGCCGTCGCTATCAGTAAACACTGCGCTTGTAGGAGGTCCCACACCACCAGAATAGCTAGCCGTAAATGAAGGGGTAGCTACAGTGGATCCAACTTGAGTCAAAGTTGGATTGACATTTAGGTTAGCTAAATAAGGACTCGTAGCAACGCCCTTTGGAATCCAGGTTGTGCCATTCCAAGTCAATACTTGATTGGTGGTTGGAGCTGTTGATGAAACAGGAAGACCTTGTAAACCAATAACTCTTTGTGAGGTTGGTAATCCTGACAAGTCACCACCTGCTACGAAGTTACCACCACCGCCACCACCACCTGATTGTGGTGCAGGGGTCCAAGCAATGCCGTCCCAAACCAAAACGTCATTTAGATTAGGCGCAACTGTAGAAACAGGTCTGCCCTGAATTCCAATAACTAAAGGATTCTCTAAAGTGCCACCTAAATCTTGTGCAAGCTCAATAATTAGTAATCCGCCAACAGTATACTCTAGCGCATCAAGTCTTGCCCTAACCGTACCATAAGATCCGCTTGGTTTAACACCTAATTCTGACTCAATTGCCAAGATGGCATTTCTTGAAGCATTAAAAATAGAGCCTTGAACTGGCGTAAAGTTATCTACGGCAGAAGGTAAGGTAATGCTTGTATCTATTTGGGCGGGGAATATTGTCATTAATTTTCTCTAAGGTACAAGTATATGCCGCATTTATGGCATGGCTAAGTTATGAGTTACTAATTCCAGTTGCTGGAAAACAAGGATTGAATACTGTATTTCCAAATCCGCCACCACCAACAGTTGTATATAGGTTTGCCCATGTTAAATTTCGAGATGCTGTTGGAATAAAGGTTACTGGATCAACAGCTGGCAAAGCTGTATAACCGCTACCAAGTGAAAAGTCTCCTTGAACACCTGTAAGTTTGGGCTGTACACCATCAATTATCAATTGGTTACCCGCGCCCACAGATACTCCAAATCCGACAGCTCCAGAACCCCAGATTGGGTTTCCTCCTCGATCGACAAATCGTACGCGTGCAGTTGTACAGTAATGACCAGAAGAACCAATCTGTATAGCGTCCCCATTGTCAATAGCGCTAACAAGAACCACCGAATCCCATACCGAAATCGAAGAACGGATTTGACAGTCTCCAACTGCCCAGATCGAACCGCCCTGAATTGTTGTCCACCAATCAAGAACTGCAGAGTCTCCCGCACCTCCTGTCACTTGAGCTACTGCTGGGAAGCCATCAGTTCGAATAAGAGCCCCACCGAGCCACTGAAACCCTTCATTGTTTGCATTGATGAACGGAGCGGTTATACCTGGCGCTACACAGTTGCCGAAACCAATGTTTCCAGAGTTTCCTCCGTAATACGGTCTGCCTACGAATGAGCATTGAAAGAAAGCTACACCCAAAGCTGGCGGAACCTCACCCAAAGTAAAGATTACACTGTTTGAGTTATCATTGACCTTTACATTTGAAATCTGCAAAGTTAGGAAGTCGCTGAATTGCGCAAAGATGTTGTTTGACATCGTTAATCCCCACTCTCCAAATGCTACTAGAACAGGATCCTCAACATTGTAAGTATCGGTTGCAATTGGGTTGATATTGGCAGGGATGATGTTGGAGTTAGGCTCGTCACAAAACTGTGGAATGCTAATACGAGCTTTGTTGCTGCCCAGGTCCTTTAACACATAGGCATAAGAATTCACGCGTGGGAAGTGAATACGCTTCCCTAGGTACGGCGTCCAGTCAGCAACACCTGGATCGGTAATTTCAGTAGCTTGTCCACCACCCCCAGCATTTGGATTTGCTGCTGTAAATACGCTGATCGTACCACTAAGAAGCAATGTAGGAGTTTTGTCACCAAGAATTCTAACATAAGTATCATTAGCTAGATTCCAAATCATGTCGATGGTATCGCCCGTAATCATTGGATTAAGAATGTGAATGATAATTTCAAACGCATTCACACCTGTTTGGTTGGAAGAAATCGTCTCTCTCTGCCACCTTCTACGTAGCTCTTGAGCAGTTTTCAATGCTGCAGGAGAGCCTGTTGGGCTAGTATAGATTCCCTGATTCTCATCATTTCCACCAACGGGATCGATGTAGACGTCAGAAATATTAGTTCTCCAAGCTGGATGACTATAAGTATCACGTACCCATCTGGTATTGCCACCATTGGCAGTAGCCTCTACCGTAATGTGATCAATTGTAAATAGTGCACCAGATGCCACATATTTCCACGGATTTTTTACTGAGGCTACATATACAGAAAATCCTTCTTGTCCCGCCAGGGTAGTGAGCGCAGCAATATTAGGTACTGTTGGAGATTTAGCCTTCCAATATCCATTAATACTATCCCAGGATAATGCATACCCCTCTTGACAAGCGCCAAGTATCTGTGTAAGAACCGGGTTACCTTGAATACCAATTACTGTTTGAGATGTGTTATTTCCTGCAAGATCTTTAGAAAAATTGACTGGTGGTCCTGGCACCCACGCAATTCCGTCCCAAATCAAAACATTCAACAAACTAGGCGCTGTTGAAGAAACTGGTCGTCCCTGAATACCAATAACGAGTGGATCGATGAGTGTATTACCTAAGTCTCCTGCAAGATTTATTATTTGCAAATTACCAATAGTTGTTTCTAATGTATCTAATCTAGATCTAATCGTGCCATAGATGCCACTAGGCTTTACACCAAGCTCATCTTCAACCGCAAGGATAGCGTCTCTCAGGCGATTGACAATCAGACCTTGAGCAGCAGTCGAATTATCTACCACCGTTGGTAACGATGTAGTAGTGTCTATTTGTGCAGGATAATTCGTCATTCAGACCTCAATAAATTTCAAATACATGCCAAACTTTTAGTATGTTGATAGATACAATCAGGAGTTACTATGAGTTCTTTGAAGAAAATGGCAGATTTAGCTAATAAATTTGAACATAAACTTGCCCAAGTTCAACATACTCAAAGTGCACAGCCTAGTGAGCTGGAAAAGGCATTAAGAGCTGCCGGGGTTAGACCAGAAGCCGAACATATTGCGCCCTTTTTGGATAAGGCTAGGGTACCAACTGATGCCTCCGTAAATGTTCAACTTAAAGTAAATCCTAATCAAAGTGTATCTTTTGTGACGACACCAGTATTTGCTGCTTTAAATGGTTTGCTTAACCAAGCATATTCAAATAAAATGCAAGCCGCCCTAAAAGCAGCAAACTTGGCACCAGCTGAACCAATGGTGCTTAACCTGGCAACATTTTAAGGAAAATCCATGTAAACAAATGGGGAGGTACGAGAATGTCATTTCAAGATCTAGTAACCGCAGCGCAACAGTATTTCCCTGATTTACAAATTAAGTATAAAAACCAATCATTATTCATGAAAATTTTAGGAATGATTTTATTTTTCAATCCTACATTCATGACCTCTTACATTACCACTATTGGTTCTACAGTATATTTCCCAAATACTGATGAAATTAATAATAGACCAAATTCAGCAGCTATTGTTCTTTTACATGAATTAGTTCATATTCACGATTCTAAAAAATGGGGAAGATTGTTATTTTCATTTTTATATCTAACACCACAAGTTTTCTTATTGTTGGCTATACCCGCACTATTAATAATCTGGAAAATAGCTTTAGTGCTTTTTCTATTATTTGCATTGCCTTTTCCGTCTTATTTCAGAATGCTTTTTGAAAAAAGAGCTTATCTAACATCTTTATATGTTTTGAATGCATATGGTAAAAAACAGAATTTTCCACCCCTTCTTGCTTCTCAAAAAGATATCTGGATAAAACATTTTAAGGATTCCAGCTATTATTTTATGTGGACATTTAGTAACATCGATAAAGATTTTGATGCTGCTGTTGTAAAAATTCAGGCAGGACAAAGACCTTTTGAAGATCCTGTCTTCGATATTATAGACAATCTAATCGCGGTGATATAATAACCGTTACATGAGTAATTTTGATGTTGGAATTATTGGGGCTGGTGTAGCTGGAGCTTTTGCCACTTTAAAAATGGCAAAAGACCACAAAGGGGCAAAAACCATCCTATTCGATTTAGGTCGCCCACCTATGAAGCGCAGAAGACAACTCGAAGGTTGGCTTGGTTGTTTACCCAACAGTGATGGTAAGCTGTATCTTAATGATATGGACAAAGTATCTAATTTAGTAGGCTCCAGAAAAGCTAAATCATCTTTTAATTATTTTGAAAAAGTAATTTCAAATGTAAATGACTTTAAGGTAATTAAAGACAAATCTCCATCTATTTCTATGGAAAAGAAATTAGCAAAAAATGGATATGATTTATCTTTAAATGATCATATCCAAATTTATCCAAAAGATATTCATGCTTTGTCTAAGTATATGGCAGAGACTATAGAACAGTCTAAAAATATTACATATTGTTTCGACAATGAAGTGAAGAAAATTTACAAGAATAAAAGTCATTTTACCATTGTTTCTGAAAATCAAGAATATAAATGCAAGAAATTAATCATAGCTGTAGGTCGTAGTGGCTGGCGCTGGGCTAAAGAGTTGTATTCCGATTTTGGCATCATTGACAATAATGATGTGGCTAAATTTGGAATTCGTATAGAAGTTAGCTCTAGTATAATGAAAGATTTTAATAAATCAAACTGCACTCTTACCAAAGGAGATATTGAAATTGGACCATTCTCTTGGTTTGGTACAGTTATTCCGGAAGATCATATAGATTTAGCTATATCTGCCTTTCGTTCTAATGAAAATCGTTGGAAATCTGATAAAGTTTCTTTTTCTCTAATTGGCAGTCGCCCATATCCTGGAAAAGGTTTTGAACAAACAGATAGAATTGGCAAACTAACTTTTGTGTTAGCCAATGATAGAATCATTAGAGAAAGAGTGTCTCATATCTTAAATGGCAAAAGTAAAATCTCTATTCTGATACCAGAGTATGAGTGGCTAAAGGCGGCAATCACAGAGCTGTCAGCTGTAGTGCCAGAAATATCTACAAAGGCTTATTTCCACGTACCAACCATTACAGCAATGGCTCCACAAATCAATATTGGAACCAATTTAGAAACCGAAATTGATGGTATGTTTGTAGTTGGCGAAAGTGCCGGAATCCATGGTATATTAGCTGCTGGAACCATGGGCATTATCGCCGCTGACCACGTATGCAAATGAGAAACTAATGGCTAATAAAACACATTCAGATGGAACAAGCACCTCTACAACTTCGGAAGAACCAAAAGATCGGAACTCCAAATATAGTTTTGGTAAATTCGAATATGATCTTTACCACGAAGAAGATGATGTTTCTTTGCCCGTAGTCAGAGTGAAGCATGTCAGCATGCCTAACAAAGGTGAGCGCTGGAAAATCTTCGAAGATAATAAAGTAGTTTTTGTGGTTGAAGGCGCTAAGCTGAACAATAAAGAAAAAGATTTTTTGAGGGGAATTGATGGGGTAAATTTCTTAATTGCTCAGCATAAATCTGGTATTAAATCATTTAATTCGCTTAAGACCGAGATCAAAAAAAGATTGAAATAAATTGAGCTTGACGGCTCCATTACAATGATTAAACTAAACTGGTAATATAGCCAGGAGTATTCTATGGATTTTGTACTTTATGTTGCAGACTGTGAAACCACTGGTCTAGACTCTCGTATTCATGACGTGATCGAACTTTCCTTACTCAGGTTGAGCGATGGTGCCCAAAAGACTTGGTGCCTGAAGCCATTTAGTCCAGATGCCATTGATGTTGCATCTCTCAGAATCAATGGACACAAGATGGAAGATTTGCGTCATGAAACGAAGGATGGACGTGGAAGATATCTAGACCCCAATGTGGTTATAGTGGATATCGAAAATTGGATTATGGAAGACGGCGTGCCTGCCGAACAACGAGTGTTGGTTGGACAAAACGTCGCCTTCGACCGCGAAAGATTTGAACAGCTTTGGAATAAGTGTAACTCGAAAGATTCTTATCCTTTTGGAAGAAGAATGATGGACACAATGATGTTGGCTTTTATGTTAGATTATGTTCAAGGGACTATGGCTGAGGGCTATAGCCTAAATAATTTAATTAAGAGATATGGAATCAAAAATAAACAGGCTCACTCAGCAGAAAGCGATGTTCTTGCCACAAAAGAATTATTTGAAGCCCAGATGAATGATTTAAAAAAGAAGTTGGGTATTAAATGAAAATTTGTAGGGCATATGTTGAAAATACTTTATGCGGCAAGTAATAACGAGAATGCAAAAATTCAACTGTCTCGTTTTTTAGCAGCCATTAAGGACAAGCCTTATACTGTCAAGGTAGCCGCATATAAGAAATCAAGTCCCCAAGTCAATATAGACTGGACTTTAGATTGCTTGCAGAATATGTTCAAGCCAGATCTAGTATCATTAGATAATGATAATTTTGAGACCTATTTTGAACAAGTAAAGTACTACGCTCCCGATCTAATCATTAGTGATATGGAGTATTTTACTTCCTATATTGCTGGAGTCCTAGAAACTACACTATGGCAGTGTAGTTCATCTCTCATTAACTTTGCAGTGACTGATCAAGAGAAATACAATCTTGGACTCTTTAAAAGATATTCATTTCTCTTGGAGAAAAATAATCCTCTACGCACTCAGCGAACAGTTAATATCATAGATAATTCTAATTACAAATTCGTGTATTCTCATCTAGGAGATTGTGTGACGCCTCCTGCCTTAAAAGAGGGATTTGAGTGGATTAGACCATATCATTCGATAGCAAAAGAATCTGTTCCATGTCGCCATAATCTTGTGGCAGGCATGTTACGTAATAATAAAAACATTTTCACTCTTCTTCGCAGATATCCAGATTCGGTGGCTTTCACTGAATTCAACGAAGAACAGCACACAAATCTGTCGCTGAAGGATATAGAGAACCAGGAAGAATATTTTTGTAATCTGAAAAATTCAAACCTTTTCATTTGTGAGGGGCAGACTAGTTTTTTAGCGGATGCCTTTTACAATAACAAATACTCTGTGGTAATGCCCAACTTCAAAGACGTAGAGTGCATCACCAATAGTATTTTCTCGGAGCATCGAAAACTAAGTTCCAATATTTATGAATTTTCTGAGAACATAGAGGAATACCTCAATCGACCGATTATTAGTAATTACAATGATCGTGTGCAATTCTTACACGAAAGACTGGACGAATTATGAAGTACATAGCATTAGATATCGGTAACGTATTATGTGATATGAAGCCTATGCCGTTTTTAGAGAGTCTATCTGAGACTTTCAACATAACTATTCCAGAAGCACATCGCTTTCTCAAAAGATTCCAACAACTACATGATCTTGGTTATACTAACATGGAAGATGAGTTAAAAGACAAATTTAATGTCAAGTCTCCTATAGTAATCAAAAAGCTGGTTGATGGTTGGAATGATTCAGTTAATACTAATCTTCATGTTATTAATAGGCTGAACAATCTAAGAGAGAATCATGGGCTTCAAGTTGCTTTGCTGTCCAACATAGGAGTAGAACATGCTACTATGGTTGAAAGTAAATTGGCACATGGCGGATTCTTTGACAATGCTATCAAACATTTCAGCTGTTTTGTCGGGGCTCGTAAGCCATCCTTTATCTTTTATCAAAGCTTTCTATTACAATATCCTGAATTTAAAAATTGTTTATATGTCGATGATTTAAAGGAAAATCTAATTGCATCTAAACCATTTGGATTCCAAACTTTCAGATTAGCTTTAGATGAGCATGATGTGAATGCTAAAATAGACGAACTAGAGGCTGAAATAGTTGGATAAATGATGATATATTTAGTTGTAGAGCCAAATTAAAAGGAATATACAATGGTTAAAGCTGAAGAAAAGAAAGTTAACAAGTTTCAACAACCTGGCAGAGTCAAAGTTATCAAGGGAAGCATTCTCACTCCAGAAAATGCTGGACTACGCTTTGTCTTGAGCATTAACAATATGGAAGGCAAGCCAGATGGCAACCCTCTTTTGCCAATTTTTGATAAGAAATGGAAGAAGGTTAAGGAAGAAAGTCGTGGTTGGTATGCAACTAAGACTGGTGCCTATAAGTTAGGTGCTATCAATACCACCGCTGTCCAAAGCGACACTTGGGTTATTCATATGCTTTGCCAAGATGGAAAGTTTAATACTGATACGAAGGCTCTTGAGGAATGTTTGAAGAAGGTTTGCGCTAGTGCTAAGTATGAACGCGCAAGTGTTCACGTTAGCACCGTGCTAACTGGCGCCGTTCCTGAGTTGACTGATTTGCTCAATACCTGCCTAGTAGAGCAGGGTGTATCTGTTTCGTTCTACGAAGAGCCATAATGCAACCATTAAAGAAAACTGTTACAACAACAGTGAATGTAAGTCCTCGCATTGCTGACCTTGTTTACTTTGCGCGCTCACTAGCTAATCGCGATATAAAGAGTCTTTCAGACGGAGAGCTGATTGAGCTTGCTGAGTGTTTTTGGGATACGGAGCACGGCGAAGACGATTGAGAATGCCATAATCTAGCATTCTCTTATGGTCAATTTAAAACCCGGTGATCGTGTAGACTGCCGTGTGAAGGCTAATGCTATCGTTGGTCCGTATAGAGATTACGATATACTTAAAACCTTTGAGATAGTCGCTACCGATCAATATGGTTATTACCTGTATGTTCCTATACACTTGACCATCAAAGGATCAGTTAAGGCAGATCAGTATCAGTGTAAGCAATTAGGAATTGACAAACGATTTGTAGATGAACGGATTATCTACATTCAAGGCAATTTAGTATTTCAAATTAACCATATAATGGATGGAATGTGCTGCGCCAGATGTAGAGAGTTTTATCCAATGGCTAGCGCCAACCAAGACGATGGCACGCTAATCTGTTTTAGTTGCCGCTCTAATCCCTATAGATAAACTTTATGGATACTTTATATGTTTTCTAAGCATATTGTTGTTGTGCCATGCTGTATGTACTGTAATAAAGCTAAACTAGACAGAACACAGAAAGAATTTTTCGAGTGGGTTGTAAAGGTATATAATTACCAAATTACGGTAATAAATCCAAGTGCACCTGTAGCTCCAGGACCGCCTACGCCAGCAACACCGCCTGCCGCGCCGCCGCCGCCTCCACCACCACCTGCACCGCTATTAGCTGTAGGTGCGGCACCAATTAGACCAGATCCGCCAGCAGCGCTACCACCATTTCCACCATTAGCAGGAATAGCTGTACCGTGAGTGTTAATACCACCAACACCACCACCGCCGCCGCCACCATGGTTGTTACCGTCATTAGGTCCACCAACTCCACCTACGTTACCAGAAGGCGGGGAAGAGGCTGCTACAAGAACAGCTACAACAGAACCGTTGGCGCCATTGTTGTTACCGTTTCCACCAATTCCAGCATTGCCTCCAGGGTTGATACCTGGAACACCACTTGCTCCATAAGCTGATGAACTTCCGCCTACTCCACCAGCGCCACCAGAACCTGCTCCACCGTTTGCACCAGCAGAACCGCCCTGTGCTCCTAAGAAGAAGATGCCGGTTCCACCAAAGCTAGAGTCGCCTCCGTTTCCACCTGCACCAACTGGAGAGTTCGTGCCACCAGCACCAGGGCTGCCAATATTGATATTGAGTACACTGCCTGGAACAAGTCCAGTAACTAATACGTGTGATACTGCTGCTGCACCACCGCCGCCTCCTCCGCCGCCGCCGCCGAATGGGCTGCCTGCACCTGCTGCGCCTTGTCCGCCACCTCCGCCGCCTCCACCGCCACCAGCGCCACGAACTTGAACAACAGTTACGTTAGCTGGAACTGTGAAAGTACCAGAAGCATTAAAGGTTTGAGCAAACAATACACCAGTTGGTGTAGCAGCTCCAGCTGGACCTGTTGGACCGGTTGCGCCTTGAGGACCGGTTGGTCCGGTTGCTCCTGCTGGACCTGTTGGACCAGTAGCTCCCGTAACACCTTGAGGACCAGCTGCACCAGCAGGTCCTGTTGGTCCAGTTGCGCCAGCAGGACCTGTCGGACCTGTAGTTCCTATAGTTCCACTTGGACCCTGAGGTCCGGTAGGACCTGTAGCTCCTGCTGGACCTGTTGGACCAGTTGGACCTTGTGGACCAATGCTTCCAGTTGCGCCTGCAGGACCTGTTGCACCAGTTATGCCAGCAGGACCAGTTGGACCTGTTGGACCCTGTACTCCTGCTCCTGTTGGACCTTGAACGCCTGCTGGAGAAACTAAGCCACCACCACCAATGAAAACACCAGGCGAAGAGTTAGTATTATAACCAAGATTAGTAACAAGAAGTTGTATATCAGAGACAACACTCGCTACTTGATAGTAACCACCACTTGCAACAAATATATTCTCGCCTGCAACAACCCAAGTAGCAGTTGCAATTGACACAGATATTTGAGTACCAACAGCAGGTTGAGTATATCCGGCAACAAGTTGTGTAACAGCTGGTAATCCGTTAATTCCGTTAGCACCATTGGTTCCATTAGTGCCTGGAGTTCCAGTTGGACCTGCTACACCAGTAACACCTGGTGTGCCAGCAGGAGTAACTAATACGTTACCGCTAATTGTGGCTCCTGGTGAAGCATTGCCCGCAACTGCTAAATTGGTGACAGTAATTTGATTACCAGTATGAGAAGTTATTTTGTAATAACCGCCAGTGCTAATAAAGACAGTTTCTCCATCAGCTGCCCAAGTAGTAGTTACGACTGAAACGGTAACGCTAGCATTAGCAGCTGGCTGGGTAAAGCTAGATGTAGTAGTCGTATATGCAGGAGCACCACCCGGACCAGTTGCTCCAGTGCCTCCCTGAGAGCCTGCTGGACCTATTGTTCCTGTTGGACCTTGTGGACCTGTAGCGCCTGCTGGACCCGTTGGACCAGTAACTCCTTGAATGCCTGTTGAACCAATAGTTCCGGTCGGACCTTGTGGACCTGCGGGACCTGTTGGACCCTGAGGTCCGGTAGGACCTGTTGGACCCGTTGGACCGATAGGACCTCCGTTAGGACCTGTTGGACCTGCGGGACCTGCGGGACCTGTTGGACCTGGAGGACCGTCTGGTCCGATTGGTCCTATGATTTGTACGTCGGGATCGGTAACGTATTTAGTTCCATCCCATCTAACGTATCCTGGTCTCAAGATTGGCATTCAATATCCTTTTGGCGCTATTGCTCAAAAGGATGCCAAATCTTTAGTATATTCTTAGGCGGGCAACGTTCCCTTATAGAGGCTTAAAATAGAATCGATAAATCGAGTACGTTCTTGCATATTGTCTATATTAATTTGAAAATACCTTAATTGCCACATTTCCAATAAAAACTTAACCATAGCATCAATTGCTACCACTCCGTCCCACGTCAGATTTTCTCTAACCCCGTCAGCTTTCAAAGTGGCTTTAGACGGGCGTACAAAGAATATAAACGAGTCTGGGTCTGAAAGCTTAGCGATGTAGTCAGATAGCTCAGAAGAATTTAGTAAATTAGGTAGGATGCGAGTATGCTGGGCTGCATAGGCTAGGCAGTCAAAGCTTCTGTCAGACACAAATTCGTCATGTTTTGCCTCCTCTTCCAACTGCCTATAAAAGATAGCCGACTGATATTCATCTACCAGTTTCATATCATATCGAAGGGTATCTAATTGTAACTCTTTTTCTGATAAAATAGCTCTAGCTACTTCTGGTATAAGTGGGACATTATATTTTTCTGATGCATATCGAGCAAGAGTGCTTTTACCAACCGAATGAGATCCTATAAAATATATTCTCATGTTAAACTTCCAGCAAGTATGTATTTACGTGTAAGATATAGCGTAGCTTTATTGTATAGTAAATTTGTAATATTTTTGACATCTTCTTTGCCACTATACTCTAATCTATATATTGATTTTGTTTTGCCAATTTTAGAATTAGAATTGAGTTTTAATAGTGAGTTTAATGATTTTTTATACTGTTCCAGAAAAATTTTCGTCCCTACCATCTTAAAATGTAAGCTATTATTTCTTTTATCTAGATAGAATGACCCATCACCGTCAAAATATCCTCTCATAAAATGATTTAGTAGTGGATGATTTAATAACCAATCAGGCATGTAGTATGTTGCAGTTTTATTGGGAATAATATTAAATCTTTTTAAATCTTGAAATAATTTAGAGCTAGTTATTTGCACAGCAACACATTTAGACCATTTAATACCTTTTTTAGTTTTATATTTCTTAATATATTTTTCTGTTTTATGATCACTGCCCAATACCATTTTAATTAATTCAAGATGCGATGCATCTTTAACTGCTAAACTTATTTTAAGAATTTTTGAATATTTGGCAGAAGTCAAGCTTCCATCAGCAGCAATAAATCCTGCAATATAAAAACTTTGTTCATTGTCTCTCGAAAAGAAATCATGATCGACAATATATTTATGATCATATCTTGTTTTAGTTTGAATGCCATTTATTTTAAGAAGTCTTCTAGCAGTTTTATCAGTCATACCATACTTGTTTGCTATCGCAACGGCACTTCCAAGTTTCATATAATCTTTCTCAAGAAGCTCTTTAGTAAGCCAACTATATTTGCTAGCCATTTATTTCTCCTGTAATGATAGGTAAATATTAGCAGGTTATGCCGACAAAGTAAACTTTCATAAGAACGCCTTTAGGTTTTGAAATTTCTTGAGGTAATAGAGTACACAATCTCTAGCACCTTCATAGTCATGGTATTTAGTGAAGAAGAATAAAAATATGTGTTGCAGCCGCCAATCAGTAGCGCCATCTAAGGTTTTGAAACTGTCAGTAAAAGACACTTCAATATAGGGAATCGTATCACCCCATGTTTTATTTTGTTCTTTGAAGAAATCATACCCTTTCTTCAATTCCCAAAGAGCACTAGATGCGTTGTAATTGTCTCGGGAAATTCCAGCGAATACAATCTCATCCTTACATTCCTTCGACATTTTATTAATGTCTTTCAATACTATATACGAATCTATGTTCAAGCCAGTAAATAGTTTGTCTATTTCTGGAGACTCTTTAATCTTACATTTTTCTTGAATGCCAGCCAACATTTTATAAGCACTTTGTATTTGCTCAGATGCAATGTATTCATCTTGACTGTACCTAAACATAATTAGCCCAAATTGGAAATAAGTTGCTTAAATTCTTCTTCAGTAAGTTCTACTGTATTAGTAATCTTTTTGAGAGGATTTTGATGATCTTTTGCGGAAATCATTATAGTAATCTTACCATTTTCTTTTCGACACTCAATATAGCTTTTGTCGGTAAAAGTGATCTTCATGATCTCTCCGTAATAATTTCAACATGATCTTCATGAACGAAGATGCTATGTTCAAAGTGTGCGCCTATGTCATTGGTTTCCACGGTCCAACCATCAGCAGCCGTCTTAGTGGTTGGGGATCCTATAACAAGCATTGGCTCGATGGCGATGGCAAGTCCTGGTTGAATGCGAAATCCTTCTTCAGGGTCTGCTTTGTTGGCTACGAATGGGGCAGCGTGCGGCGTATCCCAATCCAAACCATGTCCACCATAATTGTTAACTAATCCAAAACCATGTCCTTTAGCGCATCTAGAAATGGCATAACCAATACAGCCTAACTTCTTGCCAACCGCAATAGACTGAATGCCCTTCATCAAAGCCTCTTCAGTAGCTTTAACTAGCTTGACATGCATCTCAGATTTTGGCGCTCCATAAATACATGTTATCGCTGTATCAGCAATAGCGCCACCAATAGTAACGCCCAAATCAAAACTTACGATATCACCTTCTTGTAGCTTGTAGTCAGTCGGTATACCATGAACTAGTTGTTTGTTGACAGAAATACATACGCCAGCTGGAAATCCCTTATAATCTTTGAAGGTAGGAATTCCTCCAGCTTTTTCTATCATGTCCTCAGCTATGATATTGAGTTCGACTAAAGAGTAACGTGTCATGCCTTGAACTAATAATTCCAAATGGCGTAAAACTTTGGCTGCGATTCTACCAGCTTCACGCTGTTTGTCAAGCCAATCCTGTCCCTTTAACTTAAACAGCCCATTAGTGCTGAATGAGTTCTTTGATTCCAATCTCATTTTAACTTACCTTAATAAAGAATTACTTAATCTTTTCCAGCTGACCCGTTTGTGGATTGCGCCTAAGACCAGACTTGATGTTGGTATTTTTAACAACCTCTTTAATAGCAGATCTGACATCACCATAATTAATATATTGTCTAAATTCTTTACCTTGTAGAAGTTCAACAATCTTCTTATCAATCATTAATAGCGCACCGTTCATATAATTAACGGCTGCTTTATCCAAAGCTGGATTGGCAGTTGAATTAACAACATACTGCCTAACAGTGATAAGATTAACTAGCTCTCTTAAATCCATTAGATGCCTGCTTGTTGTTTAGCGGCGGCTGCAGCAGCACCGCGATGAATATCGCCATTCTCACTAATAGCATCAGCTTCAGTCAAACCATACTTCATGTACAGCTGTAAAACTACATATTTGTAATTGAGTTCAGCATTATCATTGTTGGCTAAAGCTGTTTTAGCCTCGGCAGTTGCAACGAGCTTTCTAGACTTAGCAAGCTCTAGTGCCATTCTATCTAATTCAGACATCTTTTCAGCTGCCTTTGGTGTTTCTGGAACTGGGATAACTGCTGGTACTTGTTCTGTCTCGGTGCTCATAAAACTCCTTACAATATTTCGGCTGCTGTAGAAGCTAACTTGCTTCTCTCTCCCTGTGTAAAGGTGACGTGACCAGCTAGGTCAGAGTCCTTAAATCTTTCAATTACATGGGTTAATCCGTTACTAGTTGCATCTAGTAGAGAATTATCGATCTGTTCTATATCACCAGTCAAAATAATTTTGGTACCGTCACCAGCTCTGGTTAGAATGGTTTTAACCTCTTCCTTGCTAAGGTTTTGGCATTCATCAATTAGGATAATTGCATTTGGAATACTTCTACCTCTAATATAGGTAATAGCTTCCATTTCAATTTTACCCTTCTTTTGGAACATTTCTAAATCTCTTTTCCAATCAAATCCAACCTTGTTTCCAAATAGAAGTTCAAAGTTATCCATGATTGCCTGGAACCAAGGAGCGAGCTTTTCTTCCATAGTGCCTGGCAGATAACCGATATCATTTCCGACCGGCTGAATTGGGCGGTAAATAATAAACTTATCATATTCTTTTCTGCTGATGACTAGCTCTAAAGCGGATGCCAATACAACCAAGCTTTTACCAGTACCAGCGCGACCAATCAAAGTAACCAAATCAACTTTCTTATCCATGATCAAATCAATGGCAAAAGCCTGTTCTTTGTTTCTGGAAGAAATGTTCCAAGGATAAGATTTTCTAATTAGTTTGATCTTATCATCATCTGTCTTGCGACCCATAGCAATCCCATCGCCATCTGGACCTTCAAACAATACACATTCATGTGCGTGTAAATTAAATCCGTATGTTTGGGGATCGATAACGCCATTCTTGATCAATTCAATACCAGCTTCTTCGTGAACAATAACACGCGTACCAGAATACAAATCACTCAATGAATAACGATCGCCTTCATGAGAAATGGCATCAATATTTCTAGACTTAGCTTTAACTCTTAAATTAATATCATTGCTGACCAGAGTTACATCATGTTCTGGATGAGCAGACCAAGTATCAATGGCGCAAGCTAGAATTTGAGTATCTACATATGTTGGATCTCCCAACCCACTTGAGCCGCTTAGATCGCGATATGTTGCATCAATTTTAAGCAATACATCATTGTCTAATGTAATACCGGTGCTAATGTCGAGCTTTTCGCTGGTCTCATCTAGTAAGCGAATGCAAACACGGGCATTTCTACCAGCTTCACCGGATTGCTTTTTCAATTTGTCTAGCTCATTCAATACTGCAATTGGAATGATGACATCACAATTTGGGAACTGCTTCCAAGCGCAAGGATCATAGATTAGAGCCGAAGTATCAAGAATGTAAATTTTTCTCATTTTTCTGTTTTCTCTTGGGAATCTGCTTCTTCAAATAGTGACCAACAATTTACTTCCATTTCCAAGTATAATTGTTTCCTTGGATCAAGTTCACGAAGGTCTCTTTTCAGCTTGTAGGTACACTTATACCATTCGGCTACTCGCTCGCCTTCAACGTATACTTGCATGGTTCCATCCAAGTCATCTATAACCTGGATGCCGTAAGTAGCAAGGATACCTCGTAGTTTTATTCTTTGCTCAACCGACAAGGCGCTATCTGTCGTCCAAAATTCTTGGATCGGGACGCCCATTTGTTCGAGTATGCTTCGTAGAAAACGAGTCTTTTCTTCTTCCTCTACTTGCTTAGTATTCTCGCTGTGGTTGAGAAGTATTGTACCTTTCATCTCATTTTAATGCCGTACAATTAGTATCAACATTTACTCCAGCCACAATTTGTACAGGTTAAGCACTTTTCCTGATAAGCAAATGAATTATCTTTATTACAAGAAGGGCATTTTCTTTCCATAGTAGATTTAGTTCCATCCACAATGTAGTTCTTGAGCACTCTAGCAACTACTTTAGAAAATGATGTAATTTCAGAATGTTTATCTTTTAGCAGCTGTTCTACTACGTATTGTAATGGAGTACCATGACGTAGTGCCAGGGAGATAGTACGAGTAAAGGCGCCGAAGGTAGTATTCTCAAAGACGTTCGCAATATCTTTGATTGTCATTTCATCTTCACCTTCACCAAGAATCAAATTATAAGTGGTTAATCCATCCACTTTACCATTCTTAGCAATTCTTCCAGTTTTGTATTTATTAGGAATATCGACATACTTAGAAAGTCCTCCGAATACTTCGTATGGTTTGCCATTGAGTACACCAACGAAGATGGTCCACGCCTCTCCACTAATTCTAACCTTCTTAATATCACATGTAAGCGTTACAGGGCGCTTAGGAGCATCACAGATTTCAATATCTGTTGGTCTTCCATCGACTTTCTTCTTGGCATCATCTTTGTTGATCAAAACACCATCTCTAGATTTATCACGATAGACAGTAAATCCTTTGCAGCCAGCTTCCCAAGCTCTCATATAGACCTTGGATACTAATTCTTTGGTGGCATTTTCAGGAAGATTACAAGTCTTGCTGATGCTATGATCAACTGATTTTTGAGCAGCGGCTTGCATATCAACAGATGCCATCCAATCAATTTCGTTAGAGGTAGCTCCCCAATATGGAGACTTCTCAACATTCGTCTCTCCAGTAGCATCCATCCACTTTTTGACGCCGTGATGATAAACTGTAAATTCTTGCCACTGATCACCCATAGCATCTACGAAGTCAACACGAGCATTCTTATCAGATGGGTTATGCTTCTTGCGACGAACATAAGCAAGCATGTACACGGGCTCAATGCCAGAAGTAGTTTGGGTTAATGCGGAAACCGATCCGGCAGGAGCTGTAGTAGTATTAGCTATGTTGCGGCGACCATACTTCTTCCACATCTTTTTAATTTCTGGAACACAGTCATCAAAAATACTATTGAGGTAGGGGTGATCCTTTTCTAATTCATAATCAAAAATTGGGAAAGCGCCTCTTTCCTTTGCTAGAATACAGGATGAAGAATGAGATCCGACTGCTAATGCACGATAGATTTTATAGGTCATGTCAACGGCAGACTTTTCCCCATATTTGATTCCTAACATGGCTAAAGCGTCGCCTAATGCAGTAATGCCTAAACCAGTACGACGTCCGCTAATGTTCATAGCACGAATCTTTTTCCACAAATTCAATTCTACCCGCTTTACTTCTTCGGGTTCAGGATCAGCCTTTACTTTGGCAATAATACGATCAATAGCTTCTAATTCTAAATCAATAATGTCATCCATCAAGCGCTGAGCAATAATGGTATGTTGATGAAACTTTTTAAAATCGAAGACGGCATCTTTCGTGAAAGGATTTTTGACGTAAGATGAAAGGTTGAGAACCAGCAATCTGCAAGCATCATAGGCTGGTAGCACAATTTCTCCACACGGATTGGTACAGATCGATTTGTGACCAAATGCAGCATAAATGTCAGATGGAGTATTTCTCTGAACTGTATCCCAAAACAAAAGACCCGGTTCGGCTGACGACCAAGCAGAGTCTATGATCTGATCCCATATGGATTTCATATGGACTTTCTTAACTACCTTAGCTTCTTCGGGCTTTTTATCTACTGGCCAACGTAAACTATATTCTGATTCATTCTTGACAGCATTCATAAACTCATCACTGAGTCTAAGAGAAATATTAGCGCCAGTTACTTTAGTCAAATCTCTTTTAATATTGATAAAGGTTTCAATCTCTGGATGGTTGCCATCTAGTGTTTGCATTTCTGCTCCACGACGACCATTCTGAGCAACTTCACGACAGGTATTAGAATACCTCATCATAAAAACCGCTAGACCATCAGTGGTCTTGGCGGCGTTGTTAGTTACTACATCTTTGGGACGAATGCCGGAAATATCTAATCCGCACCCACCGCGACGCTTCATGATTTGTGCTAGCTCCTGATCGGCTAACATAATGCCGCCGTAAGAATCTAGTTTATCAGAATGCACCCCCTGAATGACAAAGCAATTAGAGAGACTTTGCATTTGATATGGATTTCCAATGGCAGACATTGGACTTCCTTGTGGTACGATAAATTTAAAATGATCTAACAATGAAAAAATGTTTTCTTCAGAAATAGGATTGGGATATTTTTGTTCAATCCTGGCAAACTCCTTTGACAAGCGCTTGTGCATGTCAGATGGAGTTAGCTCCAAATACTCACCTTTTAAGTTCTGCAAAGCATATTTGTCAACAAAAACTTTTGCCGCAAATTCGTCACCTTGAAAATACTCTGTTGATGCTTCCAAAACCTGAGAATAAGTGTATACACCCATAATTCACCCTTACGAGAATTAAGTTATTTAATCCGTTAAAACTAGTTCCGCTAGTTGTTTATATTTTGATGGTGTCTTTCATAGAGGAAAGAGCGCCGTTAATCATCTTTATGCAAGATAATCGAGATATACCTAACTTTTTGCATATCTTGTTAATCGACATTGGTTTATCACCATCGAATCCAAATGCTAGATTAATGACTTCTTTCTGCCGTTGATTCAATACAGAGATTGCGCCGTGAATAGCCTGTGTAGCTTGAGACTCTTCCAGCTCTTTATCTGGACAGTATCTCTCCTCGATCATCAAAGGCATCACAGACTCTTTGTGAGGTGTGGTGTTCTTTGCGACCTTTAATGGATATCTAATTGTGGTGTGCAAATTGGCGCTTCTAGAAATTCTAGTGTCGATGTATTTATGTGCCCACCAAAAGAAAGAACCCTTCTTAGGGTTGTAGTTGTTCATGGCTTTGATAAGAGCCTCGAACCCTTCTTGATTCAAATCATCATAATTGCTGAATGCCTTGTAACGACCAGTCTTCATGGTTACAAGGTATCTAAACTTCTCCATGCAAACCTTTTCATGCCTCTTCAATTCATTAGTGATCTTTGGATCGGCAGTCTCTTTTACCTGCACTCTGAGATCAATTAATTTGGTCATAAGGTCTTGAGCTTCTTGTTCTGTTAGCATTCTTTTTTCTCGCTTAATGTCGAAAGTAAATGTATACTGGATTATTGATACGCACTAATAATATAGATAAAAAATCTGTAACGCCACGAATTCACTTGGCGATTTGTTCCTCTAATAATTCAATGACTGACTCGATTGTGTTCTTAATGATCTCTTCATCATCTAAAGTTAGAGCCAATTTCAACAGGTCTGCCATTTGTTGCAGCTTCTGCTTTGTATCATCTGAATTTTTAGACTTCTTTGGCATGGTATTAACTGTAATTGTCCTTCGCCCAACCACCGCCATTCAGAATGAAGCTTCCACCACCTGCAATGAGTTTCTTAACTTTTTGAAAAGTTTTGCGACCACCAAGTGTTAAATCGCCTTCGGCTTCTGTCTCACATTGAGGACAATATTCCAACTCTTCATTGATAGAATGTTGATGTTCAAATTCTCCGTGAATTGGGCACTCATAAAGGTAGGTTGGCATTTTTCCTCTAATTTCTCTTTTAATATCGTAATCTAATTTCTCTTTTAATATTGTCAATTTCCATGCCAACTTTACTTAATTCTTCTCGAATCTTTTTAGTTTTGGCTAGTCTGTCCTCAAGTGACGATTTAAGATCATTTTCCACGCCCTCAATTTGCTCCAATAAATCTTGGACTGCCCAGCTGGCAGCGATTAATTGTGCGCGAAAATAAGAACGCTTCGTATTGCTCATCTACGTCTATCTCTCTTTTGCTGATCCATTCTGGTTTGCAACTGCTGATACTTATCTTCACCTAGTAAGTTAGCATATACTTTTTCTTTTGCAGCAGCATCGCTCTTAAGAGTGCGAATATCTCCCTTAACCTTATCAACTAAATCTTGTCCGGTCAGCTCTACAGTGCCTCTACCAGAGCCACCGCTAATCAATCGCACAACCTGACCCTTGGCTTTGCACTTAGGACATTCGTCAGGAGTTGGTGCTTTAATGGAAAGCCACTCTTCCCATTCATGGTTGCATTGGGTTTCACCTTCTATTACTGCTCTACATTGAAATTCATAGGTTGGCATATTATTCACTTTCTTCTACTAACGACTTATCTATCAGTCTATATTCTATATCTTTAGTCCAGTTCTTTTTGATATCTTGCTTGTGCTTTTCATCTTTTACTTCAAAGACAATATAGAGCTTTCCGGTCTTTTCCTCATATTCAATACGCACAGCCTCAGCAACAATTTTTTCAGTACTACTCATAACATTTTCCTAAAATCATTTTCCCAAATACTAATAACAACATACCCATTCTCTTTTAATATTTTTTCTTTATTCAAAGTATTAGAATACATTTCTCCAAAAGTTTTTTTTAGTTACTTTGCAATAGCCATTTGGAGGATAAAATACCGGGTTGCCGTGCCAAAAATCTCCATAAAACTCATAAACTGTTTTAGTATTTTGATTAAATCCATCTACTCTAAATGTTATTTTACCTATCTTAATTGTTACCGATCTATGCTGTTTATCATCCGGTATGCCAATAAAATCTAGCCATTTAGATTCAATAGAAGAGATGACCCTATTACACTTCGGACATCCATGACCATCTAAATGATCGTTTGGTTTTTGATAAAATCTTCCATGTTTTTTGCATACTATTTCTATTGGCTCTTTTGCATTGTGGTAAATAGTAGTTGAGTAATTATATTTACCATTGTGTTTTTGCTCAGCCATTATAATAAATTCTTGTGTGCTTAAAGTATTTTTAATTGCTCTAGTTTCACTTCCGCATTGTGGACAGCCACAGCCAAATAAATGCGATGCTATAGTTTGCTCAAATGCACCATGTTTTTTGCATTGTATTATGATTTTATCTTTATTGTTAACAAATTCTAAAGTTCTCATCCTCCATAGATGAGTACGGTAATTCTGATTGCGGAATAATATGATCTAGCTGCCAAGTCCATGTCGTAGGGTCGTTATCGTCCCAGTGATCGGCTATATAAGTCCCACGATTATTCCAATTCATCCATGACTCAAATTGGGCTTCAATGTGATTTTTCAATTGCTCTATAGAATAATCTAAATACTGCAAACAAGATTTTCGATGTTTCGTACCATTTCGTGAGGAGAGCATTAGAGCAATAGCCCTGGAGACTGTGTTTCGCAGGGCAAACACGGCATCTACTTGTGCCTTCTTTCTTTTGTATACTAATTTTTGCGCAATTATCTTTTTCCTATTTAAAGAATAATACTTATGATCTTTTTCTTTATATGAGTCTATATTCTTTTTTCGGTGTACCTTTTGTTTTTGGCGGATCGTGCTCCTATTATCCTTGTAGTATTCTTTCTTTTTATCGAGCAGTTCTTTCTTATGTTCAGAACGATAATTTTCTTGATATGCTTTATTGCATTCCTTACATGTATTATCATACTTCTGCGTCTTTTTTATAAAACTAAAATAGCCATCATTAGTGTTCTTGTCCTGCCCGCATTTTATACAAGTTTTTTTTCATATGTCCAACAATTCGATTTTCGTAGATATGTCATCTATATCACGCATCTCAAAGGTCGTTGGATCTTCCTCTACCTTATCGTCCAGTAGAGTGCCGCAAGCTAGATTTTTAATAATTCTGCCTTCACCCAATTCACCATCACGATTCTTGATCAAATGGTACTTCATATCTGGATAGCTTTTTTCATTAGGGCGGGTTTCGATTTGAACTGCAATGTTGGCATTCTGCATAATCAAAGCGGAACGACCAATACGATGCAATCCAATCTTATCCTCTTCCTTGGCACCCTTGGTACGATTCAACTGAACTGCGCTTAGAACGATGCAGTTATGAACTCTTGCAAATTCATGAATCTTCTCTGCAATCTTACCTAGCTTCAGCCAGTCTTCCATATCCGTGCCATCGTAATCCATCAATCCTAGATAGTCGATAACAATTATCTTAGGATCGAATTTAGCTTTAGCTTCTTCGTAGATTAGCTCCAGGCTTTCCATGGTAGCGCCTCTAGGAATATCGATAATTTCAAATTCGTATGGATAATTATTGATGAACTTTAAAGACTTCTTTAGCTTACCGGCATCGTCTGGACCAAGCGTCGCATTTCTAATCTGCTTAGATGGGCTAGCTGACATTCTAGCTAACACACGATTCAAGCAAGGCTTGAATGGCATTTCTAAAGAGAAATACAACACGCTATTGCCAGGACCAAAATTACTGGTCATATCAATATTATTATTCTGCATCCAAATCTGAATTGCCATGTTCATCAATAACATGGACTTACCACCACCAGATTCGCCACCAATGAGCAACAACTCTCCTGGACGCAAACCATCCGTTACACGATCTAGGTAGGAATAACCTGTAGTAATACCTTGGTCAAACTTGGGATCTTCTAACTTAGCATTATACTCTTCTCTAAAAATAGGAACAGCTTCTTTTAGAGTCTTACGTTCATATGCTTTTACTTGGCTCAATGACTTAATAGACTGAACCGTCTTTTGCATATCTGTAATAGCTCTAGAAACATCCATGCTACCAGCCTCTAACTTAGAGAAGCTGTCCTTCATAGTTAGAATTTGTTTCTCAGCATACCTTTTCTTAATCTTCTCTAAATCATGCTTATATTCTCTATCATCATAACTGATTCGATCAAGTTGTTCCCACATCTTTTTAACATGATCAATTAGTTTTTCATTGTTGCCTTTAGACAACTTCTCAACCATGACTCTTTGAGTTGGAACTTCCTTATAAGTACGGACATAGCTAACTGCTAGGTTGGCAAAATTCCATACCTCGGGCACAAACAACTTTGGATCGCATTCATTTACGAAATCCAATGCATGCTTCTTATTTGTGACTAGTGTCTTTAGGATAACTAGATCTAACTCATTACTCATAGAGTTCCCTTTGGCAATTTGCCTGGCACATATGCTGACTTTCTATTTCTTTTAATAGGAATCAATAGTTTAGCATCTTCTTGTTCTTTTTTCCAAAGCTCTTCCTGAAAATGCTTCTTCAGTGCAACTGCATCAATAACAACATCAGAATCAGGAATGATGCCCGCTCTTTTAGCAATAGCATCAAATTCTTGCTGAGTCATGTGTGAAATTAATTCGGCAGCTACCATGGCTTCCGGGCAACCCGAACCATTTTCAGAGCCCCTAGCAACATCATCACCTTCCCTCATGAACTTACAGTCACAAGGCTGCTTAGTATAAGAGCACAAGGCGGCAGATAATCTACACAGAGATTTCACTAATATTTCTTTTTTAGGACTATACATTATTTCCTCTTTCTAAAATCTTCACCCATTACTGGGAATATTTTCAAATAGCCCTTCATCAAACTATCAATGCTCTCTTTGAGAGGACCATGAAAACTGGATACTACATTGGGACTATTAGTACACATCAATGTAGGAATTTTGTTTTGGCTACGAGTCCTAAAGACACTTTCCAAACTACGAGCATATAGATTGGCTGCATTCTCTGAAGACATGAAGCGAGGATCGAATTCATCGATTGCCAAGAAGTCCACCAAAGCGAGTTCACGGCGAGCTATGTAGCGGTCTTCACCAGAAGCTTGCGTAAGGACAGATACTATATCACTCAGTGTGGTATACAGGCAGGTAAAACCTTTCTGACTTGCTTTTTTCAAGACGGCAGTTATTGTCATGGTTTTACCTAGACCATGACCACCAGCAAAACAAATAGAAGATCCAGTAATATAAGAGTTTTTTAGATCAGCAATATATTCGTTGTATTTGGCGAGCAAACGAGAGTCGCCTACAAAGTCTCGATCCATCTTGAGAGTCCAATATTCAAGAGGAATATTACTTTCCGCATATCGATTGATGGCAATTAGTCTGACGTGCTTCTCGTCATCATTCATCGACTGGTCGTTGCTTACGGCGTCCAGTGCCTCCTTGAGTTTGCGGGGCGGGATGTTGTTGAGCGCTTGACTTCTTGAAAAATCCGGGATATCCATATTCTACCTTCTTCACTTCATTTATATTATGGTCTTTTAGTTTGTCTTCAATGATCTTTCTATCAGCTTCAGCCATCATAATTCTAAGATCAGCTAGCCTTTTAATGCGATTAGGATCACTACTTGGTTGTTCTAATACTTCTTCAAATTCAGCCTGAAGTTCTTCAGGATTGGTCCAAGTTATTCCACCATCTTTATAGGATATAAAAGCACCACTTGGAGGATCTTCGTCAGATGGCGCAGGAACCCCAGTAATAGACTCGGCAGGCTCCTTGTAATCCTCCGCAATATCATCATCCAAAACAATCTTAGTAAGCATTATATCTTGGTCTGGATGATGTATAATTAAAACACTTCCATGATCTAAAGATATTAGTTTAACATAATTGCCGAACCATTCTTCAACAATACCTTCTGCTATTGCACCATTTCTAAGCAAACATTTAACGTGCTGTCCAGTCTCTGGAATCATACGATCCTCCCTAATACCTCTACATCAAATCCCTCAGCAACTATCTTCTGGAAAGCCACAGATAATGCGACAGGCATTGGATCCATTTGAGATACGAATGCTAACTCGCCATATGTATTGATTACTGTGCCAGCTTCGGCAAAGGCTTTCTTATAGACATCTGGTAGCGGTGTAGAGCGATCTACATTAAGATTCTTTTTACCCTTCAACAAAATGTTCATCTTATAGTCTTGCACTACACCTTCATGTGTCATGAAAGAAATAGAAGTCAAACGCCTCTTAGCTTGCACCACCTTGGTCTCATAAATCCAATCAATATATTCTTTTAGGATATTGGGGTTACTACTTAGAAGCATAGCTAGTCTTTTGACTTGAAATACTTCGAAACACTTGGCAGGGGAAGGACTATTGAATTTGAATTGGTATTTAGTTGTATATTGAGCTTGATACTTTTTGCAGAAATAAGCAAGGATGTGAACTGGTTTCCAATCTTTCACATCCATTGTTTCTATCTCGGCAAATTTCTCGAAGAACTGGCGGTACTTCTCATTAGGGTAATCAGTTAGCTCTCCGCCTGTGCTTTCTTTATTTTTATTAGTCATGATGATTTCCAATTTATACCACGTTTTATACTATTAATAGTTGATCTAGAAACGCCATATAATTTAGCAAGAGTTCTTTCAGATCTTTTATCAGTCCTAATTAATTCTACTAACTCTTTCGTAAGAATTGCTGTTGGGCGATCTTCTCCAACAGATTTTCCTTTTCTATTTTGAGATATTAAATCTTTACTTGTAGATTTGTGCTGTTTGCCAAACATAATATTTTTATTACCAACATGCATTCCTTTATGAGTCTCACTCATTTTTTTACGAGATTTTTCAGAGTGCTTCAATCCATTCCAGCCATTAGATCCGCCATTAGCTATATTGTAAACCATATCAGAGCCTAATATCAAACGGGCACGTGCAATCCAATCAATTTCAGCGAAAACTATCTGTTCTTCAGTTTTTTGATGTTAATATTATACTTAATAGAAAATTTTGTCGTCCGTATTTTCTTATAGCTCTATCAATTCTCATTACTTTATCATTGCAATGTCTTTGATCCCTTATTTCAATATTTTTAGTCTGCCCAATGTAAATCATACCATTGATTAGATTTTTATAAATATACAAATAAAACAAACAGCCCTTATTTCTTCTTCTTTTTGGCTAATGGATAACTCACATCAAACCCTTCTTCTGATTTATATATTCTGTATCTAGTCTTAGAATGATTATCTAGGAAAGGAGCTTGATCAATAAAATCTACAATCACCGCAAACTTTTTGCCCGGATACTTTCTAATAACTCGTCCTACGCGTTGGAGTGCTTTGACAGTAGACTTGCCGCCGCATGCGATGACAAGACCCGACAAACTGGGGATGTCTACCCCTATATCAAAAATCTTGGAAGCTAGAACACAATCAATTTTGTGCTCCATTAAATCTTTTTTAACTTGTTCTCGTTCTTCTTTTGTATTACTTCCATCCAATATGGCACATCTCATGTGCTGCTTGAATAGATCATACAGAATCTTACCGTGCTTTAAACTACTGAATAGAACAAGTGTTTGGTATCCCTTGTCTACCATAGTCTTAGCTGCGTCTAAAATGAGACCATTACGGACGTCATTTTCAACTACATATTTTTTGTATACAGAAGGATAAACTCTTTCTAATACATCTGGATAAGTTGGAACTACTCTAAATCTAATAAGAGGCTGTGCTAGATAGTCACGCTCAATCAAATAGGAAGCTGAAATATTAACAATATATTTGCCAAGAATGGATTCGATCATTAAATCGGCACCATCATCGCGCCAAGGACTACCACTTAATCCGTAAAGGTGTTCTGGGGCTGAGTGCTTGAAAATCTGTTGAATGGTTTCACATGCTGACATGTGGCATTCATCAATGATGTGAACCTTAGTTTCCTTCATCATTTTGACAATGCTGGCATACTTATCTTTGCCAACAGACTCTTCGTCATCATCGTTCTCTAGCAGAATTTCCTTCTTCTGCATGCCGATGGCTTGACCTACTGTCCAAATACTGGCAACGTTGATATCGTGAATATCACATTTACCGTCACCTATAATACCAATCTTTTCGTCAAATGCTACAGAAAGAAAATCATGAAATTGGTATAGTAAATCTTTACCAATAACATAAATAATAGTTTTCTTTCCTAATTTTGCAGCAATAAGTGCTGCAATTAAACTCTTGCCTCCACCTGTAGCTACTTTAATAATCCCTCTGTCGTTTTTGTCAATGACATCAAGAATTTCTAATTGATATGGGTACGGATCCTTGTATAATTTTTTAAGATTATCTAATATGTTTCTTTCCGTGCCAGTTGATTTGGTAGGGCGCTTATCGATAATCTCAATTTCTTTTCCAGCTTCTTTATAAAAGTCTTTAACCCTCTCAACCAATCCAGTTGGGAACCGTAGAGTAGGAGTTAATAACTTTTTAAAGCCGTCCCATTTAACAAAGTCACCATCTCGATTGATGAATCCCTTGAAGGCAGCAGTATGTTCTGCTCCTTGAATGTAAAAGGATAGGTGCTTATCGAGCGCTAAAACATGCGCTACATCTGACTCTTCTATGATTTGAGAGGTGTTACCCTTGATTACGATTTTAGACATGACCCTGCCGAGCTAAGTGTACTAGATCATATATAACTAGTACCTTTTTCTCGACATTTTATTGAGTCTTAATACCCAAAAGTTTAAGGATGAATTGTACTATGTTGGCTACAATACTGCCAGTAGCTGGAGTTGGAAGAGCTGGAGCAACAGGTGTTGGTGCTGGTTCAGGAACTACAGCAGGAGCAACTGGCTCTGGTGCAACTACCACTGGAGTTTGGACTGGAGTTGGAGCTACAGCGGCGGCAGGAACATCACCCCATAGAGATAAATCTTTAGCCAAGTCGGTATCAACAGGAATTCCATTAGGAAGTCTCATGGTTACACCGGTAGTGCCCCCGCCTTCTTGTTGCATGACCCAATCAGTCCAAGGCTTTGGAACCTTTGGTGGATGTTCAAAGTTAGCATCCCACAATTTATATTGTGCAAACTGTGGTGGAAGATTACATGCTTGAGCATAGAAATAATATGTATAGATTAATGGTCTGACACCACTAAGCCTTTCATATTCTGCTAAATACTCTAATGTCCATTTAGCAATGAATTGACCATCTACATGCCACTTTAACCAATCTTGTGGTTCTGGCCATTCTAAATCACAACAGACTATCTTTTGATCTCCTGCTGCTTTATAATGCAAAGCGGCTTGAGCCTTAGGATCGCGTCCGGGATGAGCAGGATCAGATGGCAGCGGATAAATGAAATGGTATATTCCAAACTTCAATCCAGCTGCCGCAGCGCCTGCTAAATTCTTCTCATAGAAAGGATCTTTTCCATCATTTCCAGTATAGCACTTTATAATAACGAATTGTATACCTTGCTTAACCAACCAGTTGAAATCAACATCTCCCTGAACAGAGGAAACGTCTACGCCTCTTACAGTCATTGAGCCTCCCCTAAGACTTCATTAGCTTCAGGATCTTCAAGTGTCTGTTCATCAAACAATTCGGCTACTTGCTCGGCAGGAGTTTCGAAAAACACACTTTCAGGAGTGGCAGCCTCCGCATGCTCATGTTCGTGATCATGCTCGTGAGCATGGTCATGAGTGTGAACATGTTTCTTACCAGGCTTCTTAACTTCACGCTTTTCGGCGCGAAACTCTAACTTAGCAAGCTTCTTTTGTGCCTTCTTTAAGAGATAGGTCTTCAGGCTGAACATTGGTTTAGCTTTTTTCTTAGTGGTAGTCATTATCTTACTCCAGAATCTTCACACTGATCTAAATCATCATTATCTCTAATAGAACGTTCAGTATATACTTTTATTGCGCTAATTGCATAAACATGAACAATTTGATCTTCTAGCCATTTTACAGTTGGTTTAAGACGAATAAACCAACCTTCTACTGGTTGCAGAATACCAATTATAGATCTTCCCTGAAGAACTACTTCAATTTCTTTACCAACTAACTCTTTTAAGTAGTCGTTGATATGCGTTTTCATGGCTTTCTCCTATCAACCACTCCACCAACTAACTTGCCGAAAGCAGAAGACTTCTGAGAAATCTTTTCTTTGATTTTCTGAGCAGCCGAAATAGTTTCATTCGTACCAGTCTCTAGTTGTAGATTTAAGTTACGGGCGTCATCCTTGCCCTTGACAGTTTGCATGTGCTCTTGCGCATCCTTCTTTAGTTGAGTAACGCGAGAGTCTGGCAAACCAAGTCCAGAGAACATAGAATAGACCTTGACAACTGGGTCAGGAGTCTCTACAGTATAGATTCCCTTAAAAACTCCTTTAGGAGTTCCGCATTGATCATTAACCATTGCCATAGCATAAGTAATACTAGAGCTTGGAATCTTTGCCCAAACATCTTTGTTTGCAGCAATGATAATTCCGACATATCTAGATTGCTTGAGGTCAAAACCACCTGCAAGCAAGTTGCCGTTCAAGTTATTAACGACAGCCTCTGCAATAGCGGTGTCCTCAGAAAAATTATCGACAGTAAGCTCACCATAAATCGTGAGACCTTCACCATCGGTGAATAGCTTTCCCCATTCCATCGGATCGAGTCCTTTGACCGACGATGGCATGGAGGAAAGTGTATTGAACACATCAATGGTTTCAACAATTGCCTTATTAGCAATACCATAAAAATCAACTTGATTTACATCATGATAAATTGCTTCAATCTTAGCATTGTCAACAACAATTAGATTGTTAACCTTTTTAGATTGGGTAAGTTTTGCTAGCTTAGAAAGAGTTTCTAAAGCATTAGCCTTAGTCTGGGCGTCCTCTGTATCCATTGGTAGAACAGTCATTACAACCAATGGTTTACCAAGACTGGACATTATATCTACAAGGGTCTCACAGGAACCCGCACCAGAACCACCACCTAAGCTAAGACACAATACGTTGACTTGGGAGCTAGCCAATTTGTCGTTGATCAATTGAGTAATCTCGCCACGATGAGACTCAGCAGCAGCTTTACCAATCTCGACTTCTTTGGCAGCGCCACCCAAACCGTACTCAAGAAGCAATTTATTAGAATCTGGAATATCAATGAACTTCAAATCTTGCATGGCAGTATTTACGGCAACTGCATCATAACCTAACTTATAAAATGCCTCAGCTAATCTAGATCCGGCTTGACCTGAACCTAATACTCCAAGGACTATGCTTCTATCTTTCTTCGAAACTATTTTTGCTGCCATCTTACTCTCCTGTTGCTTGGCTTGACTTTTGGCTTTTAGTGCTGCTAATTTACTTTGATCAACTTGATCTGAGGCAGCCTTAACTTCTTGTGATGAAATATCATCAACTACTTCTTCTTGTTTAACTTCTTCTGTTACGGACGTTGCTGGCATTCTTATCTCCTGCGCCTACTTATATCACTTCAGCACGTATTTATTAGTCTTGTACCATTCAACAGTATCAATAATTCCTTCTTTAAATTTGTATGAAGGCTTCCATCCTAATTCTCTAATCTTGGAAGAATTAATTGAATACCTAAAATCATGTCCGCCACGGGGGTCATCAATGAAAGAAATCAAATCATGTCCCGTACCCATCGCATTGCAAATTTTTTGAATTACTTCAATGTTGGGAAACTCTTGGTTGGCTGAAATGTTATAAGTTTCGTTTGGCTTGCCATTGTTTAGAACTGTCAAAATGGCAGCACAATTATCAAAAACATGAGTCCAATCCCTAATTTGAAGCCCTTGTCCGTAAATGGGAATCTTTTGGTCATGCAGGATGCACTTTATCGCCTTAGGAATGAGCTTCTCGGGCGTCTGGCGGGGTCCGTAGTTATTAGAGCTTCGGGTAATGTTATAAATTAATCCATGCGAAGCATGGGCTGCTTTTACCATCAACTCCCCAGCAGCCTTGGAGGCTGAATAAGGATTCCTAGGATTAAGCGGAGATTCTTCCGTCCAAGGGGCATCTGTCTCTTTGGTTAACTGACCATATACTTCGTCAGTGGACACATAAATTAGGCGCTCAACACCATGTTTGAGGCAGGCGTTGATAATTACCTGAGTTCCCAGTATATTGGAAGTAACAAAAGAATTAGGATCAGTTAAAGAATAGTCCACAAAGCTCTCGGCAGCCCCATGAATAACAATATCTGGTCTTTCAAATTGAAAGAGGATATCTATAACGTGCTGATCTCTAATATCAGCTACATGAAATTCATGATTCTTATTTTGGTAAAGTGCATTAGCATTACCACTAACTCTATCAATACTAACAAAATTATAAGGCTGTCTTTCATGAATGGCACGTCTAAGAAAATTACCAAAGATGAAACCACAAGAGCCAGTAATAAGAACTTTCTTTTTTTCAGTCATTATTCTTTCTTTCGATAAAGATTATGTCTGGAATCTGCTGTATAATCATTTTGATCTAATTTATATTTAGATTCCCATTTGCTCTTAAGTCTTTGTACATTGGAATTAAGAAATAAACGATTGGCTGGATTCTTTTTGAGGGAGGCACTCTCTTCATGGAAGATGCTGGTTTCACCACAATATACAATCTTCTTATTCATATTGTGAGCGATGGACAAGCACATATCCACATCGTCAAATGCCCAATGAAAACCTTCATCCATCCCTTTAATACCAGAGGGGTTTTTCTCCCAGGTATTTTTGAAATACTCTGCCTTAGTCAAAGCAACTGCACCAGTTACCACTTGAAACAATCTATTCTTCTCTGCATTTGCGTCGCTCTTTTGACCAGCTCTAAAATGAATGGGCATTCTATGACCATTATTGAATACGACTCCACCATGTTGTAAAACATCTGTATCTGTATATAACAATCGTGCGCCAACTACTCCTACAGAATCATCATTCTTAATAACTTCAACCATCTTTTTGATTGAGTCTTTATCATTAAAGATAATATCATTATTGAGCAACATTACATAATCATTATCTTGAGGAGATGCCGCATTGAACAAATGATTCATGCCAGCAGCAAAATTTTGATGATTGTTCTGATAAGCTATTACCTTGACTTTATCTCCCCAAGTAGATGCAACAGCGACGGTATTGTCTTTAGAGGCATTGTCTTTGATAAACCAAGCATAATCCAATCCATCTAAAGCTGGAAGAAGAGATTCCTTAAGCTTAGTTAGTTTGTCTTCAGCATTCCAAGTTAAAGTTAAAAGATAAATCATAGTCCCACCCTTAATCCTACTCCAAAGGTTACGTTACCATCAGTTCCAGCACTTACAGTTGGTCCAATGTACATGTTGCTCATTAGTGGAATATGTTTGCCTACATTGTAAGCAACCGGTGTAACCACTATTTGTGGTCTTTGGCTAACTGTACCATAAGCCACACCGACTTCTAAAACAGAAAAATCTGGATTGGTTTTGTATTGACCGTACGACATGATGCCAACGCTCAAGCTTGGAGAGAACTCACCTCTAACCGGATTGACTCCGATTCCACCTTCGACACCCAAAAACAATCTTGGATTCCAAAAACTGAATTTAGCGGTCGGATATTCTTGTACAGTATTAGCTGTTTTGATTGGAACATCATAAGTTTTTCCATCTACCTTTACATTAAATTTATTATAGACGTATACCTTTTGGTTCTCATCAGTTCCAATTACATTGGTAAGATCATATTCTCTTGGCTTGATATCAACATTCCAAGGAGCCTTTTGCCAAGCACTGAATCCAACAGTACCAATGGGTACTTTAGAAGTTCCAAAATCTTCATTCAAGGCTAGGTCTTGTTCCTTCTTTTGATATCCGTTTGGATCGCAGGAAGTGCCGTCTGGACAGGTAGTTTGCGTTGGGTTTGGATTAGTTGCACCAGTCCCAGTGCTTGGAAGATTATTTCCCGTTTGACCATTGCTGACGATTACAACATGATTGGCGGCAGTAACATTTGCATTAAGTTTATCCAAGTCATCTTGAATGGCTTTAAGATTTACGCCCTGATCGGTAATAAACTTATCCATATCAGCTTTGGTTGCCCATTGACTTTGGCTACGAACTATTCCATCAATAAGTTGTTTTTGCTGAGTGATTTGAGTTTCAATTGCTAACTGTCTATTTGAATTTTCTACCTGCTTAAAGATAATGAATCCCATGCTGCAGAAAACAAGAATAGCGCCAAGAATTAATAGAATTTTTGTAGACAATGACATGATAAATACCTCATAGCTGAACAGCTGGACACCAATGCATAGTTCTTTTATCTGGTGTCAATTTTCTTAAAATAGGATTACCGAGCGGATCTGTTTGTCGACCATACACCTTAAAATGACCGGCATACTCACCTGATTCTCCAAAAGCATCTTTGTAAGTACGAATCGTTGCCCCACGATGTTTGTATGATTCACTCATAACATCAACTAAAGCCTGACATAAAGTGTGCATTTGCTCTTTTGATATCACATTGGCGATTCGCCATGGAGATATCTTTGCTAGATATAACGCCTCGGCACGGATGTAGTTACCAACTCCAGCAAATACTCTTTGATTCAATAATAATTCACCAATGCATTTGTTAGTTTTCTTACATTCATTAAAGACATAATTCATCCATGGCTCGTTCATTTCATCACTTAATGGATCCCACCCCAACTCTGCCCTCTTAGCATTTAGGCGAGCAAATGTGTTGACGAATTTAATAGTGCCAAAATGGCGAGCATCATTGAAGTAAACGGATGTCTCTTTGTTATCATTTAGATACTTAATAGCTAGACAGGGGTGTTTTCCTTTGAAAGGAGACCATTGACCAGTCATACCAAAAGTACACATCATGTAATGGAAATTAGTAAATTCCCAATACATAAATTTACCTTTCGAAGCAACATCGATGATACTGATATTGCCAGTCGAAATATGATTTTGAAAATCTGTTAATCCAACAAGAGGATGTTTGATGTATCTACCTGTTGGATATATTTCAATCCCCGTTACCAATCTACCTTTTATAAATGGTTTAATCAAATCAACACTAATCTTGACTTCAACCCCCTCTGGCACAGCGCACCTCCAGATTTTGATAAAAATTTATTTCGGTAATCTTGGGCATAGTTGGTTATTCTTTCATGGCATACAAAACTAAATATTCTACAAATCAGAATTTAATGGACAGCATCGATACAGAAGAAAAGGCTTATTGGCTTGGGTTCTTCTATGCCGATGCATATAACAAAGAAAAGACTGGGCAAATTATTATCGAACTACAAGAAAAAGACAAAGAACATCTGTATAAATGCGCAAAATTCTTTGGAAGACCACGAGAGCCATTTTTGCAACTTAAAAACAAAGGCAAATACAGGGCTTACAGATTAGAATTGAATGGCAGGTATTTATCGAATAGTTTAAAAGAAAAGGGATGTCACGGAGCAAAAAGCTTCAATATCGTTTTTCCATGTTGGTTAGACGAAAAGTTAATACGACATTTTGTAAGAGGATATTTTGATGGTGATGGTTGTATTAATATTCACCAAGATCAACTTAATGTTAGTATAGTTTCGACAAAAGAATTTAATATACAATTACAGCATTTACTTAAAAAGTTGGATGTCAATTCTCAAATGTATTTTCCAGAAAGATATACTGGTAATACTTGCCGATTGGATTTTGGTGGCAGCAGGCAGGTATCAAAATTTTGTGAATGGATTTATCAGAACACTACTGTATTTTTAGATAGGAAATATGAATTATATGAAACATACAAAGCTACTCATGTACCACGCTATTTAGATGATCGTTTAACTAAATACGGACACCATATAAAAATTACGTATGCTAAATGATTACTTACCCCATTTCTTAATGAAAACTTGCCTTCCTTCTTTGTACAACTTAGGAATATTAATTTGAGCTGCTGATATCTTACCAAAATGAGTGACATCCGGCAATGAAACAACAGTCAAAGGAACCTTTTTCTGACGTGCGCGGAAACTCAAATCAGTATCATTGAAATAGAATGGGAACTCTTCGTTCCAAATTTGCTTGGTATTACCAATTCTTAGTTGGTCCCAAACTTCTCTTTTACCAGCAATGCACCATCCGCCTAAATATGAGTTACCGGTTAGCTGTTGATTTGATTCTTTTACGAAGTTCAAATCATTATCTAATAGACCCATAGTAGGACCTACCAAACCATTGGTAGCGTTACATGCATCTATAACTGATTTAGTCCAATTTGCATGGTTTGATCTTACTCTGATATCATTGTTTAAGAATAGAATATTTTCACCAAGAGCTATTCTGAATCCTTGATTGCACGCTTTTGAATGAAAGGTATTCTCTTCATTCCTTACATAAACTAGAGTATCTTTCATTTGTAAAGAGCGTTCTAATTCCATCATCTCTTTATTTGTTTCATCACTGCTAGCATTGTCTATGACAATGATTTCATGTTCATTAGACAGTTGACTTAAGTCATTTAAACAGGATTTGGTAAAATTCCACTTATTAAAAACAGGAATTACTATACTTAAAACGGTCATATTGATCCTTATTTACATAAACTTATAATTTGTTTGGCAGCATTTTCCCACGTTAGCTTATGAGCCATTTCTTGCATTCCAGGAGAAAACTTTTTTAGGTAATCGTCATAATTATTGATGACATCTTTTAGTTTAGCAGCACATTGATCTACATCTGGATTAAAACATGCTGCATATGGAGAGGGTTCCCAATATTGCATTCTGATATCGGCTCGAATAATTTTACCATCAATCAAAATTGAGTTTCCATCATTCATATAATCTAGCTGCCCACCATAACGTGGTGCAATCACTATCTTATTAGCAGCAAATGCCTCTAGTCCTGGCATCCAAAAACATTCAGTGTGTGCCATAGTAAGCACCACATCACAGGCATTATACAGAGTTTCAATATCAGTAATAAACGTATCGATTATTTCGATTTCAGCCAAATCTTTATGTGACTTTCTGAACTCATTAAAGATTTCATCAAAAGGCACATCATACATAGGATTGGGTCCCTTTCTAGAAATCTTCAATACTAAACATACATCATCATTTTTAGTAAATGCTTTAGCCCAAGCGCTTAATAAACCTGGTATATTCTTTCTTAAATGGGGCTGAGCAATATTACAAAGAATCTTGTATTTCTTTTTAGTCTTGAGTGGATACTTTCCCAGATTTTGAAATCGGTCTAAATGGATACCATGTGGTACTACAACTTGTAAGTCCGGTGACATTCCGTTATCAGTAAAAATCTTTTTAGAGAATTCAGAAGACGGTAATACTTTGTCTACTCCTCTAGCATATTTAGCGAATGCTTTTGGCAAGACTGTAGTTTCATAATTCCAAATACCAAATCTATTTTTATTTCCTCGAATAAAATAAGTGTCAAAATTTCTTAGAGCAGTATATGATAACTGCATATCATAAGTTTGTTCTAATTTTGAACCAATTTTTGATACGTAATCTTCTGCTGTAATTCCTTGTCCTTCTTCTATTTGCCCTTTGAGATAGGGCTTTAAATCATCGGGGAAATGTTTAGTACCATTAGTAGAGAATAAATCAACATGGTGTCCCATTCTGATAAATTCTCTAGATAGATTTTGAGCAACGATAGACCAACTATGATTCTTGCCAAGAAAACCAAACCAACATATTTTCATGAATCTTTCTATATCAGGTCCACAGAGAGCGTCTGATTTTCATTAGGCGAGCAATCATTTCATCAACTTTATCTTCATTATCTTTTTCAACAGTGCCCAAGATTTTGAATAATCTGGCAGCCTCTTCTGTTTTGCCAGAAATTTTACGTATCTGGCTCCATTGATGTAGCAAGCTATCATAGGCACGGTGGTCTTCTTTTCTAGTTACATTCCACCAATGATGAATTGCATTAACTTCAAGAACAACATTACGTTGTTCTTTAAGGGTCGGATCTTTTGCTACGTCTTCTTCAGTAGGACAATAATAGTGAGGCAGTTCACCAGTTACAAATTCATTCAATAGATTGAACATGGCAAATAGCATTCGTGCATCTACATCACGCCACCCATATTTATAGCAATCAACGTTCATCTCCCCTTTGGGGCATGGTTGACGTAAGTCTAACATATGGTAGCGGCGGCTAGGAACGAAATGAGAAACAAACCAATAGTGAAATTTTTCCACTGGATGTTTAAGTCTCCACCAAATTTTCTGTTGTAAAAAATCGGTCGCAGTTTCCGCAATAAAGTATTTGACGGGATGCATTTTTTGAACAGTCTCGTGCCAATCTTCCCAGGTTTTCCCCCTGAGGCGAAAAATCACGCATTTCAAGTGCATTCGTAGTTGACCACCCAAGATCAACTGGCGAGGGAAGTTTGAGCAGTTTGCGTAAAAATAACATGGCGACAATGTAAATCTGCGAAAATACTTGTCAACCCGTCCAATAAATTATGGAATTGGTCCTATCTCGGCGGCAATACGATCAAGAGCTGCCTGCACTGTAGCTGGCGGGCTATTGTTCCAATTGGCTGAGCTTGCTGGAGTATACTGTACGAATGGTGATGATACGAATTGATAACTCAATGAACTACCATTACTCATCAATACCATTCCATTTACTCCAGTTGAGTTCAATCCAGTACCACCGTGAACTAATGGCAATACATCGGTTACGTCGGCTGCCAAATCTACTAGCGCTGAAGGTCCGCCTTCGTTGGCACCACTGAAAACACTAATCAATTTCAACATGTTCTGAACTTTAGTAGAATCGACGAACAATGGCTGATTGTTGAATCCGCCCTTCTTCAAGAAGACGTTGACCTGTACTTTAGTACTCAAAGTTTGTAGAACTGCATCTTGATACAGGTTAGTGAAGTTAAGTGTCAGTAAGCCAGTAGCATAATCAATTGCTACGCCCATCTTTCCATCAACTATAACTCCAGCGTATCCATCAGTACTTAATCCGTTTGTATTAGGAGAAAAGGACTGAACAGAAACTGAAAATCTTAATTGATCATTTGTTAATGCATTTTGACCTACGAAAGAACAATCTGCAAATCTCATTGCAGGGAATCCCAAACGAGTAATTCCATCTCCTGTATAATCGGCAATGAAATCATTTAGAATGTTAATGGTTCTTTCGGAACCGAACAATCCATCAGGAATTTCTAGAACAATGGTTCCAACTTCAAAGTCTACCTTATAAAAATTTCCGTCAGGTCTTTGAATCTCGCCACCTTCTCCAATAATAAGATTGTCAGGTACGAAGTAATCCACTCTACCAGAATCAAATGCTGGAGGGCTTCCATAAATATTACACTGAATTCCTTCCAATTCACAAGAATTAGTCATGAATCCATTAATCATATTGAAAACACTAGGAACAAATCTAGACCTACTATTTGTTACAATTAGAGATTCATCCCATGTTAATTCTTTTTCTATACTTATTGGAACCGGATTATGATAGAAATCATGGCTTGCAAAATATCCATCATTCTCGAATATATCAGGTGGTGGGTGTACGACAGAAGATCTTCCAACAGTAACAGAAGAGTAGTCATCTGTTCTGTCTATAAAATTTTCCAATCTAAATCTGATAACATTGAACTTAGTGCCAACTTTAGTATATGGATTAGTGGCGGGAGCAGGATATGTAGAGGTTGGAGAAGTGGTCAGAACCATTCTTTCAATATAGCTTTGTAGAATGTATCCGTCAGTAAGCGTAACTGCAAAATCTCCATCTACATCTGCTCTTAACATTTCTGCTAATACATCACCAGTCAATACTACTTTTCGTATCGTAATTACATCTAATGTAGTATCAAGAGAAGTGATATCAAATCCACCAAAATCAGATTCATTATTTCCAGTATTATAAATAACTAATTTATAGGTATCAAGACCAAGAATAGTATTAAATGAAACTGTAGCACTAGTAAACTGGGCAAGTCTTGGATCATTTGGATTGGCTACCAATACACCATCATAACCATCTGCTATTACATATCCATCTATTGGATTAACTAATTTAAATTGAATTCCGAATAGATTAGTAAATGGTTGAGTATATGTAATATAACCATTGGTAAAAGTCGTGTGATATCCATCAATCTCAGTTATACTAGAATGTAATGGTAAACCATTATTCATATTATAACCAATATAAGATGTTAAAATATCTAAATCATTTAGATCGATAATACCATCACCATTTACGTCTCCCAAAATCATTGAGCATAATTTTGCGTCAGCAATTCTATAGAATACGTTAGGATTCGTTGCATCGGGGAAAATCTGGGCGCCGACAAAATCACCATTCAATAGATTTGTTTGTAGGCTGGTAACAGTGCTATCAAATCTAACTGGATCAGTTGGATCGTCTACAATTCTAATAAGCAACTCATCATGTGCCATGGTGGCGCTGTATAGATTGGATTTAATTAAAGCTGAAATAGAATCAAAGAAATTTCTATTCTTATCGGCAATTGCACCAATGATTAATGGGTCAGCAGTATTTTCCAAGTTTGTTAAATCAATAGTATTGAGTAATTGAACTTGTGGTACAAACTGTTGTCTCGTCAAAACCGGATTGCCAGTCTTCTGATCTGGAATTGGTGTGGTCTCGGAGGTAACTGCAGAAACTACTGCACTGAATACTCCGTTGCCAGTGAACTGAATATTTTGCAAAGAATAATCTACGGTAGCCTGAGTAGTTGAATCTAGGGTGGTCTTAGGTAAAATCATACCATGACCAGACTCATAAGCCTGACCATCAGATACCTTGGCAGCATCAGTCCAAACTCTGAACCACAAGTCTTGTTCTGGAATATCAACCCACAACGTTCCTGCGAAAGTCGTAATCCTGGAGTTAGCGGTAAGGTCACCACCAGTGGCAATTAAAATATCACATTTATTGGCGGAGCCGCTTCTTTTGATTGTGGCTGCATAATAAGCATTAGGAATCAAAACGTTACCAGCAGCTATTGGGCTGTTGCTGAAAACAAAGTCCACTGGTTGTGGAACTGAATCAAGCACTACGCCTGCTTGACTTAGGGTAGCATAGTTAAAACTAATTTGAGCAACTGGAACGTTAGCTGGTGCGAAATCAATTGGAGAGCTAGGGGCAACGTCACTGGCACACTCCACACTTGATTGCAATGGGAAAATACTGACTACCAAATCTCCGTTCCAAACCAAATCACTAGGATTATTTTGGTTCTGAACAGAAAGTAACAATGTTACTTTTTGAATATTATTGGTCGTTGCTAAAAACTTTTGACCAATTTGAGTAGTTACATCATTGGCTAGTATGACCTTATTGTCTAGAGGTGCGGTTTGAATATTTAAACTATCAATGTTGTACAGTGGCATAGCCGCTTGCAACATGGATTGTAAAGAAATAGGTCCATCCAGGAAGAAGTCTCTAAAAAATAGATTTGGCTGCTGATCCTGAGCCACCATGATGGGACTTCTGGATAGTGTCATTGGGCGAGCTTCCTTGATGACCATTTTGCCGCCCAAATTGAAAGACAGGTCAGGGTCACCAATAAAATCGTTGAACATAAGCACTAAAATTTTGGTAAAATGCTTTTGACTTATTTGTGACTCATTTGCCTTAAAATAGAAAATTTCATATTGTAGGTTACTCTGGAAGTCCAAACCAATGATGCCTACTTTGACAACTCTTCTGCCGCCCGTAATTGATCCACTAAGATCAATTTCTAGTTGATTACCGAAGTTATTGTCAGATGGCTGATTTTGGGTAAAAATTGCTTTACCATCTAAAAATCCAGAGGTTAAAGTAGAGTCCCATAGAATGTTCTGCTCTAGTACTTCAGGCAAAATACCTGTACCGACATGATCTTGGATGATACCAGATTCGATGGTGGTATTAAACTCTTGCTCTAAAGTCAAATCACTATCATCTACTTGTTGAGAGTCAAACCAGATATTTTGTTGGGCTGAAACCGGATTGCGTTTGGTCATCTATTACTCACCTAATGTACTGTATAAATACTCTAGAATTAGCTGGCTTGAGGACATTTATTAGCTCTTCCAGGGCTTCCTGGCTCTTTATGTTACTATTAACTATACCAAAGGAATCTATAATATTTACAGAAAAGTCAAATGAGCCAGTTTTTCGGTTATTTAATATGCTGAAATTATTGTTTAAGGTCAGCAAAGAGTTAAAATCTAGCAGATAAGTGGTAAATAAATCAACTGTAACAGGTATTACGGTTGATAAATTACTGCTGTAATTCACGTCCAAAGACTCCCCATAAGGAGCATAAAGAGGTCTTGACAAATCGCTTATTCTAAAATTATCAATTAAGGCAAATAGAGGGTTAGCTCCTGTATAATCGCTACCAATGAATAATTCATTGATTGGATCCTTGAAATTGATGTTTCCTACGACATTGTAGCCATCACCTGGCATGGAAGAGCCCATAACAATTGGGAATTGACCAAAGACTAGACCAGTTCCAAATAATACGTTAGTCCACTCGTATCCATCCAAGAACAACCTAAGTTCGTCTGCACCGACCCCACCATTAAATTTGTAGCTAGCTTTGACACGATGCCAGGTATTGCGAGCCCAGCGTGTTGGGGCTCTAACCAAGAAATCTGTTCCAGAAGCAGAGACACCAAAGTTAACGTAACCAAATGTATCTTTCCAAATAGAAATACGATCGCCTTGTAGTCCCTTTGGAATATACTTAACAACTACATGAGTATTTTGATTTGGTAACTTCCTATTAAGTCTAATAACCTGTGTATCTAGCGTATCATTATTATTAGCAGTAGTTTGATATGTGATCAATAATGGCAAGTTGCTTGCAGGTAAAGTTTTACCTAGATAAATAGTCTTTTGATCGGTGCCTACAGTACCATTAGCAAAATAATCTGTTCCAGTTAGATCTCCAATGATTTTAACTGTAATTATCTGAAGGATAGGCTGACCAGTAACTACGGAGCTATTGGTCATGCTGACGCCTTCTTCCTGAATAGCGCGTTGCGTATCAATTTCTAGTTTGCCACCTGCGAAATAATCAATACGAGGATCGCCAGATTTTAGTGTGACACTTAATATTTGGCTGGCTGGTGTAGATATCTTTACTGCCGTGTTATTAACGCTAACCGCATCTTCAATGATAGCACCAAAGGCATCAAAGTAGAATCTTTGGTGTGGATCATTGGCTGAATCAAAGAATGGATTGACCCAGAATTCAACAGTTCCTTGTTTTCTAGTATCCAATATACCATTATTAGGAACAATGATTGGATCTCTAGTAATAACAATACTTTGACCAAAGTTTTCATTAACAACTATAGAAGATTGGAAGTGTTGCTTATCAAATGGCGGAATAATATATGAATTAGCACTGTTTGTCAGTGGGAAGCTATCCATTGACAAAAGCATTAGTGTAGTAGAATCAGACTTCAATGGTTTCAATGAATTGAAATCTTTAGTAATTGAATTTTGGTTAGCTGGAATGGTCTCACCTACACGAGTATCGGTCAACATTACAGAGTAAATTTTAACTTGGTCTATGATTCCATTGAGCTGATGAGTTCCCGTAAAATCACTGCCCAAGTAAGCGTGTTCATGCAGTGGAGAAATTCTAATGCTGGTGTAGGTAGAATAATCCAACTCATAGAATCCCTCTGACAAGAAGTATGGGACTCCTGGTAGGTTATAGCCATCTTCGAAAGTAAAGAATCCGTTCTGCAAACCGCTTCTATAGTCGCTAACATTAAGCACCTGATAAGAAGAGTTCGTGAAAGCAGGGATTGAGGTCTTAAGGGTAATACTATGTCTATCTGCTGATAGTCCAGAAATTACGTAATATCCAGCAGCTGGTCCAGATTGGATATACAAATAATTATTGATATCCAAACCGCTGAATTGATTATAAGGGTCTGTAACAGTATTTGGTCCGGTGCTGCTCAAATTATAACCAACAGCTATTGGGTAGCTAAATCGAACCACTGGAACCAACTCACCGCCCTCACTGACAGTCATTGGATACTTTTCTTTTACACCAATAGTCAGGGACTTCTTAGAGCTGGTTGGAGATGCACTCACATGAATAAAATTGATGTAAATATATCTGTTAGTGCTATCTAAAGATCCAAATGAATTGAATGTTATAGTTTCATTTACCAATACGTTGCCAGCAGTACAACCATTAATGGTAACAGTGGCTGGGAAAGTTATGTTAGCAGCAGTACCGGCAATATTTACCGTTAAAGTTCTACCAATTACAGTATTGGTAGTTTGGTACAGTGGCACAAAATAACCATCGTAACCATCTTTAATGCCACCGGAATCAAATAATCCAGAGGATGTATCAGCTACGTCATCAGCCGGGAAATATCCATCTGAGAAAACTGCGTATGGTGACAGAATGACTTTAGTTATGTGCGCTTCATCCAAAGAAATTGGCGGAGGCAAAGATGTCATCAAAACATTTTCATAACCATCGCTCCAAACATAATACTGTTTCTTAATACGTCTGTGATTAAACCCTAAAGTTCTAACTAAAATTATATCTCCAGCAAATACATCATTAGAAACTGTCAATATATTATTGAAATTTGCATCTTTGGAAATAGAGTATGCTGGTCGAAGTGCTCTAACTCCAGGAATTTCATTTTCAGTATTAGAATAAATCTGAAATACTCCGCTAGAAACATTGGATGGAAGAGGTCCATTGATAGTTAGGGTGTTACCAGACACTGCTAAGATAGCGAATACAACAGGAGATGTAATGCTATCAATTTTAATTGAATATCCTGGTTGAACGCCCAATGTAGTAAAGTTGAGGCTGAGTGATTGTACCAAATTAGTACAGGAAGTGCCAGACAAGTCATTGCCTGAGATAAACGCATGAATGGTGGTTACTTCAATATTCGGCGCGACATCAATATCAGAGCTGACTGTGAAAGCAGTTCTATTAACAGAAAATCTTGCATTGGTCAATGTCGATGGCATTGGAGCATTAAGAGTCAAGTTTTGACCGTTGATATTGATGATTTGATATCCTGCTGGATTAAATCCAATTTCATCAATAAAAATTGTGTCTCCATTAAAAATATTGTAGGCACTGAAATTGATAGTAGAGGTAACCAGCGGACTACCCAAGGCAGTGTACAAATCAGTTCCGGCTACAATGTCACGAGTAACTGAACCGGCAATTTCTTCAGGATCAACTGTTCTGAATTTTTCATGAAGATATGGCTGTAATTTCTGACCATACCTAATAATGTTTGGTACTTCAAATCCATCTAAGAATAGATGCAGCTCATCTCTACCATTAGCAGTATTTAGTTTCCAAGAAGCAGCAACATGATGAGGCATGTTTGTATTCCAAGAAGATACGTCTGCACTCACAGAATAAGAAGTTTTATCTCTATCATACGCGCGGAAGTTCATGTATCCGCTTACATCTTTGTAGATGGATAGACGATTCTTAGTCTTAGCCTCTCCGAAATCCAAAAGATAATGATCAAGATCTGAAACGAATGTAACGCCCTCATCTGCATAACCATCTGCACCAATTTTGAAACTCAATGTGTTCACACCAGTTGTGATGCTCAAATTTGATGGCTTTGGAAGCACTAAGCTTTTGCTATCATAAAAGGATCCGGTTGATGTAATTTTGAACTGGAAAGCCGAGCTACAGGGGCTGACATAGCCATCAATTACTCTGATGTACCATCTGTTGAAGTTTCCAGAAATATCTTTATTGTAATAAATGAATATACCATCTTTATTAGTATTAGGAGTTCCTAAAACATTAGAGTTCTTGTCAAGAGTAAAAGTACCATTAACAATAGTTGGATGATATTCTGAAGCTCCAATAAAAACATTTCTAGGATTGATTTGATATCCGTCCTGAGTAATATTAAAAGTCAAATCGGCATCATTATCTAATCCATTCCATTGCGGAACGATCCAACTTTCAAACGTACCTTCTTCTAGTCTCAGATTAGAGTTTGCCGGGAATGTAATGGTTTGGTTAGGCTCGCTCACCAATGTTCCGTCACCAAATTTTCCAGGCAATAATTCAATAGTGCCGGTGGTGACAAGAGGCTCTGGATTAAGTATACTGCTGCCGAGAGACCAGTTTTGAAACACTGATTCAATAACTTCTGGTTCAATATGAGAGATGGTCTTACCAATATTTTTGATAGCATTAACCGTAGGTCCTTGAATGAAAGAAGATAATGCAGCTACCAATGCGTCACGGTATCTTTCTCTAGGAAAATCAATATCAAAATTTGACAGCTGTGGAACATTGACTAGCGTACCAAAGTTCTTGAGCAATGCATCTCTCAGGGCTCCCGCTTTGTAGGTTACGAAGTACTGTGTATTTTCTGGAACTGTTTGACTTGTACGGAAGTCTAGGAAGTTGTCGCCATACTCATAGCTAATGATGATTTCATCGGCAATGTAGGTATAATCAACGAAGTAATCACCTTTATTGTAATCAATTACTACGCGAGATAGATTGTTGATAGTGAATGTATAATCAATTTTAACTAATTGACCAACAACTGGCGTATTTGTTGCATTTAAAATTAACTTCACTGGATTACCAGCAACTATCGATGATGCGCCAAGTACAGCATTATCGGATACTCTCACCAAATTGAAAGTGTAGGTAATGTTAGAAGATAAGAATGGAATATTCTCATTTACATCAAGGAACAGATTACTTCCATCTGTTTGAATATTAGTAAATACTTCCTTGGAGATCGGATTGACTGTAATATTGAATCCGCTACTGGTGGTGCTAAATGCAAAATTTAGTGGAGCAGTGCTATGAAGAATATCACTATACTCATAAACCGATCTGACAAATTTTACTTGATTGGTTACTCCAGCCACGAAAGATGGAGAAAAAATACCAACGGCGCCATTTAGAATTTGATATGGTGCACCAACTGCGCTATTCAAATACAGCTCATCTGACGGATCTAAAGAGGTGGGAACAATAGTTCCATCACCGAAAGATGTAAAAGCAAAACTCTTGTTCTTAGGATTGAGAGCGCTGATACGGTAGTAAATATCTTCTACACTGATAACATGTGGAAACTGTGGAGAAACACTGTCATTCTTATAGGTAGCTGTACCTATGCTCAAGCCTTGTGTATTGGAGACTGCAACATAGACCACACCATTAGCATAATCTACCATGTAATCGCCAACATTGACTAGCCTATTAACGTTAGAGGCTTCAGCAAGTTCACGAGTAAACCATCTCTCTACTACGAATACGTTACCATTAGTAAACACCAAGCTGGTATTAAAGAATGATGCCAAGCTATCTTCTGTAGAAGACGCCAGAGTGTTATTATTCAAAAAGATTTTAAAGACCTTAAGACCGCCTGAAGTGGTCAGGGTAGTATTTACAAACAATAATTCATTCGTGATAGTATTAAAAGAGGCTCTCTCACCAGTTTGCGATACTACATTAGGTGGATTATTGTATCTGAAATAGATTTTATTATCATTCCATCTGTCTAGAGTATAAATCTCTCCAGAAGTTTCATTGAAGATTCTAAAAACATTAGTAATTGGAGAGTTTACTGCCTGAATTACGTTAAGAGCCAATAATCTGTTTTGAATTCTTTCTTCTAAAACTTCTATATGTAAATCTGAATTATAATCGATGCCAGGAATTAATACCTGTTCATAATTAAAATTAATATTTCCGGTGTTGGTTACAAGATTGCCAGGAGGTAGTGCTACCAAATCAGAAGTATCTGGGTCATAAGTATAATCTAAGTCATTCTTATAAGTGAGTTGATAAAAATAGGTTGCTAGAGGTGGGAACGGACCAGTACCGTTATTAGTAAGATCATTACCATATACATATACCTGACCAAGAGTGTAATCAATAGCATACTGACCTGGAGCAAATGGCAGTGCACTTAGTCTGAATGGAATCTCAACAACAAATGCCGGATGAACAGCACCAGGAATATTAGAGTTGGGATCAAGGAAGGTGACCCCGCCAGAAGTAGAAACGGCGCCACTAGATGTAACTATTGGAGCATACTGCAAACTAAAAATGTTGATAATAGGAGGCAGAGTTTCTCTAATTGATTCTAGAACAGTTGTAACTGTAACTGAAGTAGGATCAACTACTATTCCCAAATTCTTATATTCATACTGAACATCAACCTTTAAAATGTTATCAAGAGCAAAAGTTGGATCGCTCAATATTTTATCGCTTAATCTGAGTTGATTATTTGCTAATTGTTGATATGTAAACCCAAAATCTTGGTCATATCTAGAATCTAGAATTTGATATCCTAAAGTTGAAATACTATAGGTAAATGTAGACGCATCATTGAATGTGAATACTACACTGGTTAATCTAGTAACTGGTGCATTGCTCAAATTCAATGTTAGAGAGTTAATGTTGAAGTCCCCCGTAAGATCGAGAGAATTTGGATGCAATGTTTCCAGTGCTGTCTGTTTTTGAAGGGTGACAGGATAACTTGGGAAATCAGTAAATGGAAATGTTTGTTGGGCAGAGGCGGTGCTTGGACCCAGACCAACTCTGCTAATTTCATAGGCAGCCTCTTCATTGAGTCTATCGAAAGGTCCTGCACCTCTAATTTTTCTCTCATCAGTAACGGTAAACGAAAGATAATTTTCATTCTTAACTTGACGAATATCGTACAGAGCACGAGCCAGGGCAACGGATAGGGACTGAATATACTTGCTAACTACTGTATTGGAGTCTCCCAAATTATAGATATTATCATTAAAGTAACTTGTTAGATAATTCTGTACTGGATTGTCTGGTCCCAAAGGTCCATTAATCAAATATCTATTGCTGACACCATCTGCAGAAATTTGCGCATCGCCATTGACAGACTCAAAAATATGAGATTGAACTGATTGGAAAGTTACATAATAGGCAGCCAGTGGTGTCAATGGTTGACATATGATATTCAAGGTGTCTTGGGACACCTTTATTATCTGCGCCTGAGAGTCAGGCACGTTAGGCGTTTCAGAAATTATGGAAACGTTAGAAGTAACTAGATTAGGAGTCAAATCTTCAGTGAATTTGACACTTATGTTAGTGCTATCTATTACTTGAACGCTTACAATTCGAAGGATCTGCATATTATCTTGTTTCAGTATTTATTACTATATTGTTTGGTTCAAAGAATTCATCTTCTTGTGCTACTATTTTTTGTACAGAACCTGCTGCTCCAGTTTTATTGAAGTACAAAATTCTAGCCCTAGAAATTCCTTGTACTGCCTGAGCTACGTTGATAAGAGTTGGTTGGTCCACAGTTAGTCCTAGTGTAGTTGTGGTAAGAGCAGAGGTCAGTTGGTTACGCAAATTCTGTAAAACAGTTGTGGTAGAACTGGTAAAGTTTGGATCAATTACGACATTCATAGTTAAGTCTAATTGAACAAGCTTTGCTTCTCTTGCCAGTACGTCTGCATTAATTGGTCTGGTTTCTTCCAGGTTGAAAGTGACGTCGCTGACCAGCTTATTGTAGTTGTAGTTAACTACAATTCTTTCGTTTTGTTTTGGTGCCAGGTAATCATAAAAGACCTTGTAACGGGCGCCTAGACTTGGTTGCGTAAAAGATGTGGCAGTAAACTTAGTAGATTGAGATGCGGTAAATCCGCTAGCCACATAGATCTTGTTAATAAACGCAAACTTCTTATTGGTATATAACGTTCCATTTCGAGTATATGATAAACTTTCTTGATCATTATCAGTTGTGTAATAGAAAGTTACTCTAATTTTATCACCTATTGATGGTAAATTATGAGTTTGAACATTTTGTGTGTTATTAGATGTTGCTGGTAAAACAAATTCTGTATTTGCTAGAGTTGGATCTGCTATCATATCATTAGAATACAATAAGTTATTTTGAATAGTAGTGTTGGTTGTATCATAAGTAACCAAGACTTCTAGAACCGTATTGTCGGTAACACTGGCAGTAACAACTTTTTCTACCTTGATGATTCTGGCAATTCTAACATTGGTTGGTAGAGTTGCAGATGAACTAAGGTTCAATGCAGTTCTCATGGCTTCTGCCAAATTAAGCTTCAATCCAGTGTTAGTTGCAGTGAAAACAATGTTTTGAGCATCTGCTAGCGTGGTACCCGCTGCTGTAACGATACCAGTATTGATGATCTGGTCAGCAATTGTTCCTGTAATGCGGGTCGGTCCTCTTCTTAGAGAATCAAATTCAAAGAACATTACTACAACAGAATCTCCAACTGCAGCTGGAGGAACTACTGGAAATAACACTTTATTATCGGTGACGTCTATGGTTCCAGTATAATTCCATACCTCTTGACCATCCAAAAGTCTGATGATGGAAATTTGGTCGGGAGTTACTTTGCTTAGACCTTCTCCAATGGTTATTTTGTTAGTAACGACATCATAAGAAAGAATGTCCCACTGACCATTGTTATTAAAAGTTGTTTGACCTAGCAAACTAGATCCATAAATTTTGATTTTCTTATTGGTTAAATCAGCCAAGGTATCAAAGTTGACAGACAAGCTAGACAATGTAGCAGTACCATCTGCATTTGGTGACACATAGCCATCAGTGATAGAAAATAATACAATATCAGTGTTAGGCTCAATGACACAGAAGTTAACTCCAGATTGCGCTTCTGGCTTATTGATGGCTACCGTAAATTTACCAGTAGCAGGATCTATTGCCAGCTTATCAATTCTGTATTTGATAATTTCATTGGTAAAACTAAATGGCTGAAATCTTCTAATATCTGTTGCTTGATAAACAGCCAGGACCCTATCTCCACTAACTGGCGTATTAATACCAGAGAAAATAAGCTGATAATTACCGTCAGAACCGATAACGATTGTTCCTTGATTATCTGGTGTCCAAATTTCTAGACCGTCCGATAATCTGACCACACTTAATATCTGAGAGCCAATCAAAGAAAAATCTGTACTTGGTAAATTAAGTTCTATCAAGATCTGATTACTTAGATTCTTTTGTACTATCTGATTTTCTCTTCTAAAGATATTAACTGGGCTAAAGTTATTAAATCCTACATTACTATTTAAGAAATAACCATTTCCAACTCTACTAGTTGGAAGTGAAGTAGTAGCTGAGGAAAATAGATCTGACAAGCTAGTGATGTATGTAACATCCAAATTGATAGTGCCAGCGGAAGTGTTGACCAAAGAGGACGGAATGGTAATCTGATTAGCGCTGCTACTGCCTTGAGTTAGAGTGGAATAAAATACGTCTACGCTATTCAAAATACCAGTAACTCTATCTCCTGCTTGAGCTGTAGTATCGCTTGGTAAAACAACTGTCGTCTGATTTAGTAATTGGATACCAACTACAATAGTTGTATTGGCAACGTTACCGTCCCCTTGAGCAGTTGCATAAACCTCTTCATTGGTATTTTTCAAAACAATAGAATCAACAGAAGTTGTTACTACTGCCAAATTGGTAAATACAACAGCGAGTCTGTTGACAAAAGTTCCAGAGGTGACCTGCGTAACTGTACCGTCAATTTCCAAAAACTTCTTTGCAGAGATAACTGTATCTACTGGGTGGCTGACAGTGCCCTGGAAAAAGTTAGGATTACCAGAGTCACTGAATGAAACTAATTCATTTTTAATAGCATTACCCAAACCCCAATCCACGCTGTCTGTAACTGGACGAGGATTAAGTGAGTTAACTAAACCATCATAATCAGAGTATCTGTCATAGCTTACAATCCAACTATAGTCCACTTGCAGTGTGTCGCTTGGAGCTGGGAGGGTATTTCCAGAAATCTGTATTCTGCCAGTAGTATTGAATGTCCCAGTATTATCAAAGTTTTGATTTGTGATAATGTATCTTTCACCAGTGTTAACATTGAATACTCTGGTTACGTTGGTAGCGGGGGTGTGTAGCAGTTGGATGATAGAACGATCACTTGTAACAGTACTATTTTCATTAGTGATAGCTAAATTCTGTTGAACTTCTGGAACTTGAAGTACATCTGTGAAAGTAGTTGTATCTTGTCCGTTATATTGTCCCTTAATTCTATCTTCGCTAAAATTGGTAATCTTGTTGCTGACCCAGTGGAAAGTATCAAAACCGAATGGACTGCCGCCGTAAACGCCTGTGTCCTTTAAAAGTTGGAAATTACCAGAAACCCTGCCAAAGGAATCTGTGGTCATTGGTAAGAAATTGGCGCCACTAACAGATCCAGTTACCTGCAGAATAGTATCCACAGGTTGGGCTGGAAGTTGTCCATTAGCAATATCATCAAGTCTCTTTTGATTAATGGTCTTATTGAGGTCGGCAGAAATTTGACCCAATACTACGTTGTTCTTTACGCTCGTAGGATCGTTGTTATTACTCTTATCTTGATAAATGAAACTGTCGGTATTTTGGACTAAGTTAGCTCCCAATACAACTACATCTACTTTACCGCCTGTTCCCTCAGAAACGATGGTAAGGGTTCCATCTGCAGCTGCTGTAGTGATAGTGCCATCTCTAGTCATCAATGGGTTGCCCGGTCCAATAACGGCAGCGTCTGAGACTCCAGTGGTACCTAGAGCGACGTTTAGATAGCCTAAGGTAGTTCCTACGCTGGAGCCGCTAAAAGAGGCTAGAACACGATTTCTAAAGGTAGCGTCGTTTTCTTGATCCGTTCCACCCGAAAAAGAGTTAATATTGGTTACGTTAGATACACCAGGGATATTACTTTGATTCAAGGAATAAGCACCGACGTTTCCAGCAGTACCAGCTGTTGTAGCTACAACGGTTACTTCTACGGCAAATTGATCGGTAATACCTACGAAAGCTAATTGGCTACTAAACTTACTAGCAACGGAACGATAGAAGTTGGCAGATGCTGGTGTGACCGAAATACCAGCAGCAATACTGTAAGAGAATCCATTATTAGCAACAACCGTATCGCCCTTGTTAATACCAATAGGGGCGTTAATAGCTGAAAATGTTAATAGGGCAACGCCAGTAGATGGGGTAGATTGTTTTCTTACAACACCAAAGTTCTTAGCCAGCTTATCTAGATCTGTGCCTACAACCAATCTCATTGATTGTTGATTAGACACTCCAGACAATTCGTCATACAATAGGGCTAGCTGACTAGAAGGACCATCTACAAACAAATCCCTAGCCACTGTGCCGGGTTTTGTGTCTAAATCAGGCTGAGCCAATCTATAAAAGTCTATTAGGCTTAAGATAATTTCGTTTACAGAACGTATGGTTACCATATTTTATCCTTAAAGTAGACTTCAGATCGTATTCACGCTAAAAGATGTGGTGATGGGTTTGAGTCCCTTAGTTAGGGCTTTCACCGTGACATTAAACAGTCTAGGATCAATCTGATTTCTATTTACAGATATATCCAAAATCCCAGCAATTTGTTCATCTGCACTTACTCTTTGAAAGGACTTTAATTGAATATCCTGTAAATCTTTAAGGTTCTGCAAGGCTGTAATTAATTGAGATTTAGCAATTTGAACCAAAATAGTTGTATGTAATGGATTTCCCACTAATGTCCTCGTAACAAAAGAGCCATACCAAGGATGCAATGGATTGGAGCCAGCTGTAGTCAGACATAGCTTTAGAATGTCTTGAATAAGCTTCTCAGTATCAACTACGGTTTGAAGCAAACCATTGTTAATTACCAAGTTTCCACCTTGTATCTTTAAGTCAAAGGACATATCCGGCTCTCCTATCTATTTATGCTAGAATATTGTTGATTTCATGCAATTTTGTTGTGAGAGCAGATACTACTTTAGTTAACTCCTCTATTGATGCATCACTTTTAATACTATTGGCGCGCCAACTAATTACCCATACATTGCCTTTTACATATCCTTTAGAAGAATCGATTCTATCTAAAGAGGGACTATTGTCTGTGAAAAGACCATCTGATCTCACGAGAGGAATTTCTAATATTGGACAAATACTAGGTATGTGTATATCGCTTTTATCTATAGAAAATTCTATATTTTTTCTTTTGGAACGTTGTTTCGCCGCACGTAACAACATTTCTTCAGGATGTGCATCTCTCCATTTTTTATCTCTAATTTTCTTTTTACTGATGTATGTATGAGTTTTTCTTCTGTCTTTAGAGGATAAATCAAGAGACGCCCTATTGTCTTGATAGTACTGAGACATATATTCTTTGCTTTTCTGTTTATCTTTAAAAGGCATACCTATATATCAAAAATTGTATAGATGTTTAGGTGCTCAAGCTCTGACTTTTAGCCAAGTCCTGGTAGATTTTATCCATTAAGTTGTAGAAATCTTTGACTTTTGCTATGAAGTCTGTTTGCGCCTGATTAATTCCAGGATTAGTTACCTGTGGAATTATAGTGTTGGACCCAAGTTGGTCTTCCAGTTGCAGAGAGGTCTTCATTCTGGAAAAAGCATCGCTATCCAGAAAGCCCAACAAACTGGTCTTGGGCATTGTATAAAGGGCGCCCAAAATAGCAACAATATCACAAAACCCTAAACCGCTCCACTCGCCCATAATGATTTCTATTGTGCGTAAAGATTCGGCAGCAATGGTCATGTCATGGGTTCTCTTCTTAATCAGTGCATTTAGTTCGTCAGTGACAAGGTCTCCCAAAGCCTGACTATTATCATCAGTTGGGCTAGTCAAAGCACCCTTATCGGCTTGTGAATCGGTATTTCCCAAATCAGGTGATGCTACGTTATTTGCGTTGAGATTTAGGTTAGCAGACAAGAAGTTGAGGGTATTAGAGCCCTGGTTCAAAAGAGCCAAGTCGATTGCATTGTCGGCATCAGTAATGAAACTGTTGTTATCTCCATAAGGAAGCGTCGTGGAAAAGAATGGCGGAGTAATTGCCGAACCGCCTTCAGGTCCGAGCGTACCACTGGTAGAGTTAGAATTTGGGAGAGGTAACCAATAATATCTAGATTGAACAATTTGTATTTTCTTTTGAGCTTCTACTAGCTTTACACACATGGCTTGAATAATGTTCAGATATTTTAGGAACTGAATTTGGTCTCCTAATTTATAAATATCACCAGATGCCATTTGTTGAATAATTTTCTCATTCTTAACAGCAGGGATACTTAGAATGTAATTGATGATATCTTTACCGGCTGTGGTGGTAGTAGACACTTGATCTTGCGCGGCAAATCTCTGACGAATTATTTTCTCTAGAATGGGAGTTTTTACGTAAGTATTTTCTCCTACCAGCAAGTTAGCTTTAGAAGGCACGAATGGAACGGCGACTATGCTAGAAGTGGGATTAAGACTAAAATCGATCCTAGGATCCACCATGAACGGCTTGATAAAATGGAATCTGTTACGCCTTAGCGGATTAGTATCGCTACCTGGAGGTAGACTGCCGTCAGCATTTACAATTGGTGTGTTGCCAAATGCATCCATATAATTAACTAGCAGTACCTGATCATTTCTGCCGATAACGCTTCGCAAATCCGCAGTGAATCCTTGGTTAGCTGGTGAGAAATCAAAGGGATCATCACTGGTAATAGGGATTGTAAATGAGCGCGTGTGCGTACTGGACGTAAGAGCTAGCGCGATAGAAGTGATTGTTGGTGGCGTGACGCTAAAGATTTTGTTGATAGCGTTGGTGTAATTTTCTCTCTGTAAAGAAATTCCCCTAAACCCATTTAGAGGCTGATTGGCAATTGTAACTTTTTGAGCCTTAGTTATATTCTTGGTACCAGAAATAGTGTCCAAACCAGGGTTGTAATATTGATTGTCAGTTCCTACTACAGGAAATCCGATCCATCGATAGAAGGCATGGGCTCGACTCTCCTGTGGAGTTTTCTCTACTTTCACACGAGAGTTGATAGTTGTTAAAGTCTTTTCATCAAACACGTTGAGTACGGATTGATTGACTTGGATGTTAACAATGCTTCTAAGACTATCGATGACGGTAATGTAATCGGAATACACCTTGTCTATGTCTATCTCATAATTTTGAGAAGTCTGGTAATTTGCCTGGTTGAGTATTTTACCTGGTACTCCCATTAGATACCGTCTCTAGCTAGGTCGCCTAGGTCACGTCTTGGAGCACCAGTGGTGTCGCCTTCTCCGGTTGGAGTGATGCTTGGAGAGTAAACGAACTGATAAGTTTGTGATTGAAGCGTATGAGTTGGAGGTGTAGTCGTATCTGCCGGAATAGTGTTGGTGCAGAACGTTTGATTATCAAAAGAAATCATCAGTTGTCCAGTACCAGGAGAATCGCTGGTAAGTAGAGCAGTGAAAGCCTGAGTGCCATCGTAAGTAAAATTGCTGATATTTCCGAATGTGACATGACCTTTGATTCTGTTAGCCAAATCTGTAGCTACGGAGGCGGACATGCCGGTCGTCAAGTTGATGCCATTCTTTTCGTTCAAGCTAACAGACACAAGAATATCATTGGTGGTAAATTGAACGGTTGGAGTTAATGTAAAAGTGCTGCTGCAAGGATCGAAACCGATACCAATAACATCATTTAGTGCAGCGTTTGTATCATCCTGAAGCTTTTGCAAACATACGTTGGCAGTTGCCTGGAATTGAGCGACACCTTCAGTTGTTAGATTAGAGCGAAGGGCGGAGAGTGCAGTTGTAAGACATTGTTGAGCGGCTGCGGGGTCTGGAAACACCAGCTGTGATAGTTGCTGTGATTTGAGTGCTGCATCACCTGCGACAACAGTATTGATGAAGTCTCTATTTAAAGCGATATCAGGAACGCATCCCAAGGTAACCAAATTCTTTTGCAACAAAACAGCAATGTTTGGTTTGAAGGTGTATTCCATATTGTCAAATGTGTAACCATCATGAATTGAAAGGTTTGGTATTAAGCTAGACACTGTTGCCGTATGTATGAAATTTTCTAGAGTAGCTTGGTCAGAAATTGGAGTGGTTCCATCGGTACCGAAGCCCGTAAGAACTGTGGTTCCATCGTCTTCATATCCCAATCCACCAGCTAATAAAGCGACTGCATTATTAACAGTCTTATTACTGTTATCGCCTTCCTTCAGATTTATACTTGGCACATTAGTCATGATGCAGCTCTTGAATCTAATGAAGCGTGCAGTTCCGGTTCTGCCCCAATTTAATGGATTGTAGAACAATCTCAAATCTAGCGTGTATGCAGCCTGGGCTGGAGCTGTTTGAGAGTTGTAAGTAGAATCTGTTGGGAAGAAAATTGGCTTTGGTGGTGCGGTGGTAATATCGAACGCATCAAAGATATTTCTAAATTGCTCAGGTTGAGGCTGCTGAACGTCAAACAACTGCCAGCTCTCGCCACGAACAGGAATACTAAGTCCAGCAATGGAGGTTCCTAAGTCCACTTCACCCAAATACTTAAACTCACCAGTGGTTCTTGTGTACTGACTTTGTACAATAGTTGGGCAGGTGTTTGGGGTGCAGCATCCACTGTCGCCAGAGTTGCCATCTTGGCAAGGTGGGATAGAGAATACAAGCTCAAGAATGTCTTTGATGACATCAATAATAATTCCGAAAACTGACAATAGGACAAAGAAGTTTTGGAAGATACATAGAAGAGAACCAAGCTTTTTGGCAATCGCCTGCACACCGCTAGAGTCTGCGTTCTGGAATGCCATCTGAAGAGCATTGATATTTTGTAGAATTGAATTTACTAATTTAAGAATCTGCTCAATCAAGTACTCAACTAAAGCAAGCAACAAAAGAAGCAAAGAAATGATCATAATGATCATTGCGAATACTGGAAATATATTTAAAAATTCAGGAATACAAACTTTAAATAATCTAATAAGTGCGTTGATTAAAGCGAATGGATTCATTAATGCACACAGAACTTCAATTATGCAAATAATAAGATTCAATACTGGTAAAAAGAATTTATACAGCATTAAAAATGGCATGAATTGATCAAGCATTTTCATAATGCCGTCGAAAACATCTTTACCGAAATTTGGATTCAATTGAGGCTTCAGCGCTCCAGGAGGAACCAAGAACTCTAAAGTATTTAAAATGTTTAACAAATCTTCTGGGAATCCGTCTGGGAAGGGAGCTGTATTTGGCAAGCTCGCGATAGACGGAACTCCAAATCCTTTAATGGCAGGACCACTAGGACCACTTGGATTTGGAAGGGAAACGTCGTTTGGCGAACAAGGCATTGTAATTGTTTATATATCAGGTTATTTGTTTTTCGCCTGGAAGCTTTGGTTCCAAAGGACCTTTAATCATTGAATCAACACCTAATGTTTGCTCCATTTCATCCAACATCTCAGATGCCCAAACTGTAATATTTTTATCTAATTTTTGAACATCAGTAGAATCAAGATCATAATACTTCATCATGAGGGTGGCTGCTTTCCATAATTGCTTATGAACATCATCCTGTAATTGAGCATAAGAATATTCTTTTAATTGTTCCTCAGGCTCTTCAGCTATTGCCTCTGCGATACTATTAGCTAGCTTAGTCAAGCCTTGCTCTTTAGCTTCTTCTGCTTGAGCCATTAATTTACGATAAATGATAGGGTTAAGTTTTGTCATATTGTCCTCATATAGATCCGCCGAACTCTTTTAGAATCATTCTCCCTTGCGCAATCAAGGTTTCAGATTCCAAAATAATGTTATGATCTGAAGTGAATTTAATATCTCCAGCTGCGTGAAATGCCATGTTACCAGGAGTCATTAAAGTTACTCCATTGTTGTCACATCTGAACATATGGACGTTACCAGTTGCAGTCATGATTCTTAGATCTAGCACTGCTCCATAACTTCCATTAAATTCTTTTGCAAATCTTTGGTCTCCGGTTACACCGAAACCACCAATTTGCATATAAAAATCACCATCCATATTGACAGCGGCGCTGCGCATGCTACCATTAGAATCCGCCAAACCTCTACCAATATGAGCAACCATACCACCAGCCATATCCATCCACAAAGATTGTCTGTCTATGGTATTTGCCCCAATATTCACCTCTACTGAACCATCAAAATTCATGGAACCGCTACGACCGCCAGCATTAGCTCCAGTGCCAGATAGCATGATAACTGGGGAAACGATTTTAGTTAGGGGCTTAATGGTGCTAAGATCCACGGTTAGCGGTTGAGTTGTGCCTGATTGATAGTTGATAAAGTCATTGGACTGATGCACATAACAGGTTTGTAAAATGTCATGATAAGCGGTACCATGCTTGATGTGTGAACCAGTAATTCTATCAATTGGGGCGCCATCTGCATCTCCATCCTTTAATTGGACAGAGCCTTTATCTGGTGCATAGTCAAAACCAGTAGTTGATGGTGTAGCTGTAGGGGCAGCAAAAGAATCCTGAAAAATATCTAGGTTATCATCTCTGAATATTAACTTGTTTGGATTATTATTATCCTCAGAACCAAAAGTAGAATAGTTCTCATATCTAGTCAGTAATGGAATGTTACCAGTTTCACTGGAGGCTGGCACATTGATCTTGAATTGACCTTCTTTGTCAATATCTACAAAGAATCGGCTACGACTTCTAGCATGATCATCATTAGAGTTAATATCTGGCAAAGAAATTTGACCGTTACTTCCGCTCAAATCTTTACGAGCATTGATCTCGAAATGATAAGCAATACTTCTTCTTTCCATTGCCTTAATATTTAGGAAAGATTGAACTGTATTACTATTTTGATCAGAACGGATAGTTGCTTGATTTTTATTGACTGATCTCGACTTAAGCAAAGGGCTTCTATTAAGATCTAAAATGTTACCAAAGATATCTACTACTGTACCTTTGATAGTTTCCATCAAGTAATTAGGAGAGGCTAAAGTTAAACTTAGAGTATCTGCCCTGCTAGTGCGACGATTAGGAAAGCTGAATGATTGAGTTTTAGTGCCAGTACTACTATAAAGGGTAGATTCATTTAGATCATCAGTAATATTAGAATCATACTGAAATTCATAAACTAACTCTCTATCTTCTACAAAAGGCGGATTCTTGGTAGAACCAGTAATGACAGAGTTGGAACTTGCAGTTGGGTCAAGTCCGATTACGAAAAACTGCGCATCGTAGTTATCACTCTCTAATTTTGAATCTTGATCGAAATTGGTATTAAGAACTAAATCTCTTTTTACTATACCATTTACTTTTCTAACAGCTTGAGTAAAATTAAACTCATTATCAAAATTACTACTAATATAGCTACGATCTGTGTTTACATGAAATCTATTTCCATCAGATCCAAGTAAGATATCGAAACTATCATTTAGTGTAATTTTAGTGGTATCATTAGCTTGGATTAACATCTCTCCAAGAGTCAATGTAGGAAGAATAGTCAAATCTTCGGCTAAGAAAGAAACGAAATGATACTGACCACCACTGCCCTGAGCTACTGTTACGGGGGTGCCAGGAGATGGCATAGTAGTTATCAACATACCATTGTTAAAGAACATGGTATGAGGGGCGGGCATGCCGATAGCTGGGTTGTTGCTAGTTATTGGACCTACGTTTAATTTAACAAAAATACGATCCGTTTTAGCGTCGTAACTATCAATCCAACCACGGTGTAATAACCCGACTTCTTCATTGAACAGATTTGGATTCGGCATTAGGAACCTGGACCAGTATCTGTACCTGTGCTGGTACTGTTAGTTTGTGACTGTTGTGGTGGTACTGGTACAAATTTGAGCCAACAATCTACCACATACTTGAACAATGCTGCTCTAAGTTTATCTTTCTGTTGTGGGGATGCTGGTGAGGCTCCAGTTGTGCTTTGAGTTGCTCCAGTGCTAGTTGCAGTGCCACCGCTACTATTGCCACTTGGTGGTGAAGCTCCTCCTCCACTAAGACTGGAATTAGCCATTTTATTGCGGGCTGCATCAATAGCCTTTTGTGATGGTGAACTCATAACCGTGTCATCATCTAGCTTTATGGTAACTACATTGACATCGGACGGTTGCAAACGAGGGTTAGACTGAACGCCGGTAACACCCTGCAATTGCTGCTTTGGTCCAGTATTGTCGCTAGTCAACAGCGTCTTGATGCTGTTGGCAAAATCCATTAGATTGGAATCTGGCTGGTTGTTAGAGTCATAATAAATTCTCAAATCAACACTAGCCTGAACGTTATTTCCTCTAACGCTATTTGCATTTATCATGTATGCAGATGTATATAGGATATTGCTAATAGTTGAATTATTAGCGTTCTGTAGAGATACGTTAGCTGAGGAGGTACCAGGATTTCCGGAACTTGTTGCTGTCGTGGTATTATCATCTCTCTGTACAACTCCAATATTGGAATCGTTAGATGAACTAGACTGTCTTTGAACAATGTATCCAGATATATCTCTGTTGTTATAGATTAGCTTTCCAATAACGTCTACAGTAGTTGGAATATACTCACCTGGACTGTGACCAAACGTCAAATCCATAGTCGTAGTGAAGCCGCTGGCGTAGTTAAAATTGTGTCTAACTGAGCTGACGTAGAAAAGCATTCCTCTATCTTCTAGGTAAATTACTTCGCCTGGCTGCTGAAACTCATTACCGGAAATTGTGATGCTTCCTCTTAAAATATTACGACGAGCACGACTCAAAATCATGCTAGCATAAGGGGCACACTGAGAGTTGGGATCGCTAAGAAATGGAACGTTGATGGGATTCTGCTGCCTGAATCCATAATTTCTCCACGTATCATAATCGACGGCGGCGGCAGTGACCAATCCATTTCCTCCATTTGGAAAAGAGTTAAGTCCTTCTGGAAGAGCGTTTGGCGCAAACGGATTGAGGATGCCTCTTACTTCCACCAGCGTAAAATCAGGCGGAGTTTCCGAGATAGTGATGCTCCTAATTTGAGCGCGCTTGATGACGTACCTAGATCCAGAACCTGGTCCATAATCATCGTAAGTCTCATCTTGGATCATGTGCTCGAAAATTTCTGGAACATGTGAGTTAGCAAAATTTCCTGGAGTTAGCATGGCACTACTAGTTGTGATATCATCATCTAGTGATCTGGCTTCAATGGAATTTTTGACGGCTCCATACAACAGCTTGAGAACCTTTTGTCTCTCTTTGATTTTGTCAGATAGCTCACTGGTCACCTTAAAAATATCAATGGATTGACCGGCTGGCGCAACGACACCGTTATCCAACAACGAACTGCTAATTAGATAGTTATCACGCGAAATCTGTTGACCAGAGTTAGTCTTGATTCTTTGTATCAATTCATCGATTCGGGCGTTCGTGCTGTATTGAGGAACATCATAGATACCGTATCCTGCTTGGTTCAGTTTTCCGGTGGTGATTGCTTGAATGACTGCCCTGTACTTCTGGGTGTCGGTAAAAACATCCTTGGTAGAAACTGCTTGATTCTGCAATGTGGTAAATGTTCTGCTGGACTGATTGATAGCATCTCTTTGATCTGGATTAGCCGCATTCATAGTGGAAACTAAATCTGAAATTCTGCCATTGGTGTCAGACAAGAATCCGAAACTATCACCAGTACCAGAAGTAGAGCCGTTGCTCAAAATAAAAGCTTTAGAAGAATCATCGTCATTGTAACCCAGTACAGCACAATCCAGTCTAATTTGGTCCTCAACTATTTCAATTCTCTGTATTAGAGTATTGATTTGATCGGTGAATAGATCTTCTAAGAACTGTGGATATACTTGTACTCCTAATGCTTGCTTTAGGAATATCATTCTATAAAAAATAGAGCTGGGCATCCTGTTGTACTGAGGAGGTCTAACTCTAATATGTCCTTGAGTGTCAGCAAATACCTCTAGGTTGAGAAGATCAGCAGTAGCGGTAATCTTTTCTCTCACGCTGGTGAATTCGTTATTGTATAGTTTGATACCATCTGCCAAGGACTGCTCATACGCTAGCAAATCATAGTCTTTGTCATAATAATCATCGACAATGAACAGGTTTTTATCTGCATTAGCACGGACATTGTAAGACATTCTGCGAGTCAAATAGTTAATTTGTCTTCTGAACATCTTTCTAAATGAAGGATCCGACAATTGATTGTTCGAGTTATTTAAGAACTCATTGGAGTCGTAGGAAACATCGCTGCCAGCGGTTACCAATGCATTGTTGGATTGATTATCCGTTTGAATTGCTGCTACTAAGCCATCAATCTGAGTTTGCAGTGTTTGAACAATCGACTGTGCCTTGGCATGATCCTGGTCAAATTTAGTTTTGTCTCCAACTGTTAGAACTGAAGATGCACCGAACATGACAGCTTGTCGTTTGGCTTCGGACAATTTTTGTAGCTTTGAATCTAGTTCTTGGTTACGAGCTACTATGCTAAATTGTGCTTTCATAGCCTTAGCAAAAGACTGCTCATCTACCGACAACCCTTTGAATGGCACGAAGTTACCCCAAATGATGTTGTTCTTTTTCAAATCGGTACGCAAAGCATCAAAATAGGAATAGGCTCCATCTTGCTGACTTTGAGGATCGCGCTGAAAGCCGTCAAAATTGGAAACAGCACGCCAGTAGGTAGTAAAGTTATATGGTTGACCAGTAATCAACAGAGAAAGAACGTTCATCACGTCCTGTCCAGCAAATGGCTCCTTAGTTAAAGCTGGGTAACCAACTTTGTTAGGATCATTAAGATCGATAGAGTTACCAAATTGAACTAGAGTGCCGATACCCTCTTTCCATTTATAGACTAGTCCGTCAGGGGCATAAAAAACTTTACTGACAGCACCCGTGCCCTTATCGATGCTAGTGTTTTGAATGAAGCTGTCTGCATGAGCGGCTTGTCCTACATTAGGTCCTAATTTAAACTTGACAAGAGGCGAACTGTTATCTTGAGATGTGCCCAAGAGCACCTTGTTTTCATCCAATAGTTCTGGAGTGTTATCTTTGGCGTTGCTACTAATGGTGTCGAACTTGGTCTTGAAAGGAGTTAGCGGATCGAACAAAGCTCCGTTAAAAACATCCACACCAGGCTTAAAATTGACTTTGCCCATGTCGAAATAAGTAGAGTTATCCTTACCTCGTACATCAACAGTAAATTTGCCATCCGACCAGTTGTCGGTAGCACCTTCGATTACACCGGCAAAAACGTGGGTTCCTTCTCTTTCAGTAACAAACTGCCCCCTAAGAAGTGCCCACAAAAAATTAGGGAAGTCGGGACCAACGAAAGCAGATTTTTCAACTTGTACCTGGACACTACCAGATGGATTGAATAAGGTATTAGCTTGATTTTTGAAATCAATAATGGTGTTGTTCAAATTCTGCAAAATACCCACACCACTGAACATGTTTTGCAAGCCTGATAGTAACTTGGTATCAAATCTGCTCTTTGAGTTCATGTAGATATGAACAGTATCCATTGGCTGAACAATCAATTTTCCAGAGAAGTTGAACTTCAATTTTCTTCTTGGATAGTTGGTGGCTCTGTTGGTTGTTTGAAAGGCATTTTTGGAATTTGCATCGAGCTGTAACTTGTTAAATATGGCAGTGATTAGTCTTTGAAATACGGACAACTCAGCTTCTGGAGATGCGGCAATCACAGTAGTATTAGAGCCTAAACTATTTTGGGGAGTGGTGCTCAAGCCATCAATACCCGCCACTGCACCACCCTGTAGGTATGCATCGGCTACTGTTACGCCACTTCCAAGACCAGCAAATCCTGCGTTGTACTGGAATGGAAGCTCAATACCTAATCTGTCAAAGACCGCTATTACTCTTCTGCCAAGTAAGGTATCTGGATTTGTCTTGATGGTGATGGGGCTGACTCCTCGGGCGCTTCTTAGTTGATTGAGTCTAGTTTGCGTATCATTGATAACTTGTACGGCACTATCTTGACCAAACTGATAAATCTTGTGGTTGTAATAAGAGTTAGTAGCATCACTTAAAGCTCTTTCTATATCGTATTCAGTAATCAACATCGACTCATAAGGGTCGCTGATGTTGAAGCTGAAGGAGCCGGGAGATCTCAAATCAGTGCCCACATTGGTGCTAAAAGTCATGACGTTAGTTAGTTCAATGACGCCAGTACCTTGTCCGAACTGTGATTGGAATAGATTGGTGGGATCAGTAATCCAAGTGGTACTTTGATTGGTAGTATTGAAAGCATATAGTCTTCTAATTCTATCGATAGCTTTGGTAAAATTAGTTACATCACCGTTGGAGTTGATTTGTCCAAACAGGTTGTTGCCACCCACACCGCTACCAGTTCCAGTAGCTTCATCTGATAATGTAATGATAATGGGCAGTAGCTGGTCTGAGATATTACCCACAGCGTCAGTAATTTGTTGAATTTTAGATAGCTTCTCAAGAGCAGCAATTTGACGACATTTGTTTTGAAACAAAATCTTCATTGCTTTATAGTAAAGCTTTTCGTCTGCATCCATATAATCAGGACGATAATTTTCGTTAATAGAAGAGAACATTCTCTTTTTAACTAAAACAGTTATATTTGGTTCTTGCATCAATATTTCAAACTGTTTTGGATCAGTATTATAAGGATCTCTACGGAGATACCCTTCTTCAACATATCTACGCTCGGCAGATTGATCAAATTTCGTAGCAAAATCACCCAAGGAACCATACTTTTGGTTCTGTCCGTTTACGACAGCATCCAAAGTATGGTCGGTGTTTTCGCCAATAGAAAATTGATTATTAATTTGATCTGCTAAGGCGCCCAAAAAGGTCATTGTTATCCTGAAGTAATATTTCCAGAGAAAGAATTTGGAGTAGTATAGTCGCTTGGACCATCCTTGGCACTGTGAGTCCAAGGAAAATAATTGACTCTGTAGCCTCTTCTCTGAGTAGCAGTGAAAGTCATCTGATATTCGAGCAAGAAGTTGTTAGCTCTTTCGTTGATTGTCATATTTTCAAAGAACCCTCTGTAAACCCATCCATTATAATACATTTCTACTGTGAAAGCTAATTGAGCTAAAGAAGGAATATTTTTAGCGGACAAGTTATTGTTAGGGGAGTTCATTCCTAATATACCACCTAGTAATCCAGATCCACCTGCGGCAGCAGTAGGAGAATTAGGGTCTCCTCCAAATAATCCATTGATAGTTCCACCCAAAGCGCCACCAGCACCACTAACTAAGTTGTTTGCTAGATCAGCCGAAGCATTATTGGCAGCAAGCATTAATCCAGTACCATCAAATGCTAATTGTTCAGCTCTATATATCTCATACAGAGCATTAATTCCTTCAATTCCAGAACTACCAGTAGTACCTGATAGATTTATAGTAGTTAGGTCTTCTCCCCAATATTGCAAAGTAAACCCTCCCTTTGTTCTATCCTTAGTGATTAACTTTCTGTTAACATAACTAATATTTTCTGGGTTAACATACATTCTGACAATACCAAATTCAGGAACGAACCAAGTAATGATGTTTCTTTTAAGTTGAGCGGGTTTGTAGCTAGGAACTTTAGTGAAAGGAAGTCCATTTCCATCTGGTGAAAAGGTGGCGGGAACCAAGAAGCCATCAGACTTGAAAGAAGCTGTTTGACTTTGACTAAGAGCGCCATTATTGTTATTCAGTGCGTTTTGTGCCTGATTAACTGCCGTTGTAAGTTCATTCAGTGTAGTTGTAGCCATGTAAATTCCTTATGATTTTTTCGCTCTTTGCCCTACGTTCACAGCAGTGCTTTGCGTAGTGCCTTTCATCTTTTCGCCACATTCCAAACAATAACCTTCCACGTGAACTGTAATCTCTCCCAGGTGTCCGCCTGACTTTGTAAGGGGCACTTTTGCGCCTCCGCCCTGAGTTATTCTCGATGCTTGATCTGTAGTGTTTTTCCCAGTTTTACCGAGAACGCCAGAAGTTGCCGTTCCTAAAGTGCCTGGCGTAGTTTCAGTCAAATCACTATAGTCAAACTTTGGTATCGTACCGGCACGATTCATCGTCTCTTTGCGTTGACGAATGTCGTCGACTAATTGGACTGCCATTTTGTTAGCATCATCCACGTGACCACTCTTGATAAGAGACTGAATCTTATCTTTGGGTGCCTTGATAGCATTTCTCAACTCTCCAAACATCTTAGTGTACTCGTCAGCTATTTGAACAGCAAATTCTCCCGTCTTATCTTGAAGAATTTTTGTCTGTAAGTCTGTGGCAACTCCAGCCGTTGTACGACCGCTTTCTGCTGCACCACGAACCATGTGCTCATTTAGATTATCTCTAAATTCAGCGGCAGCATCAGCTCCTTCCATTGGAGTGCCAACACCTGCTGTTAAAGCCTGTTGGGCTGTGCCAAGGTTAGCAATACCTGCTATGCCACGCATGTCTTCTAACAGACTTCTGAATATAGTTAACTCAGTAACAGGCTTCTGTTGCAAATCTACGCCATGCTTCATGTTGTCTTGAACTACCTTGCCACTCAAATCAGGAGGAGCGCCGGTTTTGCCTTTTGAGAAGGCTTCGAGCATTCTGATGGCGCTCTGATCATCTTTGACGAATTGTCCAAGAGGTCCCTGTTTCAAAATCATCATCTGCTTAGTCAACTGCGCAGCTGCCTGAGGGCTCTTAGAAGCTTCATCTAGAGTGACAATTTGACCAAACTGTTTGGTCATCTGTTGTCTGACCTTACCAAACACTTCGTCGATCTTGCCTTCTCTCAATAGCTTTTCAATTTGAAAGGCGCCTTGCAATCCACCAGCTCCGCCCGTTTGTGATGACAAGAAAGCTTTTTGAGCAATACCCATATTCTTGATACCGCCAGTTAGATCATTCATCATATCCAGAGCAACAGTTCCACTGACACCAGTTGCTTTCAAAGCTCCAACATATTGATTGACCATCTTGGCAGCGCCTTCAGATTCATCACCGAATCTCTTAAAGGCATCAGCAGTACCAAGTAAAAATTTCCTTACGTCTTGCAATGGAACATATAGATTGTTAGCTAACTCGCCCATTCTAGCCGTAAATCTTAGGGCGGACTCGCCAGTCAAGTTGTAGTCTTCGTAGGCATGTTTCAAATCTTCGATGACTTCAGCATATTTTCTTCCACTGCCAGTCGCATACTGAATAGTAGCAGTTAGCATGCTGACATTTTCACCAGCATTAGTTCCACTCTGAACTGTCTTCTGTAAAGCATCTGGAATGGTTCCTAAGGCAGCGTAATACTGTTCTACTGCCTCGATAGGCAATTGTGTTGCAGTCGCAGCATCAGTTACAGCCTTTTGCTGTTGGACTAAGAGAAGATTCATCTTATCAAGACTCTCGCCTGCGGCATCATATACATTCTGCAAATTACCGGTTTGAGCGGATAATTGTACAAAGACATTTTGTAATCTAAGTGCGTTATCAGCACTTTCGAAAAACTTTCCCGCAAATCCCAAAAGTGCGCTCGTTCCAGCTGATGCCAATTTTTTGATTGTATCCATTGGAACGCCAAGCTTATTTAGACTTTCAGATAAAGCACTCGCTCCAGCCACAGCTACCTTGCTTCCTGGAGACTTCAACATAATTTCTTGCAAATCGTTGAACTGCTTAGTAAACGTATTTAGATATGTAGTGTCAATTCCCGATAAATTATCAAAAGCAGATCTAGTACTCAATAATGTAGTAGTTAGCAAGCCTAGTGCTTGTGTTTGTTGCTGTGTCAATTCATAATTTTGCTTCATGCTAATTCCGAGGGTACCCAACTTATTTTGTAAGTTAGAAAATACACCTCTAGCACTATCTGCAATACTAGCAAATCCATTCAATGCATGAGCAGCTTTATCTGTCAATTCAGCTTGAGCCTGAAGAGTAGCATTATGCTCTTCGGTTACAGTTGCTTGCGCTGTTGGATCTGTCGGGTCTGTGCCAGCCATTTATTATCCTTTTACGGTGCCGCGACGTCTTCTCTTCCTAACACCAGGTTTTTGTTCCATTCCTAGCAACTTTAGATTCATGTCTCTAACTATCTTGCTAGACTCTTCAAACTCTTCTTCACTCGATGCGTGTACATTACCCTCTCCAAGTATCTGCTTGACAGCCTCTGGATGAGAGAAAGACGCTAATAGATATGCGTGGTTTTTAGCTAGTTCGGCTTTATCTAATTGGTCAGCCCACCAGTTTTCGAACATCCATATCTTTTGAACCGGGTCCATATCAGTAATACGTGGATCATCGGGGGTTGTCTTGAACACCTCTTTACAAAGGTACCAATGAAATCGATGTTCCGGTTCATTTATTATTTTTTTAGGTCTTCAACGACCTCCTGCGCCTCTTCTGGCGTCTTGATGGTAAAGCGGTCCCTAGACTCCTTAGCCATTAATAGATATTCGTTATACAGCCTATTTAGCAGCGCCTCATCCATCTCATCGATTAATGCAAATTTAGCTTCCAGGTCAGCAGAGCCTACAAACTGGCTGATTTCTACCCCTGCAATCTCTACTAGAGAACGGGCTAGTAATTGGCGTCTAATTTCAAAAACAGACTGGATTGTACCATCAAACTCGGAGGCAGATGACATGGCATCGCGCATTTCTTTGGATTTAAGAGTTTGGAAAACATAAGTATTTCCCTCAATTTCGGCAGTACGATTGCCACGGGTCATACCAATCAGCCTATCAATACGGCGTCGGGCGCCGTCATTTAGACGCTCTTTGCCAGTATTTCTCTTAGCCTCCCTTTGTCTCTTGATTTCAATTTCTACATCAGAGAGATTGCTATCTGGATCAGCTTGAGCTTGCAGTCTTTCTTGAAATTCGCGAATGGCATTTTCATCCATTGGCTCACTAGAATAACGTCTAGTAACAGATGGGGCAAAATTTCCTCCACCTGTTGGTCCTGAATACCCACTTTCATCGGGTACTTCAAACTCTCTTAGGGCTGGTTGACCAGCAATTTTTTTACTACCAAGGGGACTATCATATTGAGGCATGTTGAACTCCACTAAAACAAAATATCCTACAAGAGATTATATATCTCAATTGCAGGATATTTTACGTATTTAGGGGATTACCCTTTATTCAAACTAATTAGAATAGATCGCCAGCAGAACCAATGTCGATAAGACCGGATGCATCAAGAGATCCTCTTCTGCCATTAGCACCAGTATCAACAAGTTGTTCGATGTTGACAATGCCGTCACCGCTTGTGATATTAACAGTACCGTTAGGACCAGCGCCCATATGAGTAATGCCTCTTTCACCACCAACTGCCACTGGTTGAGAGTTGCCATTGTTAAGTACGCTGAAGATAGTCTCTGCTTCCCAGGTCATAGAATCGGTAATTACCCAATCACTGACTTGGTAGGTATAGTCTAATCCAGAAATCCAAACGTTCTTGATAACAGTAGAAATTTGGCTTCCTTGATCTCTCTTTTGCTTATCCAAGATAACGATATCGAATGGGTAAACTTGAGAGGCAGCGTGTACGAATCCTCTGCTAAAAGCTTCGGTGATTCTTAATCTGTCAAATCTGATTCTTTGGCATGTACCTGTAACGTTGGTTGACATGTTTGGTACGGAGTCAATATGACCGTCTGTTCCAACCTCATCAATCATCTTAATGTTTCTCTTTTCGGCAATAGCCATAGATTGAATAGCTCCTACAGGAGTGTTATTCACCATAATGATGATATTTGTTGAGATTGCTGTACTAGTCTTATTTACGCCGTTTGGTACGGTTAATGTAGACTGAGTGTTAGGTGCGTTAGCCATTTATATTCTCCTAATTATAGTTGACCCAAGCTTACTCTGATGTAGATGAAGTTGACTGGGTAGGTTGGCTGTACTCTTACCGAGATATCCCATTGTCTTGGATCTACACTGTCTTGTACTACGGCTAGGTCTGCGTAAGCTGTGATTAGTCCTTGTGATACCAAGGAGTTCAATAGAATGACTGCACGAGTATTCAAGACGGCTCCAGTATCTGGAGTTTGTGGAGTTCCAATAAAGCCTTGGAATCCAGCTCTTAAAGTCTTGGCAACTCTATCTCTGATGAAGACGATAGAAATTTCTTGTTCCTCTGGGAAACCACTCTGAGTAGTAGTAATGCCCCAAACAACTCTTCCACCGCCAGCAACTGGTTGTAAGGTAGTTACACCAGCAGTTGCTAGTGACTCTAGAATTTGTTGTGAGAACATCTTGTTTCTCAAGATGGTAAATCCGCCTAGTACCTTATTGGTAAGTGGATTTTCTAGTCTGACATCAGCGCACTCATAACCTGCAGCAGCTGCGGCAATATAGAAACCATCAATCAAAACGTTATCTGAACCTGCTTGTACAACAATCTGGTCAGGATAGAAGTAAACTGCTCTAAAGGTGTTACCGAAGGCATCTGGCACTGAGTAGTTGGTCAAGTCTTCAACGTTACCAGCTAGTACGTCAGTTACAGTTTCTCCTTGGATTCCTTCCAAGATACCAATGTCTTCAACTGCAGCAGGTTGTGCACCAGTCAAATTCTCTGGCTCCAATCCACTAATAGCTCCGATAAACAACACTCTTTCTTTCTTGTTACGGATATTGCTCATGGTTAAGCAGTGGTGTAGTGCATTCTGGAAAATGACGGAAATGGTTTGCTTTGGTAGCGGAACCAAAATATCACACTCTACTGGCTCAAGAGAAGCAAGAGCATTGATCCAGCCTGCATCAAAGAAGGTTGCATCACGAGCATCTACGATAGTAACTCTAAGTTGATTACCATTTGGAACTACGTTGTGGTTAACAACTACGTAGTTGCTTACTCCAGTTGGATCAAGTACTTCGTACTCAAGATTATTCTCGCTAGTAACTGACTTACGAAGAGTAACAGTATAAGATCCTACTGAAACTACATCATAAAGACCATTGTTTCCGACTGGATTGTTTTGGTCGGCTTCAGTAGATCCATTTAACTGAACTTTCCAATTGGTCATGCCTGGAATGGCGCTAAAGTCAACTGATGTGCTGGTCAAAGTTGCAGTTCCAGAGCCTGGTCCAGAAGTCGTCAATACACCATCAAGTGCTGAGCCTCCAGGAATTGGCAACAAGGTAGCTGGATCGGTTGTTACGAAAGCAATTGGGTTTTCGTTGATGAAATCTGATAGGTAAGTTGGGTTAGCAAACAATGAGCCGGAAATAACTGCACCGTCAGCTACGAAGTACAGTGCACCACCAGTAACTGCAGTAACGTGGAAGTATCCATAGTTACCAGAGTTTTCAGAATCAATGATTCTTAGAACCTTACCAACATAGCTTGCATCAAAGCTGAAGGAGGATGTGCTAAAAGTTCCTTGATTATGGAAAGATGGGTTCCTTGCGATATAACCGTCTTCTCCGAAGTTAAGATCCTCTAAGTCCTGAATTACGGTATAAGCGTAAGAGTTTCCACCAGGAGCTGGAGTATTATCGGTAATGAATTGATGAGTGGTTGGTTGACCAGCTGTATTCAAAAGATAATACTGGAACTTGTTTGGAAGAATCTGAGTTTCTACGTTAGTAGTGTTATTCTTAACAAAGAAGTGGATGTTAGAGTTGAAATCTGGTACTACACCAACTGGTAGTGGGAAGATAAATTCTGCATCATCTGGTGATATAGAGTTGACATCTGTATCCAAAACATAAGATGTTCTTCTTGGAAGAGGAGGCGCTGCTTGTACAGTGATTAAGTTTGGGGTGTTATTAGCAAAAGCTAGTTGGGCGCCCAAGGAAAGATTGTTGCTAATGCTTGGGAATCCGTGTCTATTGGTAACATCGTCCATTCCTTGAAGTAGAACTGGATCGTTAAGGAAAGATGTTGGAATATAGCTGGCGGTTAATGAATCATTTCTGACCAAAACACCACTAGCTACGATGATGCTAAAGCCATCACCCTCTCTAAATGGGGTTACTCCATCAACAACTGCGAATTGCAAAATTCCGTTGGAAACAGATTGCCCATTGGCTACCCAAATAATTGGATTACCATTAACATCAAGTACAGCTCCAGAAACAGAACCGGTTGCTAGGAACTTAGCAGTTCCAGAAATTGGGTTATTGAAAGCGTCTCTTTGAACAGAAGAGCATCTAACGGTCCAGGTCTCTGGTGGAGCATTGGCATCCAACAAAGATAGACCAGTCAAAGTTCCATTACCAACGTTAGTGCTAAGTGGAAGGAAATTGGTTCCGCCTTGATCCTTCAAATAACCGCGTTGAAGCTCGATATGACCAGTGGAAATATCAATTCTATAATCATATTTAGTATTGAATGGGTTGGAATCAATAAGAGACTCTAAACCGACCAACGGGATGCCATTCTTGAAAAGAGTGGTTCTGTTGGAAATAATTGGAAAATTAACTAAGGCGAAGTGTCTGCCATCCGCACCATTCGTGGTAGTATAAGTTGGGTCTAAGCCGTCTTGACCGCCACCTAAAGCTTGTGAAACAATGGTTTCAGCTGTAGAGCCCTCGCCGATCATTGCAGCAAGACGAGAACCCCCAGGAACCGCGACTCCACGTGATTGAGTAATTACATCAGTAAATACTCCTGGTAGGACATTTGTTGCGCCTGGGATATTAGCCATAGTTCGTTTCCTTTAATCCTGAGTTTCTATTGTTATATAGTATTATTCGCATACTAACGCATAATTTATGTGTTTTTATGCCTGGTTCTCCTCGCCCCTTCTAATCTATTCTGATTAGCCTCTAAGGGGCGTAAATTACCGAGAGACCAGCACTTTCTAAATTCTTCATCTTCCATTGAATTGTACTTAAATGTGCTGTGAGGAACTATATGATCTATGTGCCAGTAGAAACCATAGTTTTCCCAAGTCATATTCTTGTCAAACTGGACCTCTAAATGACACTTTAAATCACTTATAGTGTATGGCAAAAATTTGATAGCAGAGTTGCCATCTTTTAAAATAGCATGTCCAATAGCACGAGAAATATTCTTTTTTAATTTGAAATTAATATCAGTTTGGCGTCGTTTTCTCTCGCGTTTATTAATTCTGTCTCTGTTATCTATTTTCCATTGTTTTATGTAATTGGGGTTCTCTTGCAAAAACACTTGTTGATACTTTTTTCTTTCTTCTCTATGTTCTTTTGCATAACCTCTAGAGTGTTGTTTTTCACAATCTTTGCAAGTTGATTTAAAATAGGTACCACCGCACTTATATTTGCACAAACGAAAATTATCTTCGTCCTCTTCTTTATTTATTTTGCATTTGCCACATACTCGAAAAGTACTCATGTGTTTAGTAGCATGTCCGTAATGCTGGTCTCAGTATTGATAGTGAGGTTAGGGGCAATAGGACTATTTGGGTTAGCCAGATTTTCGAACGTTGCAGTAAAGAAAATGGCGTCAATTATATTACCTACAGGAATTTCACGTCTCCATTCGGTCCTTATATCTAATGTCAAAGTTTGCCTAAATAGCTTATCGTTTCTGTCGTCTGTTTCAGTGGCAGCCCCAATAGTAATGGGTTTAATTATTAAACCTACATCATAAAGAGTGTCAAAAGTTACTTCTGTAAAGCACATAGCCACTAATTCTACCAAATCATCTCTAGATCGAAGACTTCGGGTCATTACGTCTATATTTATAGTACCTTCCCAAGCTCCTGCAGTAATTAGGGCTTTAGGTCGGTGAACTATTGTTTGATTTCCATATCCATCCTCAAAAACGACATCCTCATATTGAATGCCGTCCTGGTCTCTATTGATGGAGATTGGTACGTATCTGCTACCGCCACTCTTGATTAAAATGGATGGGTAATAGGTGCCATCGTATCTATAATTTTCTCCAATGAACAACCTAGTGCTCAGACCCTCTTGGCGGGCTCCATTATTATCAAATTGAGTTGGGATGTCGGCGCCAGGTGGTAAATCAGTGTGGTCAGTGGTATTAGCAAATCCCCATTGATCCTTAGCATAATGATAATAGCTATCTTTAGAAAAGAAATCTCTTAAAGTTGCTATTATAATCTCTTTTGGATATACCAACATCGATGCTTGAATGATATTGTGTATTCCAAATAGATCAGATTTGAAAAAATTATTAGTACTCATCAGTTACCATCTATATTGAACTACTATTGGAGAAAGATACCAAGTTACGAAGTGAGCGGATGTAGATCCACCAGTTCTTACATAGTTCAAATCAAAAGTAGCTGCAATTCTGTGATTTCCATCAGTCGTAAATGTACTTTGTAGTGGAGCTATTTGAGAAGCACTAATGGTCATATATTGAGTCGCGCTGGTCAAATCTGATATCTGTCTCTCATTTGCAGTTGTGGATCCTCCAACAAAGAAAGTGCTTTGTAGAAGTGCTGCAATATTTTCAGAAATATCGTTTGGTCCGCCAAAGAAGCTCAAATTGCTCTTAACATCTGCAACTCCATGAGCAGAGTTAGATGTAGCAGTTGGATTAAATGGAATCAGACTTAGTGTATATTGGTTGTTAATATCTGCACCGATATCTAAAGTTGCCACGTTAGTTTGCAACCAAATACCCATATTTACAGAAATAATTTTTACACCAATTGGCAGAGCATTATCTAATGGAACTGTAAAGCTGTAATTTCTTGAAGCCGCACCCGCAGTACAGTCATAGTCAGATACAGTCATATATTGTGCTGCTGGACCAAATCCAGGAGGTGGGAACAAATTAATCCATGGAATAAATCTTGCTACCATATATTTGTTGGTAGTGTCAACAAAGATAGCGTCAGCTGGGCGAGCGCCACCTGCAGTGTTTGAGTTATTGGTATTTGATTGGAATATGCCAAGCTGAGCATAGTTGACATAATCAGTTGGTGAAATAGCCAAATAAGCAGTCTGATTGATATTGGTATGGAATGCCCAAGCAGGTGGAATATTCAAACCAACAGCCGTACTGACACCATCAATAGTTGGTAAGTCGAACGTGTTGTTAGTGATAGTAACTGTATTGATAGCGTTACTATTTGCTGCTTGTACATATGCACTTACAGTGCTACCCTTTCTATTAAGGGTGTTATTCTGGAACCTGATCGTTGGACCACCAGTAGAAGTTCCTCCAAGGAAGACCATTGGATTAGTCGTGTTTATTATATTTCCAATTATGTTTCCATAAATATTGGCGCTAGCTTCGCACTTGATACCAACAGTATACTGGAAGCTTGCAAACGTTGGACCAATTCCATCAAACCAAGTTCTGTTCTCTAAAATGTTTTCACTTATTACACTATCAGATGCACTGAAATCAGATTGAGAAGATGTTTCTTGTCTCAATAAAATACCGATAGCTGGAGGCGTAATGTTGCTGTTGCTTACATCTCTGTATGCAGTTAAAAATGCCGGATTTCCAACAGTCAATCTATTACGAGAAATACGTATACCAGTACCGTTGATGGTTGCATAAGATGCACCGGACATCCAAGCAGAAGCTCCAACCAATATCCAGCTGCATTGGTTTTTCTCAATAGCACAGCCTCCGGTACTTACTTGTACCCAATCGAAATTGTTGGTATCAGTTGCTTTGAATGGAATATATTGACCAATTGCATCTAGGTTAGTGATTAGTTTACAGGTATTACCAGCGATGGTAAGTTGATCCGTTTTGTCTCTGATAGTGCCCAAGTTGGCTGGTTCAGAATTATCTCCGCTAGCTGGTAAGTCAGCTGCAGTCATGTAACCAATGGTTCCACAAATATTATCGTTGATAGTGCAGTTATCACAAGCTAACATTGATCCAGTCATTGGAGTTGGTGATAATGTAGAAACTGGTCTAGCAGTTGATAGAAGAATTATCTGGTCGTAATTACATTCGTTTCCATTAATAATTATATTGACTACCTTTGGTAGAGCTGGATAGACTCCAATCGTCTGAACTGCAAGAAGATTAGATGTAATTGCAACGACTGCTCTACGATCATTCCCAACAAACTGGCTATTGAATTTGTTACCCGTTATAGAGATATTTTGAGCGTAGGCACCATATCCATCAGATAGTGGTCCGCCAAGCTGTATACTTATGAATGGAAAGTGATCTGCCAGCGTGTTATTGAAGGTACACTTATCAACCATAACATCTGACAAAGATGTACTAACGTTGGCATACATCAATCCAGACCCTACGTTTACTAAATCTGTAGTAGAATAAGTTGGCGAGCCGCCCAATGGATTGTAGGTATAGTTGAATGTGCAGTTCTGGAACTTAAGACCATTTCCGATGGCAAAACCTTGGGCAATGCTTACATTAATGGTTGTATCTCTTATAACAGATGAACCGGTATTGCTAATAAGTGCATTAACATTAATTACAGAAGGATCGATAATTACGTTATTAAAGGTAGTTGCGCCATTAAATGTAACAGTGCAGTCGTTGAAAGTAACATTGGTTGCAGTTAATGCTGCATTAAAAGTCACATTGATACCATTGAAGGTAACGTTGGACATATTCATGCTGCCGTTGAACACCAAAGTTGCAGCAGATCCTTGACCAATAATATCAAGAGGGAAATTTAATCCAGGATCAGAAGCAAGCGAGAAGGCGCCCTTTACTTGCAATTCATCTTGGAATGCGCTATTAAGCTTGAGCCAATTAAGGGCTGCCGCTAGAGTCTTGAAATTTCCTTGAGAGTTATCACTCGTCAAAACTGCTGGAATGCTAGAGTCAGCATCGTTTATAAATCTTCTAACGTCACGAACAGTAAGTGTAGTAGCTGCTGAATTACCTGATCCAGTTACTGTTGCTGATACAACATACAAGATAGTCAAATCTTTTCTATTGTTCAAAATGTAAGAGAAGGTATTAGAATCTACTTGATAAGTATTTCCAGAAACTAAATTATTAACAGTTACTATTCTGTTTGGAGCATTTGGGGTGCCTAATATCGAGTCAAAATCAGTTAGAACGATAGTAACTAAATCACCACCTGTAGTTACGCACAATGCGTAGTTGATTGGATAAGCAATAGCTGTATAGATTTCTTGAAGTGGTGGTACAGTGAAAATTTGTTGGTTGGTATCTACGAAATTTCCATTAACAAGAGCCAAACCACCCTTTGAAATGAACAGTCCGTCATTACCATAGGCTCCAGCAACATAACCGTCAAATCCTCTGACGACACCATTGAAATGTAATAGTCTTTCAGGAAGAGAAACGAAATTGAGTGCTGAAGTAGTGAACTCTTCTTCACTGGTATTACCAAACTGTCTTAAATCTACAATTTGAGTGACAGTGTTGGTGTCAGAACGCTCCTGGCAGGAAGCAAGTAACATTACCTCTTGGTCTAGTGACAAGGTTGGGAACAACTGAATGTCAATAAACTGGTTAGTAAAGGTTGGGATAGTGTTACCAAATTCAAAGATGACATCAATGTAATCAACGTTGCTTTCATCATAGAATCTGATCTTCTCTCCAATTTTACCAGAGACAGTTGGTCCTTGCTTACCGAAGACAGCTCCGTCATAAGAGGCTAGATTTCCAGTGAATAATCCGCTGGTCGTATCAAAACTAGAGATTTGTAGGGTAATCTTGTTAACTGGTCCGAACTGATATCCTCTCAATTTTGGAGAGATGCTGACAATATCCATCTGACCCAGTTGGGGCAAACTGTTATACAAAGTAACACCATTAACAGAAACGTTACCGTTAACATTTAATCTGCCACGTTCGTGAGTGAAGGTGTTACCATCGATATCTACATATACTTCAAAGTGTCTCTTGAAGGCAGCACTGATAGCAGTAAAGTCTGTAGCAGTTTCTCCGCTGAATGAGACGGAAGAGGCGCTCAAATAAATTGCTACCTGAGTTCCTACCGGAGCAATCAAAGAAGGAGATACACCGGTGCCATGCACACCGTCATAAACTGTTATTTCAGTTTGAATTGGTGGACAGCAGCTAAAGTTGACGCTTTGAATGATGAAACGACCGTAGTTAACTATACCAGTATTACCATTAAGTGGCTGTACAACGATAGTCTTACCTGCCTTCAATTTTGAAGCGGACAAGTCTAGTGGAATACCATATGTAACTGTTACGTGTCCTGGAGGACCTGGGTTATCAGTATATCCATCAATAGTTGCAGTCCAAAAACCATCACCATAGGTATCTAGAACTTGATTGACATCTAAGTTTAGTAACTCACGCTCAGCACCGTTGACATAATAGTTGTTACGTCTTAATGGAGGGAACAAATAGGTTGGAAACTGTGCTGCCTGAGGGGAACCGTAGGTCTCCTGGAATGGTGGGCTTGCAATATTTGCACCAAATGGACCAAATCCAAGAGGATCTGGTGCAGTAATACCAACTGCTGGAAATACGTCAATAACGTTATTTGGGAAATTTAATTGAGTAGATGTTTGATCGTATGATCCGGCGCCACTTACTACCGCACTAATAACAGAGAACGATGCATTGTTGATAGAGTCAGCTAATGCAATTCCAAACTCTCCATCCTTCTGGAAAGCAATAAATCTATAATTGAATCCAGCCTTCCTGAAGGCTTGGTTAGTTGCATATACAACGGAATCCAAAGTATAAGAGCCTGGAGTTTTTCCTAGATTTCCCGTTACGTCAATTCCTGGAAGAATAGTATAACCATCTAGTGGATTGCCAGTGGTAAACAATGCAAGATACAACAGATAATGTGTTTCGTTGAATTGATCGGGGCTGAAGTTTACACCCATGCATTGAGCACCACGAGGATTGACAACGATTAGACTTGGTGGTACAGTAGTTGGGGAATCTACGCCTGCAACTGCAAGAACACCATATTTATTTTGATTGAACAGAGGTCTGTCGATGCGGGCAGATGCGTTAGGAGAGTAGGCAATGTTTTTACCAGCAATTCTAACGATGTAAATTTTATTACCACCACCCTGGATGTATTTCTTCTCAGAAATGACAAACGGAACTTCCACATTATAGCCGTCCCCTGCATAACTAATCGTAACTATGTCGCCTGGTCTAACTAAAGCAAATTGCTCATCGAAGCTGTTGTTGCTGCTGTTGGTCGAAGATGGCATGAATTGAATAATATCTTCACCGATAGCGATATCATCAATTGGAATGCTGCTGTTGCCGTTACCTCTCAAGTAGGCAATGGCTGGAGTCACTGGAACTAATGCTTGACCATATCCATCAGCAGTTAGGCTGGAAGAGCGAGAATTTCTAGAGATACCGTTGTGGTACAGATTTTGAATTCTGGTTCCCAAAGTCAAAATGCTGGCGCCATCGATAAAGTCAGCGAATGCCTGTACATCTTGTGCAGTTTGCGGAATTACTGCGAATCTGCTGGTGTTAAGGAAAATACCGCTTGCAGTATGAGCATAATCAGATGGATATGTAGAGCCATTGTTGGTGACAACATTTTGGATGATCCCGAATGGAGTTCCATCTGCCCACTGGTGTGCTAGCAACTCACTGTTTATATCGTTGATTGCAAAATACGCATTAGTGTTGTTTCTAGGAACACTGAACTTGTTATCGAAGAATGGAAAATGGGTCAAATCAACGCTAACATCAATTTGATCCAAAGTGTGTCTATAGATAGCTCCAATAAGATGTGCTTCTAGTTTTACGCCGCTAGACGAAATCCACCCCAAAGCAGTATTAACTCCATTAGATAAGTCTTGAATATAGTTAAACAAGTCTTGTGTTCTGTGGTCTAGCATTAGCTTAGACTCAGGGATTCCGGCGTTGTTGGCGATCTGATCTTGAGTGATTGGTAGAGTAACTAAGCCCAAACTGGTTAAAGCAGAGGTCTTTAGAGTTCCATCTGGATTAAAAGAAACGGCTAAACGACTGGCAACTGAGTCAGCAGTTCCTGCGGCTCCAATGCCAATGTTACACTCTACCGCAAACGTAGCATCACGAAGAGCATTAATGGCGGTATCGCCTATCTCATCGATGTTATTGTTTACAGCTGGGAGTGTTGTGTCGTCGTCCAGTGAGACTGGGAAGTTACTCATTTTTGTTCCATAAGATTATTGATCAACAGATGGTCCTGTTGCGGCAGGCTTTGCTGTATTAGTTGATGGATCTGCTTCGAGGGCTGGTGGTGCTGGTGGTGCTTCAGGAGCTGGATCGGCTGCAGCAGTGCCAGGGACTATAGAGCCTATTTTTTGCTGTAGTAAAGATTTGATAACTCCATAAAGGAAGGTGGATAAAAGACCAGCCACAACACCAAACATAACCCTATCCCATTTAAGAGTTAAATCATCAGGATATGGAAACATTTTGAAAAACAATCCTAACAATCCGCCCAAAATGATTGGTAAAATTGGTAAGACTAGATTATTCCACAATTTTGATTCTTTAGCTATAGCCGCATACTGAGACATCAAATATTCTACGATTGTTCTGATAACAAAAATTACCGCAGAAATAGATAGTCCAAAAATGATAAACTGCCAGCTTAATAGGGTCTGAAGAATAGGATCCATACGATCTCCTCATTGAGCATGCAAAATAAGTAATATATCGCTATATTATCCTTGGATTTGTACAACAAAGCCCGGAAAGCCTGGCAAACCAGCACCATGTGGTCCTGCGCCCTGAACTCCGCCTGTAACCTGATATCCACCACTGAAGCTGTTGGTCCCAGCAATAATTACAATAACACCACCACCTCCGCCACCACCACCTGCCCAACCTCCAGTATTAGCTCCGCTACCACCATTAGCTCTAATGATTCCGTTGCCTGCAAGTACACTAGTGCTGATTAGAACAATGCCTCCGCCGCCGCCTCCTGCACCACCGTCAACAGCAGGACCACCACTAGGAGAGGCTCCACCTCCGCCACCAGAACCGCCACCAAATGCAATAGTTACTGGAGTACTAACGGCATTAGCACTGTTTATGAAGTTAGAAGAGAACCATTGACTTATAGTCAAACGCCTGACATCGAAAGAAGTAGGGGAAGGGTTATTCAAAGAGCCTGCTGTATTGGAGATATTCCCTCCAGTACCACCCATTCCTCCTAACCCAACTGTACTGCTAGTTCCAGCAGTAACAAAGCTAAATCCTTGTTGTGTGCCGCTAAAATGAAGTCCAGAACCACCATCAGAACCGCCGCCCATAAAGGACCATGCAGCACCAGTGCCACCAACAGTACCAGAAGCATTTGCTCCAGAATTGTCTATAGTTCCATTGTTTGTCAATGTTCCTGTACACATAATAACAAAGCCATTAGTTATGATAGTAACACCAACATCAATTGTTATTGATGAACAAACAAGATTGAAAGTTAATAGGTAAACAGCGCCTGCTATTGGAGCAATCCCCAGTACCGTACTAACTCCGTCAAAATGAGCACTTCCATCTCCTCCAGTACCGTAATATGCTCTAGTAGCTCCGGTAGAATTGGCTGGTGCCCAAGCAGATCCATTAAAAGTTAGAACCTGAGAGCTTGATGGTGCAGAAGCTGAAACTGCAGTTCCCTGTAATTGAGCTACAGTTGGATTTGGATAAGTTCCTGACAAATCTCCGCCAGCCGAACCAGATGGTGGCAATGAAGATATTGTAGTTGGGGTCCAGGCACCACCAGTAAATTGTAACAATTGGTTAAGGCTAGGAACTGCCGCAGACACTGCATTGCCCTGCAATTTAACAACAGATGGATTAGGATAAGAGCCTGACAAATCACCACCAGCAGAACCTCCTGGAGGTGGAGCAGAGGCAGGAGCCCAAGCAGCTCCATTGAATGCCAATACTTGTCCCAAAGTTGGAGCAATATTAACAATCGGGGTTCCTTGCAATCCACCTACTTTAGGTGCTAAAGCACTAGAGCCGGTACCGGCAAAATCGCCACCCAAAGTAACGATACCCAAATTATTGGTGCTCGAACCAATGGTTGCTTGAGGAATAACTGGAGCAGAAATAAGTCCAGCTAATAGCTGCAAAGCTTGTTGCACATTGGTTGTGGTTGTGCTATTGATAACTATAGTTGGAAATAAATCGATCTGATCAGCGTGATGCCTAAAATTGGTACCCTCAATATGAGCTTCAAAGTCATATCTATCCGTAGCGAGTCTGCCCACGCCTGGATTGAAATTTGGGGCTTGTGGTGGTGGAGGATTTGGCATCTATTGCTCTCTGTTTTCTTAAGTATTATGTTACTTTATTACTCTGCATTTTATAAAATGATTGTATGCGTATGACCCAATACTTCCATTACTTCACCATTAACAATTGGATGATTGTGTCCCTGTGATACGCCTGTAGTTTGATTGATTTGACCGACAGATAAAACTTTTTCATTTACCACAATAGTGTGGGTATGTGGAGGAATGCCTGGCACAAATCCAATGCTGGTGTTGAGTTGTTGTGGGAAATCAGAGGTGTTTCTAAAGATTCTTATTTGATAAATTGGATCAAACTTTCTAACTCTGAATACTCTGAAGTGTTGACCGCCATCCAAACCATTAATCGTATTATTTCTAGTTACTCCAGCTACTTCATATCTAAACTCTTCATTATCGTCCTGATCAAATAATACTAACACGTCTCTGGTTTTAATAGTAGGAACAGTTAAAGTCCAGCAATCTAATGGGAACTCAGACTCTAATCCACCTTCATACATCTTTAAATTTTCTTCGGTTGGTCCAACTCTGACTTCGATTCTGCCATCAGATGATCTTGGATTAAAATATTGTTCATAACCAAAAACAAATTTAGTACCGTAGCACAATGGACATCTATCATCCTGATATTCGCTGGATGGCAAGTAACAAGAACAAGTGATGCCTGTTTGTACTCTTCTAATCAAAACAGCAACTCTACCAGTAAGAGACAATAATACGTCTTGTCTTTGAGTATTCTGATCCTGCAAAGAAAAGCCGCGCAAAATATTATAGTTGCCATAGCCGTCAATGCATCCCATTTCGCCACCAATATAGCTTCCTACGCAAGTACCATTTAATAATTGCACAGGATCGGTTCTATGATAACCTGCAAAGTCATATTCGGGGAATTGGACGTTAGCGGCATCTGCAGCACTCAAGTCAGTAGATAATAAATCTTTAAGGACTTGATGATATCCATCGATCATAGTGAAAGCATAGTGTGGATATTCAAATCTAGATTGGCAAGCAAAAATCCTATCCCATTGATTGCTCTCTCCGATGGTGAACAAAAATACGGCAGGATTCCAGGTATTGTATCCATCAGAGCCATTTACATTATGAGGGAGGGCTACCGTGTTGTTGTAACCCCTTCCATTAAAGCCTGGTACGGGTCCAGTTACTTTAATGACAAAAGAATCTCCCAATTTGAATCCAGTACCACCGTCTACTATATTGAAACTAAATGTACCATTATCGACAGTCGTTCCATTAGCAACCCAAGTAATTTGATTGCCATGTATGTCTAGACTGGTTCCAGAAACAGAACCAGTAGCAATAAACACTGCTTGAGCAGGACCATCTGCCTGAACACATCTAATTGTCCAAGTCTGAGTAACAGCTGTAGAACTAGTAAGCGTTAATCCATTAATGGTACCATTACCAGTGTTGCCTGCGGCTGGTAGATAAAAATGTCCGCCACCCTGATCTACCAACTTTGAATTTTGTGGAGAATTGCCACCATACACGATCAAGTTATTATTAAAAGAGTCAACCGCTGAATACAAAATCAGCTCAACACCAACTTTGATAACTCCTGTGCTAGGAAACCCTGTGACATCCAATAATGGTATAATTAGATCTGTAAATCCAATATTACTTCTTAATAAACTTTGTGGATAAACTCTTAAATTATTATATGCTATTTGAAGATTAGATAGTGGGAATTGAACCGGATCATATTCTACGGGTCTAACAGCAAAAAAGTACATTTGACCAGGAATTAGATCAACGATATTGTCTTGTAGGGATCCGTCGATAGAGACATACTTCACCCCATCAGTAAAAACATCTTCTTTTACTGTAGAGTAGTAAATGTGATAGGCTATCTTGTTCGTTGGATGAGAATGCTCTGCCTGGAACCACTTGATGTTGACGGTATAACCGTCTCCAAGTGACCCAACTGCATCTGTTCCTGCTCGAACTGGATTAGGGTAGAAAATCATACTAATATGCTATTTTATTAGTTTAGACTTTAGCCATTAGCGTTTCTTTCTTTTCTTCACGCTCTTCTTCGTCTTCAACATCATGATGCTCTAATAAATCGTCCACATAATCCTCGGCGTGTTCTTCTCCAAACATATCAGCTAGATATTCGATTTGATTCTGAAAACCCTCTTGTTCGAAAGGGTTATCCAAATAACTGCCGTCATCAGAGCTTTTAGTGGGCTTAGTTCCAGTGGTTTGTTGTAACCAGTGGGTCATTTCATGAACGCCATAAGAAAAATCCTCAAAAAAGTCGCCATCAGCCAACAATCTGTAATTAAAAATTATAACGCCATGGTCAGTTTTTGCCGACACGTCTAGCTTACCAAATTTCATAGGAATATAGTCGATCTCGTCTAAATCAACTTCATATTCTCTGAACATTTGCTGAACAGTTTCGTTCTTTTTCAAAAACTCCCTCATTTTATTGATCATTCGATTCAAGCTCTTATAGGGTAGCTTTTTAATTTCAGAGATGGGGATTTTTTCTGATTCGGAAGCCATAACTTTATGATAAAATAGTCATATCCGCATAATTTTACATCTTGACAGACACAACAATCAGATATAAGATAGGGCAGCATGGCTTTTCTTGGAATTAGAGTTCCCATTGAGACAGGAAGATTGCTAAAAGGTATTGAAGTTCCCGGTGAAAAAGAAGGGGCTTCAGAGTATCATATTACCCTTCTATGTTTTGAAGATAATTGGCCAGTTTCTGAGATTGCTAAAGCCTTAGAGGCAACTTACGATGTTATCTGTAAGATTAAACCATTCACTGTTAAGGTCGAAGATGTCTTTTCTTTTCCTGCAAGAGAAGATAAACCTGTCCCTATTGTTGCTAAAGTAAAATCAGATGACTTACACGACATGCGCGATGAGCTTGCCAAAGAATTTGATAAGTGTGGAATCGATTTTTCTAAAATCTTTAAGGACTTCAAGCCGCACATCACTCTAGCTTATGCTAAAGAGTCGATAGACAAGTTTAAAATTGATCCAGTCATAGAGTTTGCTGTCCAAGAGGTAGTCTTGTGGGGCGGAGACAATGGCGATGATCGAATCTTCATTACGTTCCCACTCAAGGGACCGGAAAAACAAAAGCATTCTCTTCTCCTGCAAAAGGCAGAAGTATTCTGTAAACTAGCAAGCAACCCGCAAGAGTTTTTGACACCTTCTTTTGAAAGAAGAAAAACAGAACACTGATTAATTGGAATTAAACTTTAATTGCAATTTCTTGTTTGCGTGGAAGATAAATGGTTGCATCTCGATACAAATAATCTGTGATCTTTTTGACAATTCCATTTCCACCATATTCTAAACATCCATGACCGGATGAAATTCTGATTGGTTTATCTCTTTCGTCAAGACCGCATTCTTGTTCTAATATATATCTTACATCTGCTAAAAAAGCAGGCGTTCCACGCATGGAAAAGTAGATTTGTTCAGATTTTCTACCGTCTTTTAACTTGGGTATGTAGAAGCTACCATCACCATCGTTGTAGCCACGAATAAAATGATGCTTGAGTGGGTGCGTTTTCATCCATTCTGGAAAAGTATAGATAAGACTTTTGCGTGGAACAATGTTGAAGCGTCCAAGATCCTCGCACATTTGTTTTGATGTGATAATTATTTCGCTTTTCCAACAATCATTCCATTCTGGATTGCGTTTGGAATTTTTGACAATAAAATCTCTAATAGGTGTTTCCGCTTTCATTATTTGACGAAGTTGCTCAAGAAAATCTTTGTCTTCTTTCGATAAACCTATCCCCAATTCATATCTTGTATTTCCAGAGCTATTTTTTCTATCTTTGACGCAACCATCTGCTGCAATAAAGCCAGCCACATAGAATGTCTCTTCGTTATCTCGTGAAAAGAATTCATGATCGCAATTGTAGATGATTTGCTTTTGGTACTCTAGCCCGAATTTATCCATGTAAAGGGCAACGCTTTCGGAATCAATTTTTAGTTCGCGCCCTACCCCTTTCAATGTTTTCAATCGAGCATAAGCTTCTTCCAAAATTTCTTTGGTTACCATTGATGACACATCCTGGCGAACAGAGCAATCGTAATTTATGATTTTGAATGCCGTGTAAACGGTTGCCACATTGATGCCATATTTGGCTGCAATTTTGTGGGCAGAACCTAATTGTTGAAAATCTTGAATGAGTTGTTCGGGGCTGATTTGGGAAAGGAGTTTGTTTTTCATACTGACTTATATATCAGCACTTGAACAAACCTTCATGCCCTCAAATGAGGCGTCTCGCGCGGAGGTGGCGTAATCTTGCAAAGGCTGGGTTAATACCGCTATTCATGCTGAACACACCCAAACCTCTTGGTGACGGACGTAGGCTGTTCTTGATGTATTTTAATTTTTCCCAGTAATGGGCTAGTAGCGTACTATATTGAGTTTGCATTAACTCAGACACAGTTGGTGGATTGAAATTGACACCATTATCAGTGATTTGAAATTCACGACCACGCTCAATCAAAGCCTTAGATGCTAATGCATATAGGGTTGCACCCTCTACCAATATTTCTCCAAATTGCTCGATGAAATCGGAGTCGTCGAAGTCAAAGAACGTAAAATATGGAACTTGGTTGAAATCCCATAATGATGTAGCAATAAACGTAGTTAGCATATCAACTGAGAAGATATCGCAGTCTACATAGATAACATTTCCATAGGCATCGGCAGCCTTAGCTTTGCCAGCACTATTAAGTCTTGCTTTTAGTGACTTGATGAGCTTGTTGATGTTCTTAATAGCAATTTGAGAGTATTGGAAACCCGGATCGTCACCCAAATGAACGTAACCGTCTGTATTAAGGGCTGGAAGATCAGTGTGGGATACCACAAACTGAAAAGTAGTTTCTACTCTAAACCCACCGATATAGCCAACCCAAACATCAGCGAACACACCATATGGACCGTTGATAGGAATAGTGTAAATAAAAGAGTACTGTCCGACGCCAGTGCGAGCTACACCAGTAGAAGTCGGCGCCAATGCAACTAAACCACTTGGCTGAATGATAGTAATTTGTGGAAAAGAATCCGTATCGATAGGATTACCAAACTGGTCTTTGAATTGAACAGTTAAGTTAACCTGATCTGTTACGTCTAGTAATTCGCCACGAGCTTTAATTACCATTTTAACCCACCACCGTTGTGCTGAAGTTACCGAATGGAGCAAGCACTACAATTTGATATAATTGACTATTTACATATCCATCTTGATAAGTATAAGAGGCTTCAACTAAATAGCTGCCTACTGCAGAGGCGCCTTGAGGCAATACAAATTGGTAGTAATATAGACCAATGTCTAATTGTGACATAGGTTGTGGATATCCAGGAGCTGCTGTAAAAGTGGGCAGTAAAATACCATCTATTTGAGGTGTGGTAATGCTATTTACTCTGCCATAACCATCTACAACCTCTAGAAAAAGAGTGACTTTGTTTCCTGGAAAGTAAGATAAGACCGTGATCATGATGCCTCTATTTGTATGGCAATTTATGAATATGCCAGCATATTATTATGAAAATAGCTCAGCCCACCTTTTGGGTGACCAATATTTCGGCAAGGAATGTTAGCTTGGCAGATCTAAATCTGACCATTAAGGCTTATTCCTCTGTCAATTTATTGGATAAAAGACATTACCAATACACCGCTGAGCAGTTAACAAAATCAGTAGAGTCAGGCTCTATTTGGAAGAAAAGAGACAAAATCATTGTTCGTAAATTGGAACCAGAAATTTTTAAAGCGAACGTACCAATGACTCGCGAGACATTTATTCCAAGTCGCGAGCGATCAGTGCTAGTCATTAAAGAAGAAAAGTACGAAGAACTAAATGTATCGGATGAAGATTTTGCCAAAGAAAATGCCGATACCGCAGAGTTGGATACCATGCCACTCATCACAAAAAAGGGATAACTGCTATGCACAGTAATCACAAGACCGCTGCCGCCGAAGAACTATCTTTACTTGAATCTGAAACAGATAATGTTGAAGAGAAAACGCTCAACGAATATAAAGAGTTGAATGAAAAGTGTGACAAGGTAATCACTAAGATAAAAACTCGTAAGGAAAAGAAAACTCAAGCTAAAAAATAATTTCTATTTTGAGGGATTTATGGCAAACGACGACAATATCAAAAAAAGAGACATGGAAATTATTCTAGAAGTTAATAGAAAGGCTATCGAAATCGAAACTGCGGTAGCGGAGCAAAATGAAGAAATTATTACACATCTAGAAGATGGCGCTAAAAGAGATGCCGACATGGAAGAAAAGATGGAAAAACTGGTCACTAACTCTGAACGGACCAGTAAAGATCTATTCAGAATTCAAGTGTTATTCGTCACAGGATTGTTATCCCTGATTGTTCAAATAATTGAGATGTTTATAAAGAAGTAATTAGTTCTTAAGAACTGTTACTTCTGTGGCTTTTGGATCGCCGCGAACGTTGGTACCGAGACCAAACGACACTTTCTGACTCTTGTATAAGGTTTTAAAGCCTTCACAAGAAATATCGGAGAAATGAACGAACAGATCTTTCTGTTTCACTCCCTCTTTTTCCCAGCCAATAAATCCAAATCCTCTCTTAGGATCGAACCACAATACTTCACCAACAAACTTGCTATCATTACTCATTACATTTCCTTTTATTTTAGCCTTTGCAGACTATCTGTCCATCAACAACTAACTCACCACCGCCGCCGAGTAGCTTGTAAACTTCTACATTGGCTAACTTACCAATATCCGATCTTTCTTTATCATCAGTGCAGGCTTTCATCATTCTGTCATACTTTGCGAAAAGTAGGAGCATGTCTTTTTCGCAACCCATTTCACGAGCCAAATTCAAAACTCTACGGCGAGATTCTCGCTCAGGTAAAATTTTGGCACTCAAATTTGTAGGATCACTTGCATCAATTTTATAACTCATTCATCACCCATGTAGTTTAAAAGATTTGTTTACAAATTGGACATATGGAAAATCAACTCCATCTATATTCCTTTTACCATCCAACTCATATACTAAAACTCTTTTATTTGGTAATTTTGTTGAAGGAAATACTCCAATGATCTTTAGTTTGCCAGTATGCGTTAAAGCGTGGCAGTTGGCACAAAGGATGGCTAAATTGAAATCATGATTGTTGGTATTTACTTCCGTTCTTTCAATAATATGATGGAAATGTAGTAGCTTAGGCTCCGAAACATTGCATGTCTCGATTTCACACTTGTTCTTAACTAACTTGCTCTTTCTCATCTTCCATACCTATATCATATTATTGGCTAATTAGGCGCAATAGTTCATTTAACGAATTGCCCATGCCTCAATACGAACAGTTCCAGATCCTTTAAACCAAATTTTAGAAATGGTGCGATTTTGGAAGACCAAACTGTTGCTTGTAATATAGCCAGTTGTACCTTGCTGCATATCGCCGTGTACAGTGGTTCCATTGAAAGAATATTGGACTGAACTACCAGCTTCTAGCTGGAAAGTTACAGTATAGGTAGGAGCTTTCATGTTAATGAGAACATCACAATCAGTATTAAAATTACCAGCTGTAACGACTACTTTTTGAAAAAAGTTAAAGTCATAACCATAGTCTTTAGCGGCGTTTGGATCGGCAAAATTAGGCATTGATAGTCTCCTTTTACTATATGTAATTATTACATTATGTACTTGTATTTGGCGTCTGTGTAGCCTTTTTCCATCATTTCCTTGATTTTTTCTGGTCTAAAATCAAGGAGATCCTCAATCAGATTGTAGTCCGGACGTAAAATATTAATTTTTACATACTTATAGCCTTCAAATCCTGCCTCTGCCATTTTATTGTGCATTTGTACTTTCTCAATATCATTTGCCATAATTTTATCTGTAGATAAATCGACACTGCGCTTGAGAATATCAACAGTGGTAGGATTTTCTATAAAACGAACAACACGAGTTTGCGGCGACGTGATAATAACATCAATTTCATCAGCGCCCATCTCTACTGCCTTCTTAATTGGAGAGATTTCTTTTACACCACCATCTGTCCAGAGTTGTCCTAGAAAAGACACTGGTGTCAACATACCCGGAAAAGATGCAGAGGCGATTACTGCTTCGATAAAATAATCTGAATGCTGGTTGAAAAGTGTGTATTTGCCAGAACTAAGAGAAACTGTACCTACATTGATGTCTTTGCCACTCTGTCTAATTTTTTCTAATGACAAATGACTTCTTAACAGATCACCAAGTGGGGAGCTGTCATAAAAGCTTTTCTTCCAAATGGCATGCCATCTGCCGAATGGAAAATGTCTTTTGTATATTTTACTGTTATCTAATTTACTCCACATATTTTTAAGAGTGATAGCTGACTCTTTTTCGTCTCCATGCTTATACATTGCTAGGAAAGCTGTGTTTATTGCACCAACTGATACTCCACATAAAATGTCATATTTAATCTCAAGTTCACCAAGTATATATTGTAATGCACCGGATTGATAACTACCTTTCGATCCTCCTCCACTGAGTACAAGAGCCCTCATATGTGACTCCACGATGTTCTCTTAATAATACTACGTATCGTTTCATCGTGGACACCATATTCTTTTGATAATTTGACATACCCATATTTGCCAGGAATGTATTTGGATCTAATTTCTAGAACTTCTTTTTCTGTTAGTTTAGCCCGTGAACTTTTTTCACCAGTTTGAGCTTCGGACATTTTCTTTTTTGTTTCATCCGAAACAAATCGTCCTTTCATCATTTTTGACAGATGGTCTTTTTCTTTTTGAGGTAGTTTTCGTCCCTTAGTATACTGATTGCCCTTATGAACATTTGATAAAAATCCAGGATTGTCCTGATGTCGTTTCTTCATCATATCTGATGATAGTTTTATCTTTTCTGGCTTGTTGGCAGCAGCAATCAACTTCTGCCTGGTCTCGGGACTTGGCGAAATACCTCCCTCACCGCCAAGATTGCAGTTGTATCCAAATTTTTTAAGGTTAGAACACGATAGTAAAATATACTGCGTCTCAGCTCGATAAGCCTCGTTCTCATCATCGAATTCATCTATAATTTTAAATATAAAATTATAGATGCCATACTTGTGTAAGGCGGCATGGATAGCAAAGAAGTCTTCTGGATATTTTTCCCGACCTCCAAGTGCTACTTTTTTGTGGTCATGCCATCTTACCGTTGGATTATTGGTTTTACCCACATATAATTTATTATTTATCTGGTTGATGACCACATAAACATAATACTTACTCATTCAACCTCCAGCATAGGTCTTATAAGAGATATACCAAATTAATGAGGCAAATTCAGCAGATTGTGACAAGATTCTAGTATTTTAATGACTTTTATTGATAAGTCTAAACCTAATCTATAATCTTTCTCCCCATCAATTGCTCTAATAAAGGTATTGAGGGCGTTTGTTAAAGGAGGAGAGTGATTAGGTGAGCGCATTTTATCATCATAGGCTATTTTAAGACCACCACACTCCACCTTTAGCTTCCTGACTGGCTTTTGCCCACCATTTCCTACAAGACTCTCTGCAGAAAAGGTTACAAAATCTAATTTTATATTAAACAAACTTCCAGTATCAGTAGAAATTTGATTAGCTTGGATTCCAAATGGAAAAGTTCTAGTTAAATCTAAAATCATAGATAAATCATGACAGCCATAATCCCAAAGACTAGAATAACTTCTAATGGGTCCATTGTTATAGCCTAACGAAACTATTTTATCAATAGTGTGTGGCTTAATCATTCTTTGTAAATTTTGATAAGCAGTAGAGAAAAGATGAATATGATTAACAAGGATAGGTGCTGAGAATTTCTGTAGTATACTTGCCTCTGCAACTGATAGGCTGAGTGGTTTTTCTATCATAGTTGGAATGTCTTTTTCAAGAGAATAAGCCGCTAACTCTACATGAGACTCTGGTGGAGTGCATACCATTACACCATCGGGACGCTCATCTACAAGAGATTTCCAATTACTACGAGTAGCAACTTGTAATTTTACATTTGGAAATGCAGATAAAGTAGAGATATATTTTTGTCCCCATTTACCATTACCAATTAACAATAAATTTTTCATAATTTGACTGAATCTAAATACCACTTATTGTTAAGATACCAATCAACACATTTATTCATGCCTGCATCAAAATCAAAACTTGGGAACCAGCCTAAATTGTGTATTTTGGCACAATCAACCGAGTATCTGAAATCATGTCCAGGACGGTCCTTGACAAAATTGACCACAGCACCTTCATTTCCAATTAATTTGGAAATTTTATGTACCATTTTAAGATTGGTGGACTCAATACCCGAACCAATGTTGTATGTCTCATTCAATGGAGCATCTTTTACAATCTTCATGATAGCAGAGCAATGATCCTCTACATAAATCCATTCACGGAACTGCTTTCCATTTCCATGGATAGGAATGGGCGTCCCGTTTAGTATGCAGGAAATGGCTTTAGGAATTAAGTTACGGGGCGGTTGGCTAGGTCCGTAGTTATTGCAGCACCTGGTAATGTTATAATTTAAACCGTGAGTTTGGTTGGCTGCCTTAACAATTAGCTCCCCAGCTGCTTTAGATGCTGAGTATGGATTTCTAGGGCTGAGTGGAGACTTTTCGGTCCAAGATTCATCTTTGTCACTAGTTAGTTGTCCATATACTTCGTCAGTGCTAACATACACAAAACGCTCTACTCCATGTTTGAGTGCCAGGTCTACCATAACCTGCGTTCCAACAACATTGGAATGAATAAATGGTCCTGCACTTCTAATGGAATCGTCTACAAAACTTTCTGCTGCACCATGAATGATAATATCTGGCTTTTCAATGCTAAATACATTATTCATAAACATTTCATCAGCAATGTCACCCATGTAAAAATTGTGGTCTTGATTAATTTCCACATTATAACGATTATATGGAGCAATTACTTTATCTACACTAACAAAATCGTAATAGGCAGTCTCTCGTATTACTTTTCTCATAAAATTAGAGAAAATGAATCCACATGAGCCTGTTACAAGTATTTTCTTCATATAACCTTTATATCAATTCAGCTAAAGCTTGTTCTATTGATCCAATATAGGTTTGATGATAGCCGTGATAACCATAATTGTGAGATGGATAGCTCTCATTTATTTTTTCTAAAGCTTGCTGAGGGGTCATATTATAACAGTATCTTAAAACCGCATATGCAAATGCTGGGCTACGTGAAGCTCCCATTTGGCAGTGCACATAGATGTTTTTATCCATGTTATTTTTAGAAAATAGCACTGCCTTTTTAACGACATCAAATGGAAATGGCGTACCATTATCTGGAACTTGAATTTCTAGAAGTTTATCAATTCCTTTACCAACATCAGAATGCTCTGTTTCAACGTTGATAACGGCGCCCATATTGTAGGCTTTTTGCAAATGTTCCCAGTCTTCTTTGCTTGTCACACTGCCACCAACCATTATATTTGGCATGACCCAATATCTAGTAGCAGTAGGTGTGTTGATACAAACAGTATTAACGTATGTTTCAGCAATTCCAACATTAGCTTGTTTTAATCCAAGTATTGTTTTAATAAGATCATCGACTTGCCCTCTAATAACTTCTTCTTTCCCGGCTAGATGAGTGGCGCCCGCAGCCATCATGTTAGCATTATTCTGAGCAATTCCAGAAAAGGTAATTATTGGGATATCCTTCTTATTTTCTTTCATCCAAGCTATCAAATCAGCCCCATTGCCCTCAGGCATGTCATGATCTAAAATTACCAAATCAATTTTACAGCTGCTAATGATTGATGCGGCTGCCACAGCACCAGGTACAAAACTGAACTGAACTATTCCTTGAGTATCAAATACCGAACTAAAATGTTCTGCTATTCTTTTTTGCTGTGTAAGATCATCCTCACAAACTAATACGTGCTTTTGTGGATAAGTCATCCTATTAACGTGTCTAAAATAAAACATCAAACTTCCTTTAGTTCCGGAATTGGAACGATGAACTTGCCACCAAAATTGCGATGTCTTTCAATGATAGAATCGGCAAAATTCCACGCTAAAACTAGAAGATAGTCAGGATGCTTAGCATAAATCATTTTAGTTGGGAAAACTGGAATGTGTTTGCCCGGTGTAAATGTTCCTTGCTTTAAAGGTGCATCATCCACAGCAAAATCAATCATATTTTCATCGATATTCAAAGCATACATGAGCGTGGTTGCTTTTGCTGGTACCCCATAGATGGCAATAGATTTTCCTTGTGACTTTAGCTCTTGTAATTTTTCTCTTAATTCATATCCAAGCAGCTTGATATCTTTTTGTAATCTAGCTACTTTATTTTCCATATAATATTTCGAATGAATAAAAGAGTCAAGACTCAAAGCAGAGTAATCTCCATATGCATTTTCAACATATACACGAATAGAGCCGCCATGATTAGTTATAGGCTCAATATCAAATACTTCCATTTGATATTGATTGAAAAATGATATTAGTGGTTTCACCGTATGATAACTGGTATGTTCATGATAAATAGTATCAAATAAAGTTTTATCACATACATCGCCAAAATAAGATACTTCAAAAGTAAAAACTCCATTTGGTTTGAGAAGTTTTTTTACACCCTTTGCAAATCCAATCATATCGGGCACATGAGCAAACACATTGTTTGCTGTAATCAAATCAAATTGACCATATTTCTCCAGCATAACATCAGCATATTGTTCGGTAAAAAATTCCGCAATCGTCTCTATGCCATTTTTAGTAGCTTTTTCGGCTAAATTTACAGCCGGGTCAATGCCAAGTATTTGCAAACCTAAATCTTTGAAGTGCTTCAATAAGGTACCATCATTGCTGGCGATATCTAGCACTTTACTATCAGATTGTAAATCAAATCTTTCAACCATTTGGAGGGCGTATTGTCTGAAATGTTCAACATTAACTGGAGATGTCCCAGCAACGAAAAGATAGTTTCTAAACATTCTTTCGGGCTCTACTTGCTCATTTAACTGATAGTGTTCACAAGACTCGCAAACACATACTTCCAGCGGAAACAAGTCCTGAGGCTCTTTAGTTTTTACAAACTCATTAGCAAGCGGAGTTTTCCCAAGATTTATCTTGGGCTCACTTAGTCTTCCCTTACACAGTCTGCATTCAAATACTTTCATTAGAACTCCACGCGAACAACATCCTCTTCGTGATGCTCATGATCTCTGACATTCTTTGCAAAGCTCATCATCACGGTATCTTCTAAAAACTCTGTTTTGTGAACTTTCATTGGTCCTGTAAATACCATTTCGCCTGCTTTTACAACAATAGGCTCAATTTGATTATCAGAGTCAACATCTCGCTCATAATATTTCATAGAGCCAGAAATAACATATAAATAATGCCAATCAGTCTTATGATAATGATTCGATCTAACCGTTCCAGCTTTACTGGTAATGATTGCAACGCTAGTAATTGGATCTAGCACAAGATTTTGGATTTTGCCCCTAGCATCTTCGAATGGTTTATCCAATGGAACACGAAGTTCACTTGGAAATTTACCCTCATTAACTAAACTGGTATATTCTTTATTTTTCATTATATTTCCGGATATTTTTTGATTAGTGTTTCTAGTTTTTCAGCAATACTAGTCCAAGTATAGTTTAGAGAAAACTTCTTGCACTTATCTATAACTTCTGAACGATAAGATGAATCAGTTAATCCTTTAATTACTAAAGAATCAAATTCAGCCATATGTTCCCCAGCAGGAGACTTAACCATAGGTACTGTTCCTCCATAAATGCTTCCTAAACAATCGGCATCAGAAATAACAGGAAATACTCCAGCTGCACATGATTCCATTATTGAAATGGAAAATCCTTCGGTAAACGCTACAGTTGAAACAGGATAAGCTAGTACCATAGCCTCACTCAATTCTTGTTCCATGCGTGCGCGACTAATAGAACCCACATGCTCCACGCCCAATGGTTTCAGTCTTTTCATCATTTCCATCATGTATCTTGCTCTATTAGCAATTTCCTTTACATGTGGATGAGTATTTTGATCATTGAATTCAAGATTTTCTATATGGGAGTAGTTGAAATTATAGAATACTTTCAAATGAGCTTCTGGAACAGCTGCTTTAATTTTTGGCCATTCTTGTAATAGCAAATGAAGCCCACGATCAGCAGAAGACGTCCAAACTACTCTACCAGGAACTCTTGGTCCGTCTTTGTACCAAGATGGTTCACAGCCAAGAGGTAGCACAGTCCATTTCTTTGGGTCTGGAGCGGTTTTTTTAAGATGTTCCATATGCATTTGACATGGGGAACACCAAACATCAACAAAATCATCAAAGCCAGGCTTGCAGTAAGTAAAATCATTTAACATCTGATTGCAAATACGAAGAGGCTTCTTAGATATTCCTCGAAGAGCGTCTGGTTCGTTCCAACTGATAACGGCATCCCAATCTGGCTTAATGACTGTTGCAGCATCTTCGAAATTATATAGCTTAACGCCTTCCCATGATTCTAGCTTGTTAGCTGGGTCAGTATGGAAAGTAAACAGAGAAACCTCATGTCCACGTTTAACCATTTCTTTTGCAATAATGGCAATGCCAAGATCGCTGCCAGTCAAGCCTCTGGAACTTGTCCAAAGCTCTTTAAAATCTAGCGGTCTGTTGCCAGCTCCCCAAGGACTGAATAAGAAAGCAATCTTCATTTCGTATACTCTTTCGTTGGTTGATATGGAATGACAGGATTAGATTTTTTAGAATCTATTAACTGTTCAAACATCTTTCCCCAGTCTGATGCTAATATATCCAGGCTAAAATGTTCTTTAGCATATTGTTGAAGTGCAACTCGGTCGCTATTGTCTTCCTTTTGAAGTGCTGCAACTACAGAATCTACAAACTTTTTCTTATACTCTGGTGTGGTCCAATCCCCATCAATTCTAACACCCCTATCAGCAATGGTTTCATTAAGCGCAGCAATGCTTGATGTAATAGGTCTTAAACCAGCTGCTTGGACTTCCATTCCAGTAATACAAGAGGTCTCGGAGAACCAAGTTGGATAAATCCATGCGCCAGCAGACAGGAATTCTTCTGCCAATTTTTCCTGGGTCACTCTATCATGATAGACAACTCCTTGACCTTCCAAATCCTTTATTTGTTGTTTTAATCTATTAATCAAATCCATATGTCCTGGCTGATATTGAGCTGAAAATTCCCAATTTTTGAAACCATAATACAAGTGTAATTCGGCTTGAGGAACTTTTGCTTTAATTTCTGGCCAAACATCTAATAGAACTGGCCAAGATCTATCTGGACTACTAGAATTAACAGTTTTGAATCTGTTTCTTGGAACGGACTTTTCAAATCTAGACAAATTAATACCATTTCTAGTTACTAAGATGTGTTCTGGATGAACATTATGATAACTAATCAGAAATTGCTTATGCCATTCTGAAAGGGCAAGAATCTTATCTGCCTTTAGTAGTAATTTATTAGATGCATTGATTGCAAATACATCATGAACCCAAAGTAACTTTAGGCTGGCTTGGATGTTGTATTTATCATCCAACATATCGGCGCGGCGAGACACAACTAGTACGTCACACTTAAGATCTTGGAACTTGTTAGTGAATCTATATTCGACACCATCATAAATTCCTTCTCCATTTTTGCCGCAGCTATTATATGCCCTAACTTTGTGACCCAGCGCTGCTAAACGTTTAGTCATTTCTATAGCCATTAGTTCGCTGCCACCAATGCCAGTTTTCTTAACTGTTTCTGGTGTCCACTGCTCAACTCCATCACCGATGAAGAATACGATATCAAGTCCAGGATAGTTTGATGGCGGCTTAACGCAAGCCTCTGCGAAAATGTTTCCCTGATCCTCGACACTCTTAAAGCTATCTGCACACAAGTCAGCATAACTATTTTTGACCCAATAACCTGCCTTTTGGAAATCAGCAGCAACTGTCCAAGGTGTAGGGGCAATTAAGTGTGCTCTTGGAGTGACTTTCAGCCAGCTCTCTCCGGTATGCGTCCAATTCCAAGGATGTGCCCAAGGGATATATTGTCCACGCATCCACGCACCATATGGCGTTGCAAGCAAAAATGTACCATCTTCCTTGAGCATTTTCTTGGCAGGAACAAACATTTCTTTTACTGGGTCTTTTATGTGCTCATAGGTATCAGTACTTGTTGCGTAATCGAAAGAATGTGCAGGAACCTTATTCTCTGCCTCACTAAAATAGGTGTGAATGTGTTGCGCACCAGTGTTGAATTCAGCCGCCTTTCTATTGGCTAATTTGACCGTGTGATCACAGCCATCTAATCCAACTGGTTTGTGTCCTGCCATGCCATAACGGTTTGTGAAACAGCCATCCATGCTACCAAAGTCTACTATTGAGGAACTTGGCTTCATATGAGCCATCATCAAATCAAAACGATGTGCTTCGGCAGAATCTCTTAATTGAAGTGGTAATGGAGTTCCAGCCTCTCTATCTAAACCTGGAGAGTTCACTTTCTCAAATGCTTCGTCTGTTCCCATCCATTCGAGACATCCCTTAGTAAGACTTAGGGCTTTCTCTGTTGCAACCGAGTGGCGTACATTATATGGCGCATTTTCTAAGAATGAAATGGCTGACAACACTTCATCATGTAACATGTATTGTTTCCAAATCATGATGACTGCTGCTTGCAGCTGTTCATCTGTCATCTTAATTGGGAAACCAGAAAAATCATATGTGTTCGGGATAGCCCACTCTTGTCCATTAGAGGTTGTGCCAGCTATTGGAAACTGATTATCTACAACAACTGGAGTGCTACCAGTTGGAGGCGTACTATTTATCAAATTACCAGGCACTGGAAGATTGTTTATGATGGCAGAAACAGCTTCAACTGAGGCTTGATTTATCGTACCGTTGTCCCTCATAGCTCCAAGAAACTTAACGATTTCTTGGCGTGCCAAGAAATCTTCATATAATTTTCTGTTGTTAGCCAACATTGTGTCATTAGGTTGCTTTTGCAAGGCAATCATAACACTAGCCAGAGCAGCTTTGACATCACCTATCTTATTAAGTGCTAAATTTAAGTATTTATGTATGTCAACTTCTCTTTCATTTGGATTGACAAACAATAAAGTTTTGGTAGGAGGCAATCTTAGACCAGTTCTTGCAAAATGAACGCAGCGCTCCCAATTTCTTCTTTCATTGGGTCCTCCAGCTGATGCTAAGTGATAAAACATTTTAGCTAAAGCGAAATAACCCTCACCCCAATTTTCTTGAATAGCAACAGTTTTGAATGCCCACTTGAGCCCATTTTCCCAATCACCTCTAGCATAGTAAATATCTACTAACTTTAGGCATGCCATGGCGCGCTCGTCGTCCCATCCAGAAATATCTACATACTTTGAAAGATGACCAATGGCTTCATCGATTAATCCAGCATTACAGCACTCAAGACCAAGATAATACATTTGGCGAGCATCACTGCCACCAACTTCCTCAAAATATTTTCTTAAAATACGTAGATTACGACCGGGCTCTGGCGCTTTTGGACTATATTGACGATTATGTTTCCATATAATATCTTCTCTAGTAACTAAAGAAACTCTAGCGCCCTCATTTGGTACAGCAACTTCATGCACTGGTCCAAGCCATCGGAAAAACTTCTTATTAGAGAATACTCTTTCTCTGTAATGTAAACATGTACATCGATTATTTGCATCATATGCATACTCATATGGAAATAAATAAGAAATTGCATCTAATTCTGAATTAGATTTTTCGAAATCTTCAATTATTTGATGTAAATTTTCAATTCCAACAATAGTATCATCAGCATCAGCCCACATAACCCATTTTTTGGTTGCTAAATCAAAAGAGCGCTGACGTGCCTTAGAAAAATTTGCAATTAATCCTGTTTGAGGATCATTACAGTCTCTATAAACTTCAAAAATATTCGCGTATCTCTTAGCAACTTCTGGGGTATTGTCAGTAGAGCCAGTATCTACTATTACAATTTCTTCCACATAATCACGAATAGATTTTAGACAATTTTCTAAAAGGGGCTCGTTTTTAACGATGATGCAGACACTTACATTGGCTTTAGGCATATCTTTCCTTGATTATGAAATAGAGTCAGTCCGATATAATGTATTATATCATCAAAATTAAGCGCTTACCAATTGTATCGGACTGTCTGTTCTATTTAGTAAATAAGATAAAGATAACCTGAACCACCATTTCCGCCTTTGCCGCCAATTAGCGTAGTTCCGTCGCTTCCTGCACCGCCGCCGCCTGCACTGCTGTTTGATGCTGCATCGATGCCATTACCATTAGTAATTCCTGCGCCGCCATTTCCACCAATACCTTTAGGACCTGCACCACCACCGCCACCGTAACAGCCTCCGTCATGTCCACCCATACCAGCTGCAAATGTACCAAGAAAATTCATCATTCCATTAACGCTTGGTGCTGAGCCAATTCCAGAAATAAGGCTACTGCCAGCGCCGCCGCTGCCAGGAAAAGTATAAAATGTTTCGCCGCCAGCTGATATTACACTTTTAATATAGGTATCAAAACCATTAGATTTTGCAAATGGCGTTCCACCATACATTGGTGATAAACTATAATCTTGAGTTTCTGATCCAGCACCACCACCACCCAACGCATTGAATCTTATGACGGAAAGTGAGTTAACTATTGTAGTAGAATATCCGTCTCCCCCATAGCCACTGAATAAATTACTTCCATCATAATATCCGCCAGCTCCTCCTGCCCCAATGTTGATAGTATAAACTTTCCCAGAAGTAACTGATAAATAGTCAGATTGTTGTAAGGCAGCGCCACCACCGCCGCCGCCGCCCCAGGCTGAGGAGCCGCCGCCGCCTCCTCCTGCACCTCCAGCTCCAACTACTAAAACATTAGTTATTCCTCCTGGACAAGTCCAAGTTCCGTGGCTTGAAAAATAAACAGTTGTAAATGGCATGTAATCTCCCGCTCGATTGGTAGCTTAAATTAATATATTTAATTATACCTATAAATATTAATTAGCCAACACACTGTAAGAAGAACATGCTTCCAGTTGGTGATACGGCTAATCCAGTAGCGATAGCTGCACCAACTTTTCTATAATATGTTTCAATACTAGTTCCAGAAGGAATATATACTATGTAGCTTTTATCTAGTGATTGAACATTTGTATTTGAAGTATTAGTTAAATAAGCAAGAGATTGCGCAATTGGAGTTCCTGATCCATATCCAAATTGTCCGTTTCCACCAGTAGCTCCTAAGAATTGTGTAACTTCAACTGCTACTCCACTTGGCATTCCAGTAAAAGCAACACTATAGTTAACTTCCCAGTATCCAGATTTTTGAACAGTAATCCATCCTGCTGCCGTTCCAATAGTAGTATGTCCAAGTAATCCTTGAAGATATTGCGCGCTATTCCATTGAATCATACCACCAGATGCTCCTGCACCAGAAGCATTTAAGTTAGCACCAGTTACACCAACTTGAACGAAATCATTTAGGGAGTTTATATTAATGGTATTTGCTGGACCGGTTGTACCTAACAATCCACCAAGCAAGTTAATGTTAGCAGTTCCAGCATTTATAAGAGAGCCGCCAGCATAAATAGGCACGCTGGTAGTTGCTACACCATAGTCACTTACAATTCCCCATTGAGTTCCATTGTAACCAAAGTAATAAGATGCATACGGTTTAGTGATCACGAATGTGGTAGCTGCATCAATATTTTTTCCGTTACCAGAAACAGTAATATTGAATGTTCTAGCGCTACCCAAAGCATCCTTAACACCATAGGTATCTCCAATAGTTGGATTATCTGGCAATGTAATTGTAATTGCTTGTGTCAATGGTCCGACTGCAATCAAATAATCATTAACGTTAATAGTATAGTTGGCAGTCTTAATATTAGAGTAATAAGCCATTGTTTGTGGCTTTCTCCAACCGCCGTTCGTTGCATCGTATACATATCCAAAATCTTGTGACACTGCATTCTGTCCCGCAACCATTACTTGAACACCAGTTGTTGGAACCATGAAAGTATAGGACGCACCAGGTGCATTGCTGTTCATCTGAACAATTTGTCCCGTTTTGTTAGCAAATGAACCAGTTGGTAAATATGATGTAGGATTTCCTCTTGGACCAGTGGCTCCAATAACAAAAATTTGACCGGTCTGAATTATAGACCCAGTAATATCGGTCCATCCAGAGGCGCCTACTGCAGAATAACCGAACTGAAGTAAATGTCCATCCATTCCAGTCCAACCACCTGTAGCACCAGAAGCAACAAGATATGTATCTAAGAAGTTTGGTCCAGTAGGTGCGGCATTATAATTATCACCCAAAATGTGGATTGATAGAACAGGAGAAACGAAACCCGAAGGAACGTTAGTTAATAACGAGCCAGGAGTACCGGCAGGTCCTTGAGGTCCCGTAGCTCCCTGAGGTCCTGTTGGACCTTGAGGTCCTGTAGGTCCTGTAGCGCCGATAGTGCCAGTTGGACCTTGTGGTCCTGTAGGTCCTGTAGCGCCGATAGTGCCAGTTGGACCTTGTGGTCCTGTAGGACCCGTAGCTCCTATAGTTCCTGTTGGACCTTGAGGTCCAGTAGGTCCTGTCGCACCAATAGTTCCGGTTGGACCTTGAGGTCCTGTAGGTCCAGTAGCTCCTATAGTTCCGGTTGGACCTTGTGGTCCTGTAGGACCCGTAGCTCCTATAGTTCCTGTTGGACCTTGTGGTCCTGTAGGTCCTGTCGCACCAATAGTTCCTGTTGGACCTTGAGGTCCTGTAGGACCCGTAGCTCCTATAGTTCCTGTTGGACCTTGAGGTCCAGTAGGTCCTGTCGCACCAATAGTTCCTGTTGGACCTTGAGGTCCTGTAGGTCCAGTAGCTCCTATAGTTCCGGTTGGACCTTGTGGTCCTGTAGGTCCTGTAGCTCCAATGGTTCCAGTTGGTCCTTGTGGACCTGTTACGCCAGTTACTCCTGGTACACCATCTGGAGATATAAAGGCTGCAGATACCAAACTTCCAACAGGAATATTAACTCCGCTGATTCCAAGATTCTGCAAACTGAATGTTGGAACAGAACCAGATGCGACAACATAAGCGCCGCCAGATGGAATGAACACATATTGACCAATCTGCATCCAATATGCGGAAGGAACTTGTATTGCTATAGCTGCACCTACAGCTGGTTGAGTGAAACCTGCAGAAGTAGAGTAAGCGTTTATTCCCGGATTACCTGTTGCACCAACACTTCCTGTTGGACCTTGAGGTCCAGTAGGTCCTGTTGCACCAACACTTCCTGTTGGACCCTGAGGTCCGGTAGGTCCAGTAGCTCCTATAGTTCCGGTTGGACCTTGAGGTCCAGTAGGTCCAGTAGCTCCTATAGTGCCAGTTGGACCTTGTGGTCCTGTAGGTCCTGTAGCGCCGATAGTGCCAGTTGGACCTTGTGGTCCTGTAGGTCCTGTCGCACCAATAGTTCCTGTTGGACCTTGAGGTCCTGTAGGACCTGTAGCTCCAATGGTTCCAGTTGGTCCCTGTGGACCTGTTACACCAGTTACTCCTGGTATCCCGTCTGGGGATACAAAGCTTGCAGCAACTGTACTGCCTACAGGAATGTTTACACCAGACAATCCAAGATTCTGAATCGAGAAGGTTGGAACTGCACCTGATGCTACTACATAAGCTCCACCACTTGCGATAAAAACATATTGTCCTACCTGCAGCCAATAAGCAGAAGGAATCTGAATTGCTATAGCAGCACCAACAGCAGGCTGTGTGAAACCAGCAGAGGTTGAATAAGCATTAATACCTGGGTTGCCTGTAGCACCTATGGTGCCAATTGGTCCTTGAGGACCTGTTGGACCTGTAGTGCCTATTGAGCCGGTTGCACCAGCAGGACCTGTTGGACCTGTTGCTCCAACGCTGCCAGTTGGTCCTTGAGGACCTGTTGGACCTGTAGTGCCTATTGAGCCGGTTGCACCAGCAGGACCTGTTGGACCTGTAGCACCTATGGTGCCAGTTGGTCCTTGAGGACCTGTTACGCCGGTAACGCCAGGGATACCATCAGGAGAAACAAATGATGCAGCAACTGTACTGCCTACAGGAATGTTTACGCCAGATAGTCCAAGATTTTGAATAGAGAAAGTTGGCACTGCACCCGAGACTACTACATAAGCGCCTCCAGAAGCAATGAAGACGTGCTGTCCAACTTGCAACCAATAAGCAGATGGAACTTGTATTGCTATAGCTGCACCTACAGCTGGTTGAGTGAAACCTGCAGAAGTAGAGTAAGCGTTTATTCCCGGATTACCTGTTGCACCAACACTTCCTGTTGGACCCTGAGGTCCGGTAGGTCCAGTAGCGCCGATAGTGCCAGTTGGACCCTGAGGTCCGGTAGGACCTGTTGCACCAACACTTCCTGTTGGACCCTGAGGTCCGGTAGGACCTGTTGCACCAACACTTCCTGTTGGACCTTGAGGTCCTGTAGGTCCAGTAGCTCCTATAGTTCCGGTTGGACCTTGAGGTCCTGTAGGTCCAGTAGCTCCTATAGTTCCGGTTGGACCTTGAGGTCCAGTAGGTCCAGTAGCTCCTATAGTGCCAGTTGGACCTTGTGGTCCTGTAGGTCCTGTAGCGCCGATAGTGCCAGTTGGACCTTGAGGTCCAGTAGGTCCAGTAGCTCCTATAGTTCCTGTTGGACCTTGTGGTCCTGTAGGTCCTGTCGCACCAATAGTTCCTGTTGGACCCTGAGGTCCTGTAGGACCTGTTGCACCAACACTTCCTGTTGGACCTTGTGGTCCTGTAGGTCCTGTCGCACCAATAGTTCCGGTTGGACCTTGAGGTCCAGTTGGACCCGTTACGCCAGTAGCTCCTGCTACTCCTCCTGGAGAAACAAACGCAGCAGCAACTGTGGATCCTACCGGAATATTTACACCAGAGTAACCTAAATTCTGTAGCGAGAAGGTTGGCACACTGCCAGAAGCAACAACATAATATCCACCAGAAGGGATAAATACATATTGACCTTGCTGCATCCAATAACCACTTGGCACTTGAATTGCAATTGCAGCTCCAACAGCAGGTTGAGTGAAACCTGCAGAAGTAGAGTATGCATTAATGCCTGGCGCTCCAGTTGGTCCGGTTGCTCCAATTGATCCAGTTGGACCAACAGATCCTGTTGGACCCTGAGGTCCAGTAGGTCCTGTCGCACCAATAGTTCCCGTTGGACCTTGAGGTCCTGTAGGACCAGTAGCGCCGATAGTGCCTGTTGGACCTTGAGGTCCTGTAGGACCAGTAGCGCCGATAGTGCCTGTTGGACCTTGAGGTCCTGTAGGACCCGTAGCTCCTATAGTTCCGGTTGGACCTTGAGGTCCGGTAGGTCCAGTAGCTCCTATAGTTCCCGTTGGACCTTGAGGTCCTGTAGGACCTGTAGCACCAATAGTTCCTGTTGGACCTTGAGGTCCTGTAGGACCTGTAGCTCCAATGGTTCCGGTTGGACCTTGAGGTCCTGTAGGACCAGTAGCGCCGATAGTGCCTGTTGGACCTTGAGGTCCTGTAGGACCCGTAGCTCCTATAGTTCCGGTTGGACCTTGAGGTCCTGTAGGTCCTGTCGCACCAATAGGTCCTGTCGCACCAATAGTTCCTGTTGGACCTTGAGGTCCTGTAGGTCCTGTCGCACCAATAGTTCCGGTTGGACCTTGAGATCCTGTTACGCCAGTAGCGCCTGCAACTCCTCCAGGTGATACAAAGGCAGCAGCGACTGTAGATCCGACTGGAATGTTGACGCCAGAATATCCAAGATTCTGTAAACTAAATGTTGGCACAGATCCAGAAGCTACTGTGTAATAACCGCCAGATGGAATAAATACATATTGACCAGCCTGCATCCAATAGGCAGATGGAATCTGAATAGCAATAGCTGCACCTACTGCAGGTTGAGTAAATCCTGCCGAAGTAGAGTAAGCATTGATACCTGGTGCACCCGTTGGTCCTGTGGCGCCTATAGTGCCTGTTGGACCTTGAGGACCTGTTGGTCCCGTAGTGCCTATTGAGCCGGTTGGACCTTGAGGACCTGTTGGTCCTGTAGCTCCTTGCGGACCAGTTGGTCCTGTAGCACCTATAGTTCCAGTTGGACCTTGAGGACCTGTTGGTCCTGTAGCACCTATAGTTCCAGTTGGACCTTGAGGACCTGTTGGTCCTGTAGCTCCTTGCGGACCAGTTGGTCCTGTAGCACCTATAGTTCCAGTTGGACCTTGAGGACCTGTTGGACCTGTAGTGCCTATAGTTCCAGTTGGACCTTGCGGACCAGTTGGTCCTGTAGTGCCTATTGAGCCGGTTGGACCTTGAGGACCTGTTGGTCCTGTAGCGCCTTGAGGACCAGTAGGACCTGTTGCTCCAATGGTGCCAGTTGGTCCTTGAGGACCTGTAGGACCCGTAGTTCCTTGTATACCAGTTGCTCCCGTCGCTCCTGCTACTCCTCCTGGAGAAATAAAGGCGGCTGCAACAGTACTACCAACTGGAATGTTAACGCCAGAATAACCTAAGTTTTGTATCGAGAAGGTTGGTACACTTCCAGAGGCTACAACATAGTATCCACCACTTGGGATAAAGACATATTGACCTTGTTGCATCCAGTAGCCGCTTGGGACTTGAATAGCTATTGCTGCACCAACAGCTGGCTGAGTGAAGCCTGCCGAAGTAGAATAAGCATTGATTCCTGGCGCTCCTGTAGGACCCGGTGATCCTTGTGAGCCGCCACCAGCTGGACCAGTTGGACCTTGTGCGCCAGTTGGACCTTGAGGACCAGTTGGACCTGTTGCTCCTTGTGGACCTCCAGGACCTGTAGCTCCAGTTAATCCTGTTGGTCCTGCGATACCTGCTGGTGATAAGAATGCTGGATTGATTGCACTACCAACTGGTGCATTTCCTTGATAACCAAGATTTTGGAGAGTAAGTGTTGCGCCTGCAGCAGTTGCTATTTGATAATAACCACCACCAGATACGAAGACTGTTTGTTGATTTTGTGCCCAACCAATTCCGGTTGCGATACTAATAATAACAGTAGTTCCAACTAGTGGCTGAATGAATGTTGGCGTATTAGAAAAAGCATTGACACCAGCAGGACCTGTTGCACCTTGAGGACCAGTTGCTCCCGCAGGACCTGTAGGTCCGGTTGCTCCAACACTTCCTGTTGGTCCTGTAGCACCAATAGTTCCGGTTGGACCTTGAGATCCTGTAGGTCCAGTAGCTCCTATAGTTCCTGTTGGACCGATTGATCCAGTTGGACCTTGTGCTCCCGTAGTACCAACACTTCCTGTTGGACCTTGAGGTCCTGTAGGTCCAGTAGCTCCTATAGTTCCTGTTGGACCGATTGATCCAGTTGGACCTTGTGCTCCCGTAGTACCAACACTTCCTGTTGGACCTTGCGGTCCTGTAGGACCCGTAGCTCCTATAGTTCCGGTTGGACCTTGAGGACCTGTTGGTCCTGTAGCACCAATAGTTCCTGTTGGACCGATTGATCCAGTTGGACCTTGAGGTCCGGTAGGTCCGGTTGCACCAGCAGGACCTGTTGGACCTGTAGGTCCCTGAGGTCCTGCAGTACCAGTTGCTGAGGTGTTAATTAGAATATCAGCAGTAATGCCTGTTCCAACAGTGGTTACACCATTACCATGAAAATTGATTGAATCAAATAGTCCGAGAGTAACACCGTTATTTAGAACGTAAATTCCAGACGAAACACCGCCGCCACCATCAGAACCTGATGGCACTCCTTTGATTTGGCTGGCGTTTATTTTACTCATTATTTAGACCTTATGGATTAAATACATAGTAGTCAGCAGTAATAACGTCTACTGGTGCAGGCGTAGTTGTAGGTGGTACAACCATGATTACTGTGTCGTAGCCTGTACCAGGTCCTCCACTTTCAGCAATGAAATAGTCATCAGCAAAAACTTGCTTGACTCCGTTTTTATAAACTATGATATTGTAGGTAGGGTTCTCAATAAAAGTACCAGAAGGAATACTAAAGACAGTATT